GCATTCCAATTGCAGACTGCGGCTCACCGCAGAAAACCAAGCTTTCCGCACATCGCAAGATGTGCTTTATATGGGGGCGTAAAGGTTTCGACGGGGGGAGCAAGGTCTGGGCAGCGGGTAGCAGTGGGGGAACTGCTCTATAACTCCTCCAAAAAAATTAACTGACAACAATAATTATCAGTTGCTCGCAGCCTGAGTGCTGCGCGTTCCGCCCACTCTTGTGTCGTGTGGGGTCGGGGCGTCCTTTAGACACAGCACCTGAACGGACCTAAGCTTTGCGGACCGGCAGGAACTCATGAAGCTACCAAAGCGCTAGCCTGACGATCGGCGTGGCGCGGCGGGAATGTTGTAGATCGCCTGCACCCGGAGATACCTACGCTGAGCTCTTTTCGGACATGGGTTCGACTCCCATCGCCTCCACCAAATGTGGCTAGAAATTGACGTTAATTCGTTAGCTTCTAGCCATTTTCTTTGAAAAAATGTAACCGGTTACATTTTAGGTTGCATTTTATTTTAGAATTTGTTACAATGGTGTCGTGAAGATTTTTTCTCGGTTACATTTCAGGTTACATAGCTGGTTACATCAACTGGCGAGATTTTCAAAAAGGAGAGTCTAAAATGAGAGAAAAAGTTGCGTCTAACATCTATTACGACCGAGAGAAGAAAACCTACATCGTCTACTTCAACTACGGCAAAGATCCTTCTGGTAAGTATATCCGTAAGACTAAGACTTATAAAGACATCCGTACAGCAAAGCGTGAACTGAAGAATTTCGAGGCAGAGAAGGTCAACCAAGAACTTATCGACCCTTCTGATGTCACATTCAAGGAGTACGCAGAACAATGGCTCAAGTATAAGACAGCAAGCTGTGAGGACACCACTATTTACGGCTACAGCCAGTTTTTAAACAAGCATATTTATCCGTTCATGGGTGATATGCCACTCCAAAGTATTACGTCTGACACGATCAACGATTATATTTATTTCAAAACTCACTGCGACAAAAAAGACAATCCACTCAGCTTGAACTCGATTCGCAAACACTATGACCTGTTAAAACAGCTTTTTGACCGAGCGGTCGATTCAGACAGAATAAAAAAGAACCCTGTAAACAATGTTGCACCACCCAAGAAGACAGACGCTGAAATATCTGTGTATACCGCAGAACAGTTGCAGATGTTATTTTCTATTATAAGCGGTACAAGAATGGAACCCATTGTAAAGCTTGCAGGATATCTTGGGCTTCGTAGAGAGGAGATATGTGGACTGAAATGGGAATCAGTGAATTTTGAAAAGAACGTAATTTACATCAATAACGCAAGAACGTTTGCCGGTACTACAGTAGAAAAAAGGACAAAGAGCAAGCGCAGCACTCGTGTTCTAGCAATGCCACAAGATTTGGCAAAAACTTTAAAAGAGATCAAAGTAGAGCATGACGACTACAAAGCAAAACTTCAAGCCGACCATGGATTTGAGTATGTAATAAGTATGGAGAACGGGATGCCTATGCGCCCCAACTACGTCAGCGATTGCTTTAAAAAGACGATTGATGACGCACATTTGCCCCATATAACACTCCATGGTATTCGCCATAGTTTCGCTTCTGTTGCAAACGAACTTGGGATTCCTCTTTATGAAATATCCACATCCCTTGGTCATTCCAATACAACTATCACAGAGCAGATTTATGTAAAGCTGTTTGATGCAAAGCATACAGACACCATAAACACAGTAGCTGACGCTCTATCTACAAAGTAATAAATAAAATATAAAAGGATTTTTAATAATGAACAATCCAGCAATACTTGATATCGCACTCGGCTTCGTTCTGCATAAACATAGCCGGGACGAATTTGGTCGTAAAAATAATAAAGCACAAGCCATCCGTGAGTTGTCCGATAATGAACTGGCCTCGCTCTTAAACGAACTAGTCGCACAGCAGGATAACTGCCCAAACACTGTAAGTGGATGGAAAGAATGGCTCAGTGAAAAAATAAAATAAAACGCTAAAAAATGGGGTACTGGTCCAATTAAGGATCAATACCCCATCTGTTTTTATTCTGCTATTGAATCTAACACGGCGTTGACAATATCAAGCCCTATCTGTCCGGGAGCACTTGAGTCTCCAGCGCTGGCAAAAGTCATGGCAGAGCCAAACACCTCTCCACACAATCTGCTGGCAACACCAAGCTTACCCATACTGATTGTGATAATAGGAGTGGCAAAATATTTGTTTCTCATTTCAATCGTAGCAGATAATAAAGTCAACACGTCCGTATTGTCGTGCGGCATAACTGCTACTTTCGGTAAATCAGCTCCGACCTGTTGCATTTTAACCATACGAGAAATGAGCTCATTTTTATCAGGCGTCTTTTGAAAATCATGACTTGAACATACAACCACAACTCCAGAAGAATGTGCATTGTCTATCAGTTCACGAATATCATTTCCGGCTGTAAAAAACTCAATGTCGATAAGGTCTGCACAGTCAGTATCTATTACCGTGTTGATGAAATCCAAATATTCTTTGTGGGTCAAAGACACTTCTCCGCCCTCTGCCTTGGTGCGAAATGTCACAAGCAAGAGCTTGTCTTTCAGTGCCACACGAAGTTTTTGCAGGCAAGATACTACAGAATGTGCATCCATGCATTGTTCAAACCAATCAACACGCCACTCCACGCAATCAATACGAAGCCTTGAAAATTCAAAAGCGCGTTCTAAAATTTTTGATTCAGTCATTTCAACGATTGGGATTATGATTTTGGGTCTACCTTCCCCAATATGACAGCCACGAACAACAATAGACATAGCGCACCTCCACACATGATAGATACACTATATCCTATACAAATTTAGATGTCAACAATCAAATCAAAATGAACTCCATGTTGCCATTCCGCAGATGCCGTCAGCCGCCAATCCATGTGTTTTCTGCCATTCTACCAGCTTAGCTTTTGTACCAGCGCCAAAAATGCCATCTACCTTCAAGCCTAAATGTCGCTGCAATACAGTCACAGCATAAGACACGCCACCAGTGCAATCCTTAGAGCCCTGACGAATCGTAGGCATGATTTTACTCACGACCTGATATGCTGTGCCACTTTTACTGACCCAACGGCTATGAGTCTCACGCACATCAACATGAACAAAGCCGCCTGTCACTTGTGCTCGACTATAATAGCCAATACCGCCATGCTTCTGGAAGTAGGGGAGGGAGGCTACGTACAGTGCAATACGAATTGGGTCAACACCATTGATGTGAATATCCGCTGCTGTACCAAGACAATGCTGACTACGAGAACTGCCACCGATTGAAATGTTGTATGCAGGAGTACGGTAGGCAGAACTAATCAGAACCGGCTTTCCAAAGTGGTCACGAATCTGCTGCAGAGTCTCTACCAGCTCAGTTGCCACCTTGAATTCGTCATTCCGGTCATTGCAAGCAAATTCATAGGCGCAAAAGTTCTTAGACAGCTTCTTGTTCCAGTCTTTCTTCATAGAATATGTAATAATGCTCATAGAGCCACACCTTCAATTCTTTTTGAGTTCTGCATTGATCTTTTCGTTCTGAATATCCATCTCCTTGACTGCGGCCTCAATCATCATCTCGATAGTAGGAGTAACCTTGATATTCATCTTCTCCAACGCGGCAATAACATACTTCTTCTTGTCGGCCTTCTGAATTGCTCCAGTAATACCCAACTTTTCAGCGGCACGCACAGCCATCTGAACAATCTTGTACATACCGATCTGCTTCAGGTAGGGGATGCCATAGGTCATAAATGCAGTGCCAGCAACAGTGATAACCAGCTTCGCAATAACAGAGACGATTTCATTAATAATACTTGCCATAGTAGTACCTCCTGTTTGAATAAAAAAATAAAGCCCAGCACACATGTGCCGAGCTATGTATTAAATGTCTTTTAAATTTTGTCCGTCAATTAGGTAGCTTTCAAGAGCAGCCTTAGCTTCCTTCATGGGGTCGATAGCATTACCATCAATGCCGTGACTGAGTAGAGCCAGTAGGGCTTTCATCATCACATTGATACCATGTTCACTCTTGTTCACACGCTGTTCTACGCCAGCGATTTTTCGTCCATGGTCTTCAACTACGATATCCTGTTCCTTCTGATGCTCTTCAAGTGACAAAAGCTTGGAACGATATAAATCCAAAACCTCTTTATCATTCTTGAGCTTGCGGTCGATATCTTCCAGATGTTTGTCGTGTTCAGTAAGCTTCAAGTTCTGTTTCGTGTCAGGTTCTTTTGCCTTCTTGATTGCATTTACAATAACGACAACAGCAGCTGAAATAGCCGTAATGCCACCAGCAATACTTAGAATCATTTGCCAAAGCTGTTCTATTGTAAAGCTGATAACACCCGGAGCATGAGTTGGTGCGGCAGTCAACAAACCAATCATTTCATCACCTCGATTCTGGTTGACAAAAAATTCACACTATGATAGAATGGGCGTGTCAAAGATTCGTCGAGCGAATTTGTGACGTCCTATCTTTGTATAGGTGTGTGGCGGGAGAGCTCTGGGTGTAACAGCCCGGGGCTCTTTCTGTTTTTACATATACTTTTAGTTTGTTTACTGCTTCGGTTTACATACCTTACGCCAGTGATAGTGCGGCTTGTCCTCGTGGAACATGATATAGCGCATCCAGTCGTCTACATAAATGCACAACAAGGCAAGGAAAAACCATAGTACAGTAAATGGCAGACAGATTTGACCCAGCAGATTAAAGGGCAGGGAAGAGTAGTCCCAAATATGTAACCCCAGCATCAGGTTCAGTGGAATGCCGACAACAAGCTCCATACCAGTCACAAATAACGCACCGACAAGACCCTGTTCCCACATGGGCATTTCCCACGGAATATAATTGTTCAACCCACCAATGACCACAAAGCAGATGCCGCCCACTACAGCCATAGTCCAGTGTGAGTGACCTCGCCACAATATCTCGATGCAATAATAAAGCGCCCCTCCTATCAAAAAGAGAAGCGCGCATTTCAATAATTCTTTATACTTCTTTACGATTTTGTTCATTCAGTGACCTCCTTCAACCCGACGGTTTCCAGATATTGCTTCAGAACAGGGTCGTAGTTGATTTCGACTGCATCCAGCTCTTCCATTGTAGTACAAGCTTTAATGTCGAGCTCTAATTCTTGTTGACGAGATACAAACGGTTGTACATATGTACCAATCGCCAAAGCCAGTGCGGCAAGGTCATCATACTTCCATACGGTGCATTCATCGCCAGTGGTATTCCATTTTAAAGTAAAAGACTGTCCATTTGATACGGCAAGCTGATATAGAGATAGATTAGAAGTAAGTAGAGCCTGTTTTTCACTAGTAACACTATAATACTTGCCGTCCGTCCATTGAAGCGGGTGAGAAGCAAGATATTCAGAAAGAGCGGTTTTAGACTCTGAAATTTTAGAATGCTTTGCTTTTGCTAGTTTTGCTTCAGGGTCAAGACAAGACTCTTTACCTGTAATTTCCTTGAAGTCAGCGTCGTTTATAAGCCCTTTGGAAACATACACTAGCAGCATCGCTTCAGAAATACGATTGTTTTTCCAACGTTCACTCAACTTTTCTTTTGTTGTCATGTACACACGCCTCCTTATTCAATAGTTGGTAGATTTAATGCCACGATATCTTCTAAGGCGTCAGCGATACGAGTCTGATCACTTGTTTGTTTAGCCGCGATTTCCGCAGCTTTTTTCTGTGCTGCGTCTTGGTCTTTTTCGTATTGATCAATCAGGGCTAATTTCTCCTCGCCGGTAGTGCAGTTAGAAAAATCAAGACCCTGTGCTTCGTAATTTTCGACTAGAGAATTCAAAGTTCCAAAGAATGCGCCATTGATTTCTCCGGCGGCACATAGGATATCAATACTTTCAATGCCAGCAACTGGGTAACGAGCGATCCACTCTTCTGCAGATAGAACTTCGCCAATCGGAGTGATAATAGGGTCTTGTTTATTCCAAATTTTATATCTCATAATATTATTACTCTCCTTTTAATAATTAGTTGGTTTATAAAATATAGGTTTACCAGTATAGCCGTTATACATTACAACAATATCGTCAAAATTAACACTGCCAACGCATTCACGTTCATAATCAGAGACAATACTGGACGGAAATCCAGAATACTGTATTATAGTGCCCTTCTTTCCGTCCAATATAATATATTGCGGAATAGAGCCGTCTTTCATACCATACACAATAAAACTGCCATTCGGGGTTCGTTTTGTTTTTTTTGCTAAATAGTTTGCTTGAGCGTATTTTTTGATAATGCCAGAATCACCAGATCCTAAATTAGTATTTATGGATGTTATAGTTAAACTTGGATTGATCAAATATGTGTAACCATTACTCATGCTATAAACCATGGCATAATCTGAATTAGAAGCGGAAGCAACATAAATTCCTGGATTTGATATAACACCAGCATTAAATGTTGATTGTGTAAGCGCTTCATTATATACCTCGGCAGTTGTGTTTGTGCCATATCTGATCATCAAACCTTTTCCACCAACATAAGCTGAAAGAGCACCACACTGCGTAGCAGATTTTAAAGATTCAATATCTTGTTTTGTTCCTGATGAATTCCATGCAGAAGCACTCACAAGATATGTACTGTCGAGAAATAATGTTCGCCAACCTCCAGCAATAATTCCATAATCACCTGCTTTTGTAGTAAGCTGATTTCCGCATCTGGTATATAGGTGGTTTGCAAAACTTTTTGTTAGACTCGGTGTATACATGGTCACTTCATCGCCGGTTTTACCACCATTGTTCCACCCGCCAGCAAAAAACGCATTATCTCCAATAGTCAAACCAACGCCATCGGTTTTCTCCCATGTAAGATACGGAGCAGAAACTTTTGTCATTGTGCGCGAAAATGCTTCAACAATATCTGAAGTAGAAGGTGTTGTGCTACCACTAATGTTATTAGAATCGATACAATCTCCTCCTGCAAATATAGCATAATCGCCAGCACGAGCAGACCCTTGGAGCTTATACCGTTTTTTGCCGCTTCCAGAATATTCTTTAAATTCAACAGCCCTCATACGATATTCGTACCATAACCTTGCTATTCCGTTTACGCCAATGTATGCTTTTTTAATTTTTCGAGCTACACCGTTCACGCCAATATACATAATATCAATTAGATGTGCATTATTGTCAACGCCAATGTATCCATTATGTGCCATTTATTCACCACCTTCTTATTCGTAAACAATGTAAATAACATTATTGTTGAGTCTTGAATAACCGGCAGTTAAATCAGAGGTGGACGCTTGAATTGTAAAACCATTTAATTGTGAAGCCGATCCCGCACTCGCAGCATACTTCACACTCTTATCTTTGTCCGCAGTGTTATCCACGTTACTCAGTCCAACTTCAGCCTTGGTGTAGCTTGGTTTTGTGGCTGCTTTAGCCCATGCAGATACATCACTTGCAGGCATAGAAGTTGGGAAATCCGTTATTTGGGACTTTGTATGCTTATGTGAAGCAGGTGCTTTACCATCAACTAATGTTTTCAAAGCTTTACCTTGTGCGGCACTAAGGCTTTGATCTGTACTATCACTTGTCAAATTATTCTGGATTCCGCGCCATGTATTAGTATCAGTAAACTTCGCATCTGCTGGAACACTCTTAGCGATTGTATATCCAATTGCAACGGGCTTACCACCAGAGAAGTAGACGGGTTGATTATTAGAACCAGCATTAGAGGAAAGTTTTGTAGCTGTTGTAGCGTTTGCTGCATTCGTTGCGTTCGTGGCATTTGTAGCGTTCGTGGCGTTGCCCGCACTATTGGCATACTTAACTGATTTATTTGCATCGGCAGTATTATCTACGTTACCTAAACCAATATTGCCTTTTGTGACGTTGACTGTTTTCGCAGCGCTACCATCATAAATAGCGGCAGTTGTACCGTTTGTTTGAATCGTCAGAGCGGTCGGATTTTTAAGAGAAGCAGGGAAGTCGGTGATTTGTGATTTGGTATGCGTATGGGATTTTGCAGAATACACGGCGTCGGCTTTGCTCTTAATATAGCTCCATAATGCACTCACAGGACGGCGATGGTATGTTGTTGTAGTTGCTCCGCCACCGGCATACTGCGATATATAAAAATCATTATCGGACGGTGTGGAGGAGCCAGTCGTAAGTTGAGTGTTAATCATTTCGTTTAGGTTGATCCACGATTGAAGAACCCCTCTATCGACATCTTTGATTACCGTTTGGTTACCATCTTTTGCATAACCAGCAATATGAGTCAGCTTGTCCTTTGTTAAACCCGCACCACAAAATCCAACTTTAATTGTAGAACCGTTTGAATCACCATAATCTACAACGCCGGTAGAACTACCATTAAACTTTGTCGCAGTCACCTGAGCAGGGAATTGTACGTTTTGATTTGCGTCCCAATTATAAATATGGTCTTTTTCCATCATACTGTTAGGTGCACCCCATGCACTTGGTCCATACATACGAATATCCATTACGCAAACAGAACCTTTACCATCTGCTTTATTCTTGAACGTAAAGCGATAAGCATACTGGTTGCTTGTTTGTGTTGAACCGCCTCCAAAAGTGCCTTGCGAAAATCTGATTTCATTTGGGCCGCTCCAGCCAGAAATAGGAACGTCCGTGCGAACGTCTGTAAAAGTTTCCTTAGCGCCAATAGTAGAACGCGAAATATTCACAGTTGCTGATGTACCGGCAACAGACACCCAAAGATAAAGCATATTTACAGACGCATATCGGTCAACCGGTGTGACCGTGATTCTAAGTTGGTCTTTTGTTGTACACTCGGCTGCTTTTGTATGCTTGCCAGTATAAAATGGAGTAGCAGAACCCATCCGCATTGCAAATAGTGATGCTTTTTGAGCGTCGTTGGCACCATAATCAATCCATGTAGCGCCACCATCAACAGAATATTCTACTTTAATACCTGATGCTGGCAAAAATGCAAGGCGGTTTGCGCGTAAAACATCGATATGGGCAGATTCAATAGGACCAGCATAACCTGCATAGTTCGCATTACCGGCACTGATACTTGAAGTGTCATGCGTGTGATATGCAGTAGCGAATTGATTTTTGTTTACGGCTCGAAGTTCCTTGCCGTTCCATCCAGCGAGCCATAAATAGCTTCCATAATCTAATCCTGATTTTGAGTAAGCAAGAGTAAGTGTTCCGCCGTCTCCGGCGTCTTTGATGCTGTTGTGCGTATGATCTGTATTGCTTTTCCCGGTGAGTTTGGTATTCATCTCAGCTTCTGTATAATACCTGTCGTCATGGGTATGTCCACTAGCAGCATAACTACCCTTTGGCTGATATACTCCATCTGCTTTGCCTTTGATGTATGCCCAGAAAGAACTAGCGGGACGACGAACCCATGTAGTATTAGATGTACCACCACCTACCCATTGCGTGATAATGTAATCTGGATCGGTAGGAGATGCAGTTCCAGAATCTAACGCATTGATTAGCGAATTAGCTCCGTCTCTCGTATTATTTACCTTGCTGTTCAGCTTGCCGTCCATCTCAGCCTCGGTATAATACCTGTCATCGTGGGTGTGGCTCTTTGGAGCGAACTTTTCTTTCAGCTTACCCCAAAGATATTGCAAACCAGCATAATCTAAATATCCCATAATCGACCTCCTGTCTCAGTAAGAACTGAAATCAGCTTGCCAAAACAGTGTCGATTTCAGTATTTGTAATCTTTGTAATAGTAAAAATTTCGCCAAGTGCATCCCAGTTAGAGCCATTCCATGCATAGTTCATACCGCCGCCAACGTCATATACGTCACCAACAGTCTGACCGCTAGTGGGCAGCTTGTCCGTGGAAGCAACAGAACCTTTGTAACGGTACATCGCTGTGATATCGCTCTTCAGGGCATAGGTGCTTGCCGCGCCAAATCCATCTAGCTTTTTCTTATCAGCAGTACTCATCAAACCATGAGCACTCTGCGTTGCATCACTGTATGTAGTATTGGTCGGAGTAGCCCAAGTACCATCACCACGCAGATATTGACTCTGCTTGCCAGCTGCCGGAGCAGGAACCAGACCAGCGTCACCCGCAGCAGAGGCAGTAGCCGCCTTAAAATTAGAGTAAGTGGTATTATAGTCAGGTCCCCAAGTAGCAGAACCATCACCACTCCACCTTAGAATTTGACCAGACTGACCGCCAGCCGGAATATGTTTATTACCAGCAGAGGTCGGGTGTGAATAGTTGTTTGCGTTTGCAGCAATACCATCCAACTTTGCTTTATCTCCGGCGCTCATCAAACCAGCAGCCCCAGAAGTCGCGTTATTATAGGTAGTGTTCGGTGGAGTTGCCCATGTGCCATCACCCTTCAAAAACTGACCAGCATTATTAGCAGCAGGGGCGGGGACAAGACCTGAGCCACCGGCAGCGGCACTGGTTGCACCCTTGAATGCGCTATAAGTTGTGTTATTATCAGCACCCCACTGTGCCGTGCCATCAGCTGCCCAGCGCAGGATCTGACCAGAAGCGCCACCAGACGGAATGTGCTTGTTGCCGGAGCTAGTCGGGTGAGAATAATTATTTGCTCCAGCTGCGATACCAGCCAGCTTATTCTTTTCAGCCGTGGTGAAGTCATTCGTTGACAAGCCTTTACCTTCAACCTTATCGACCTTACTGCCTAAAATCGTCTTCAGCTTTTGCCAGAAGTAAAGCAGGCCATCATAATCTAACCAAGCCATAAAATTCCTCCTCACATTGATAGAATCTTATCTATATCTGAATTAGTTAGTGCCTCCATGTACAAAGATGGGTCGCCTGTATTTACAACAAGCTCACCATTCTCATCTGTCATAACGGTGGTGATGCCCGTGCCTTTGATGGACACGGAGCTTTGCTTTGCGCCATCCAGCGTTATTTTGGCATTGCCGTTAAGTGCACTCTTATTTGCACCCAGCGAGAAATTGTTGTCGTTTAACAGCGTCCAGTTGCCGCCCAAATTTGCATATAGCTTATCAGGCTTCAGATAATAGATTTTTTCGGCTAGAGGAGCCAATGGTAAGTCGCTCACAACCTCTAAATCGCTTCCGATTTTTACGTGAGCCGTAGCAGTATCTCGATAGGCGTTTCCGGTGTCAAGGCAGACAATAAGCTGTCCGTCAATTACAGGAGTCGAATCGAGTTGAGATTGGTTTATCTCTAAAAGTGATAATTTTGACATCATGAAACTCCTTTTCGATAAAAATAACCCTGCCAGCCGTACAGAGCCGTAGCACCGTAAGCCAGCAGGGGATATAGATTATTCAGCCAGAACCTTCCAAGTCAGTGCGCCTTCAACGTTCTTGACGCGGTTATCCATTGCGGTGTTCAGACCATCTGCATAGGTTTTAGCAGCATCACGAGCAGCATCAGATTTCTTGGTGGCATCCGCAGCGGCAGTAGCAATTACTTCAGACTTGGCGGCAGTTAGTTCATCCTGAGACACTTTCGCGTTCCAAGTCTTGCGCTCTTCGGCAGTAATATGTACCACAGCATCCTTGGAGTGTCCGTCCAGCTGATCTTGTACCTTCTTGATTTTTGCATCGGTCTCAGCCTTGGTGTAAGCATCAGGCACAGCCACATACAGACCATCCTCTTCAATTGTGATAGAGTTATTGGCTTTTGCAGATACACGCACATTCACACTGATTTTATTTTCATCGGAGACGGTCACAGTTGCGGTAGCAGTAGCCACGCCGATGTAGATGTCAATCAAAGAACCAACAGGAATTTTGATGACCTCGCCAGTAGTGATAGTCAGTTCGATTTCATGAGTCTCAGTGTTATAAGTACCGCTCTTCACGACCAAGTCTTTGCCCAGAGTGATCGTTAGCTCGTCACCGCCAAATACGGGCATCTTGATAGTGCGGGTCTCTGGGTCATAGGTGGGCGCATGAACAACGCCTGTCAGAGTAGTGGTAACAGGCTCGTCATTCTTTGCCACACTGATAACGCCATCCTTATAGGTGACGTCGGTGACATACAGACCCTTCTGCTGCTCAACAGCCTCGATTTTTGCCTGCACATAGTCTGCGACAGCCTTAGTGGTCGGGATATCATCATTGGTGGCATCCGCTGGGATCTGTGTAATAGTCTTCTTATTCAGCTGCACGAACTCCACGCCATTCCAAATATGCATGGTGTAGTCAGTCATGCGGAAGTAGATGACGCCCTGAACCTGACCCGTTGCGGGCAGGGAAGACACCATCTTAGTGCTCTTAGTGTACTCAGTAGTGCCCTTAAACATTTGCAGCGTATCGGTCGTAAAGTACAATGTGTCCAGATCTTTAGGAGCCAGAGCATCATATCGCGCTTTCGTACCATACGCAAATTTTACTTCTGCCATATTTTTCCTCCTTGTTAGAATTCAGTCCATTGGAAATTTGTAGATTGAGTTTGAAAAGGCTCAACAAAGAATCGCCCGGACTCCGCGCTTTGCTGCACGACCCACGGTTCATATTTGTCGTCTTTGCCTTTTATCATCACGGTTTGTCCTGCATAGGTCGCGTTACTCTGGTTGACTGCCTCATTCGCATCTGGGATTCCATCAAAACAAAGCGTCCGAGGCGCTATCTTCTGAATAGATAAGTCGTCCCGGACGTACATAAATTCCGATGTGTCTTTTGTAACGATAAGGTCTTTACCGTCAATCAACCCAAGCGCAATTGCGGCTTCTATGTCTTCTGCGTTACCGTAACCAAGCTTCGAGTATTTGTATGCCATTCTTTTCACCTCGCTTTAAACGATGGTTAGAATGGGACAACACGCATACTACCATCTTCAGTTTCCACAGTTTCAGTCGTGATCTTAATAGCGTTACCAATGGGTTTGCCCTCGGAGGTAAGCTGAATACGGTGTTCTTCATCATAAGTGATGTTATCAGCCTTGTTAGCCAGACTGGTGTTGAAGCGGTCAGTCATTGCCTTGTTCAGAGCTTCCAGTGCAATAATACGCTGGTCGAGTGTGCTCAGTGCTTCATCAGGAATCAGATCAGACCACTTACTGATGGGAATAATATGTACAACGCCGGGGCCAGCCTTGCGCACACGCTGAATTGTCTGTCCTTCAGAGTCCATCTCGACATGAATGAAGGTCAGCTGAAACTCAATGTCACCAGCCTCACTGGTCAGACCTGTATCAAAGGGCAAAAGATACTCCAGCCGGTTCTTGTACAGGTCTTTTGACTTTTGTAGAATTTCAGTTTTATAGCGTTTACTCACAGGCAAAACGTACTCCAGCATAACTGTATAGTCACTAATATCTACACCTTTGTAGGTCTGATCGGCAAGAAAGTGCAGATTATCCACTAGCTTGCTTCGCTGCATGATACGCTCAGTCAGACTCGCTGTGATAGTGTTATCCTCGTTAATTAAAAAGGTATACATATCACACCTCCTTTCCGTTCACAATGTACAGGTAATCATCCAATGAGATCTTCTTGCCCTCAAGCAAGTTCTCCACAAATTTGTCCTGTACCATTCCATTCTTATAGAGTCTGTGCATACTCTCGACGAACTCAGTGAAAATCTTCTCCATCACAGTAGACCTCCTTGAATTAACGTCAACGTATAGGCATCAATAATGGCCTCAGGAGTTGTACCTCCCAAGGCCATGATTTGGTCATATTCGTATTTATCAATCGGCTCAAGCGTTACAGTATCATATTCCGGCGATGGAATCAGGTAATAACCTTCAACGTGCCAGATATATTTGCCGTTGCTGCTGATAATACCCTGTGCGTCATCTTCGGTGCAATTCACCATGATATCGTGCTTGGGCTGATACTTTACAAACTGAAGGCGGTCAAGAGCATCGATCACTCGACCGTCTTTAAGTACCTTATAATACACTCTCAACACCTCCTTAAATGCTGAACATCACGGCTACTCCTAACTGCTCAGAGGGATAATGGAAACCATACAGCTCACCAGTCTCCTCAATTGCATAGAAGTATCCATCATAGGTTGCAAACGGGCTGCGCAGCCAATACTTTGTTGCCTTGCCCTCTGTGTTGTGCTTGATGCGTGATTCATTGCCGGTCATGTAGCTGATTGTTTGACCTTCGTAAACGTAAGGCTCGTCAATCATCGAAGAGCTTACTTCAATCGCAGATGGAATGAAGAAATAACAATCCGAGGTCACAATTTCCTTGCTCTTATTTCCGGCAGAACTCGGCACTTTGACCTTCTTAATCAGCTGTTTCCAACCAATCGGTAAAGCATCAACCAGACGAGAGTCAAGATATTCACGCAGAGAAGTGCTGCCCCAACCGCCAGCATTATTTGCAGCAGAACTCAGCACCATATCTTGACCTAAAGTGTCTTTCTGCAAGAATGTCATGGAACAACGCTTGTTGGAATTATCGCTCAGGTAGTAGTTCTTAAAGCTTGCCACCTCAACGATCAAATCATCGTGTGTCCATGCGGCCAATTCGCGACAAGCAGCATCACCAAGGTCTGCGTACCAAAGCTTAGACCAATAAACCGTACCTTTGGCGTGACGCTCGTAAGCACCGTCGTCTGCTTTTGCACATCCAAATACCAGAGTGGCATTCGTCTTTGTGGAACGGGTACGAGTAATCTTTGTGTAATTCAGTGCAGAACCATAGATATTAGAGGAATAGACATACAGTCCATTATCACCCTTAATATGCCGGATAACAGTCATATCGCGAGAACCGGCAGCAACGCCATTTGCAGAGTCGATACCCCAAGTCATTTTGACGCCAGTTGAGTTCCACAAACGGATACCATTCATACCGTTCTGCTCAAAGCACTGCATCAAAACAGTGTTATTTGCATTTGTGACATCCATCTTGTAGTCAACAGCCAGCACAAAATCTCTGTCCTCTTCAAACAGCTTGAGGTCGGTATCAATGTAGTTCTTGCCATCAAACACCTGCGGTTTACTAATAAGAACCTTTTCAGTGATATCCTCATAAGAGAAATCGTTGCCAAGCTTGATGGAAACTTCATCCTTTGGCGTGGCAACATTCTGCTCAACGCCAACCTTGTTCATCGCATAAATTTCAACAGGGCGAAGCTGACCGATTTCCTTACCATCAAAATAAGTAGAAGAATACTCGCAGCTATCATAAACAGCATTGATATCCTTATCGCCAGTGACGTAACCGCCTTTATCCCAGCCACTGAACAGGTAATACTTAAAAGCAGTTTCCTCAGAAGTGTAAGTCGGAGTATCGCCATCATACAGAACCATAGAGCCATACGGAGCAACAGTTTCCTTCAGCACAGCGCCACGATTCATATAGCGGACAGTGTATTTGCGCACAGATTCTGTATAAATTGCGGTAATAGTCTGATTGCTGAAAACAGTCGTAAACTCGGTGTCCCAGCCACTGAAAGTAAAATCTGTAGAAATTGTGCTCTCAGCAGTAGGTGTCGGAATCGGATTCTCCTTACGGGTAACAGGGTCAACGGCCTTGTCGCCTTTATCAATGTATTGGACATCCAACACCGTGCCATCCTTGTTCACGAACGTCCAGACAAACTGCTGAACAAGCGTGTTGTAAGTGATATTCAAATCAGGCCACTGTGCGTTGTAATCGGCCAGCTGACGCTCGCGCATGATAGGCACATGAACGCTACCTTCAACGACAGAATGATCAGCGTTATAGCCATTCTCATCCAGACCTGTCATCTTCAGCAGACGATCAAGCAGGGAAGTGTCATCCAACTGCCAATCAATACCAGTCAAACGCACACGACTCAAGTTCGTGCACTTAGCCAGCATATCAGTCAGGTCAATTGTCGGGCACTTCTCGACAGTCAGTGTAGTGATATTCTTATAATCTGTAACCTTCAGGTCGGTCAAATAATTCAAGTTCTTAGCGCTCAGACTTGCGATCGCAGGCAATTCAGCTTTTCGAATCTTGCCACCCTTAGCAAATGCGACACCAGTAATACCAGAGCCGCCAGCATAGAACTCTTCTAGATTTGTACAGCCAGTCAGACTGATGGACTTTTTCAGGTTCGGCACATTCTGCAGGTTCAAATGCTCAAGCAGTGTGTTGTTACCAACCGCGAAGTCAGTCATATTCGTATTTTTGTAGCCCTCGGCGGCAGAACCAATCTTCAGGTCAGTCAACTTTACGCCGTGGCTGAAATCAACATAGCCGGGGTAGAAACCAGAAATATCACCAATACTCTGGATGATAGAAGCATTGTAAACATAAACCTCGGTATCATTCATGGCTGCAATCGGGCACTGAATCTCGTAAGTCTGCCCGCGCTTACCACGCACCTTCACAGGGTTAGAACCATACCGCACAGAGACATAAGTATCTGCATAGGGGACAATATGGAAAGTGCCATCGGGTTTCACACCTGTCCAGTTGGTCGGAGTATAACCACGAATAGTCATATCGTCAGAGGTACAAGTGGCACCCGTATACTTAGATGCCATGTATTTTTCTTGATAACGCTGGAACTGACGACGCTGATGACGCTTATTGCCGTGCATCATAGGCAGATAGCTAGTTGTGCCATTGTCCTCATAAGTACGGAAATATTTGCGCCGCATATCCATGATCCACAGCTTTTCAGGCTTTACGTCCTGATAGTCCTCGAACTTTTTCAAAATACGAGTAGCACTCCATGCCAAAGCACTCTCACGGTTCAGGAACATCTTTGCGAGATCATCTGCAAATAGGTCACGAATCTTACACCACAGCTTAGAGTCATGTGCGTTAAACACGCTCTTTGTGCCGATAGTGTCCATATCTTCGTAGCCGTAACTCAGCGTTAGACCACCCTCGTTATCGTTGCCCATTGCAGTGTCGTTATCGTAGTCAAAACAGAAATCCCAGTGCACAAGGTCAGTCGTGTGCGGGAATACGTTCTTTGCACGGTTATCGACCATGGTATGACGCTCGGTAAACAGATAGTGGAACAGGGCAGAATCCTTAACAAAATAATTCTCAAAATTCTTCTTGAATTCGGCATCATCTGCATTCACAACCCAGTTCTGTACGCGAATCCACGCATTTTTAGCTGCCTGAATCTCTTCATCAGTACAATTCTTATTGATGTAACGGAACTCAAAGCTGTGGTCACCATCCCAAGTTTCCTCAGAGAAGTCGCCGCTCAGGAAACTGGTCTGTGCATCGGTGTTATTATCAATCTCAATGATAACTTCCTTGTGGTTGTTCGGATCCATACCCATCGTGTCGCTGTTCTTTTTGGAATTGCCAAAATCACCACAAGCATAGAAATGCCACTGACCATCCTTAAAGACGGTTGCATTTGTGGTGTCGGTCTCCTGAATAAAAACGACACAAGGGTAGAATGCCATGGTGTCACGCACTTTCGGGTTGTCCTTGCGAGCCTGACGAATGTACGGATTGAACTCGTTGAACTCGTCTGCCAGCAGAGCATTGTTTGCATTCTCAGAAGAAGCAACATTGACTTTGATGTTAAAATACTTCTCACCGACGCTGTTTTCTGTAAATGCATACTTGCTACCAGTGCTCTCATCACCAAAGGTGAAACCACCAGAGCAGTTGATATCAATATTACGACCGGATTCACCGTATGCGTTAGAGCTGGTGCCCTGTCCCTTGTGGGAGCCAGTAGCAGTCCAGTTATCTTCCACAGCACGACCATTCTTGTAAATGTGTTGAATAGTTGTGTTTGGCACTTCGTTCTTTTTGCCAGTCGTAAAGGTCGGAGCAGAGATCTTGATAATGCGCAAGTCTGGGCACTTCTCAGCCAGTAGGTCAGGATTCAGCTCGCCGCTCACGTCCGTAATATCATTGCGGGTGTAGCGCTCAATCATTTCCTCTGCGTTCTTTGCGTCTGCAATAAAGTTGTCAAGGATCTCGTCATCCGTCAAGTTCATCATGTAGGACTTCATCCGGTAAACTAGCACGTCACAATCAGGAGAACCAATCGTAATGCCTACCGGAGAAGCCTGTGTAAAGTTGTCGCTTGCGTCATACAGCTCAACACGACAGGGAATACCGTCCAACCATAGAACCATTTCTTTGTACTGACTGTCTGGCAGAATATTAAATTCAAATTCCATAAAGTCGTCTTCACAAGTCGGTAGGGAAATACTGTTCTGCTCACTGGTCAATGTGACCTTCTGCGCCTGAATATTCAAACCGATACCACCGTTCAAGCATGTCAGCGCCGTAGCATCGTAGTTCTTGACATTCGTAGTCTTAAATACGAGCTTGAAATTCTTACCCAACTTCTTTGCGTCATCACCAAACAGTTTGTAGCTGATATTTGCAGTTGTACCAGCCTTCACACAGAAGTAGGTATCGCCATCTTCGTCCAGCTGATAACCACCGTTAGACCAGTCAAAATTATCGCTTACGGTCAGTCTTGTATTGCCATCAGACCACAGACGGGTCTCGTCAGCGTTAGTTTTGCCGGCAGGGTTGAAATCAAAAGCTAGATTTGTCTTAACGGGCTCAATCGTAATACCAAGTTCTTTAATCTCGACACTAATCTCCTTGCTTACGGAGCCACATACAATCTTCAGGACATGAGTACCAATATCAGCGGATTTCCAAGTCCATGTCTGCATGGTACGTCCAACAGTCAGAGTGGCAGTCTTAGCGCCGTCAACCTCCAGCGTTACAGTAGTTGTAGAACTGGAAGGGTCATAAACGGTATAGTTGATTGCAACGTTGCTGTACTGTTTTGCGCTTGCTGTCTTTGTGGCGCAGCTGATAATAGGAGTTGTATTGCCTTCAGTTGCCCACATGATATCTTTGACGACCTTATTACTGGTGACCTGTTTTCCATTGATTTCAGCAGTCATGGAAACTTCTACCAAATGTGCGCCGTGGGTCTGTGTAGGAATAGCATAAGTCAGCTGTCTGCCGGTAACGCTGCTTATGGTAGAGCCAAGAATCTTTCCATCGATCATAAAGTTGATAGTTTTTACAATATTGCCATACGGAGTGTAGCGGAAGGTTACCTCTCCACTATAAACCAGCGTATCATCAAAAGAGCTCTCCAAATAGAACTCAACGACATTGACAGTCCAAGTCTTTGTACCAACACTGCCAACACTATCAGTCACCTGTAGCTTAATAGTATTGTCGCCGCTGTGTAGATACTGGGTTGCGTCAAAGCTATTCTTTCCCTGGATAACAGTCTGCGTGCCAACTTTTGTATTGCCGACATACCAGACACCAGTAGCAGAACCAGTGTCATCGCCAGAATTGTCCACAGAAGAGAACTTGAAATTGATAATAGCTGGGTCGCCAGCAACAACAGTCAAAGCAGACCCATCCAGACGCTCGATCTTGATAACGCTTGTGTTGCCGCCAGTGCCGCCACCTCCACCGCCTTGAATGACCACGGTAGTCTTAACAGTGCCATTCTCTAACAGGTTCAGCTTGGAATCCTCATAAGTAATGTCATACTCGCGTCCAGCATTCGGGTCTGGTTTCACATTCTTCAACTGCTCCTGAATTTCAGAAATATCGCCATTGATAGTGTCAATGCTATTCTGCAAACCGGAAGCAGTGTTTTTCACCACGGTCAAATCATTTGCCACGGTCTCAACGCTGGTCTTTTCAGCCTTTGCTTCTAACAACTTGTCAGTTGCCTGTTTGTTGTAATAATCACTTTGCAACGTCTCAGGCAAGTTACCGACGCTATCCTGTAGATTCTTTACGGCAGCATCATTGCTGGTCTTATACTCAGTCAGTTCGGTCTTAACGGGCGCAATCTTTTCATCGATTTTTGCTTCAACAGTTTTATTAAAAGCTGTCACCCAATCAGCACTCGGGTCAGTGTTCAGTGTGATGGTTTTAATAACCTTTTCGCCATTCAGGAACTTGATCGTCTGTGTTTCAGCATCATACTGCACATCAAACTTTGCCAGACCGTCAACCTTGGCGATATCATCTCGAAGCAGAGTAACAAAACCGTCAACTTGTTCCTTAGTGTAGTAGCTTGCCAGTGTGTCGGCCAGACCATCTACGACAGCCTGTGCTTCTTGTGCACTCTGTGCGGCCTGAGTTGCAGCAGTCTGTGCTTCGCCAACCTTCTGACTCATCGTAGCTAAGAACTGAGTATACCAGTCATCGCCAGTCGGATCGGTCATTGCAGTGCCGGTAAGCGCTTTCAAAACATTCAGTTTTTCGTTCGGCTTTGTGCGCCATAGATAATTCTTCGATTCACCGCTGCTCGGTACAGTAATTGCACCAGTCGCCATAATTTCAAACTTCAGTACACCCTCTTTGATGGTGGCATAGTTGCTGACCATCCAGTAAAACCGGATCTTATCAGGACTATAGCTCACGTTGATGGGTGCGGTATAGTTCTCAGCATTATTAGCGTTAACATAGTGGATCTGAATCGTCATGCTCATCAGGTCAACACCATCATAATAACGCGGCATCTCAAACGGAATGACCTGACTGTTGTTTTCCTGTGTGATATTTACCTGAGTCGGACTCAGTGTGATTTCTTTATTGGTATCAACCGTAGAAAAATCATTGTCCGAGAAGGTATCAAACCACGTATAGTTGCCACTTCTGGTGAAATTCTGGTCTTCCACAGAGAAGGTTGCCACATCCTCATCACAATCAACCACTGGACGAGCATCTTCTATGGAAGCCTCCATCGTCATTGCGGGGCTTGCAGCGACCATACGTTTGGATTCTTCAAATGATAATGCCATCTACTCACTCCTCTCATTAAGTATCTTTCTTATTATCAATATATTTTTCTTTGAGGACATTCTCATAAGTGATATAGGGATAATACGGGTAATAGCGGCTCAATGTAACATTCATTGTGCCTTCTCCAATGTTTTTATCTATCTTTTTAATAATCCACTCAACTGCAATATCAGACTTCAGGTACTTCGCTGCGTATTTTACCTTTTCATTCACATCAAGCCACGGGATCATGTGCATACTCAACGTGATGGAATCCGTCAGCCGGCAATTTTTCCATAGCGTGTATTTGCATACAGTCATGGCTGATTCGTCCGATGTATATCCGTCAAACTCACTACCCGAGCACACAAGGTTTCTTCGCCCGATTTTATCAATCGTCAACCGACTATTGTACAAGTCATCAATGCGGTTTGGGTCATTTACGACAACGTACTCAAGGTTGTCACATGCCTCCGCAATCTTGTCTGCCTCAATTTGTTTTGCGGTCGGCATTGCATCCACAAACTTCGTCATAGCATGAGACTGAGACTGACCAATAAAATAGACCCGGCTCTCAATAAGAAGAGCAGGGTCTGATATCTGGATCTCTGTATTCGTTGCTGGATTATACTTCACATACACGGTGTCATAATTTTTCGTGGATGGATTATAGATTTGTTTCGGGTAATAGCGTACCTGTGGATCACGCTGTTCTTTTTCGTATTTGCCTGTAAGTGCGTTGAACTTATATGTGAATGCACCATCAGTTGCCTGATTTAACCAATGCTCACCATATTTTATGACGTAATAACGCCCTTTCCTTAGTAGAGAGGTGTCTTCTGGTTCGTCCTCTCCTTTTTCGTTTGTAACAGCCTTAAACAACATCATAGGTCCATACACTGCGCGTGTCGTTTCCCGATACTGTCCTTCTCCACTCGGATTCGATTTAATTGTCGTAACAAGGTTCTCAACACAGATTCTTGCATTTATCGCAATATCTTCTGGGCAAATAAACGAAAATCTTGTACCGTCCTGAATACTTGCCTGTTTTAATTTTAGCAATAAAATAGACGCGCCTGTATCATTTGGGTTCATGTTGTAGCTCATATTCAATTTATTATCTCTGAGCAACGTAACAACATCATTCCATTCTCTTGTTCCCTTTCTACAATACACGACCTCGCCAGTACCTTCAGGGTCATTTTTTTCAAGTTTATCCTTACAGAAATAGTCGCTGGAGTTTGATGCACCCCATACCTCTACGCAATTATGAATTTGACTGTAATCAACACTGGCATTTTCGCTGATAACCATACTCTTAAATGTATTCTCGTCCAGAACAACGGGGTCGTCGTAGCCAGACGGAATTTCTTTACACACAAAAGTATCGTCGTCAAAATACATCTCAAAAGGGAAGTAGAGGTCTCTCAACTCCGTCAAAATGTTCCAGATGGTCGTGCCAGTATTATATTCTAGGTCGTGCGGAATTCGCCGTACCCAGTAATCCACCATACTCTTTGTCAGCCCTGAAAGTTCAAATGTCTCCTTAATGGAATCGCGAACATAGTGCGGCTTCTTTTTGTCATCTTCGTAGTAGTTGACCCCATCCTTAACCACGAGCTTGCGGTCATACATCGGAATGCGCGTTGCGTATCCAGTCAGTGTTCCACCAAGTGTGCCGTCAAGTAAACAAGTCATATCAAGGCAAGAAAGGCTCAGTTTGTTTGTTGTGGCATCATAGCTATATCCATTCTGCTGTATTGCATATACGCCAGCGCCATACCAGTGTACACCATCTGTATCCACAAAGTTCGTGCCAGTTCGTATTTCAGCCTCACCAGAGTATAAAGCGTGATAGAAGTTATATATCTGAGTTAAACCATCTTTCAATTCCCATATCGTTCCTTGAATATCGTGCATTGAATAGCCAACAAATACACTTGTGTCATGGAAATATTTATCAAGCTCTTCTTTGGTACAGCCAGCAATCGCTGCAACATCGGCTGCAGATAATATCCTTCCTGCTGCGATACCACCCTCTACAGCAGCAATCATATTTTTTACACGTATTGTTTTCCCATAAATCGTACAGTCAACACCAAAACTATCAAGTTCAAGTATTTTACTTTGTAAAGTTGAACCATCTCTTTGAACTGCATCACAAGCTGCATTGAAAATCACTTCAATATAAGACCTGATATCTGCATTCAGCAGCGGAATAACAACATCTCCTCCGCCTATCAGTAGTGGAGTGTATGCAATCTCATACGTCTTGCCATTTGTTGTATAACCATCTGAAGATGCAACAACGGTCGAATATGTTCCAACATCTCCTTGCTCTTTCACAAAAGATGCATATTTCTTTTTATTTTCATCTGTCCAAATAATACGCTTACGGTTTATATTTTCGATATTGCCATACTGTTCATAACCGCCAACCTTATATCTCCACTTTGCTTGCCTTAACTCTGTGTCCTTTTCTTTGTATATCGCACTATTTTTGATTTTTGCATCGATCTCTTCTTCTGGTATTCTTACCGCGTCCGCCCCAACAAGCGGCATACTTGTTGGAGCTTTCATACCAATCTGTAAGCGCAGCATCTTGCTCGTCCACTCCTCTGTGGAGAACTGAGAAATAGAGAATCCACTCTTCGGGAAGATATCAAGATTAAAAGTGCGCCGTGTATCTGAGTCTGCGTCAATCGAGTTAGAACCACTTAACGCAAGTCCTTCGATCGTATCAATAATCTTGTAGTCCTTATTCAGCAGTTCAATACGACAGTATAATCTTTTTGACCGGCTTTTCAGTAAGGCCAGATCTTCTTCTGTAGGTAAGTAAGTCATGGCCCACCTCCTTAAATCAACCCAGCGTTCTTCATATTGTCGCCGTTATTCAAATCGCCAGTCTCTACAAAATCAAACGAGATTTCTACCTTATCTGGGTGATCGTCGTCTGAGTAAGAAACGTTTCCATTTACGTTCATCAGCCATGCGCGGCCATCATACATCTTCAATACTTTTGGCTTTTTGTTCGTTAGCCAATTGATAAAAGTCTCCCGATAGTCAATAGACCCATCAAAATCAAACGCATCATTGGCACGATCCCACTTGATAATAACACCAGAGAAGTTGCCGCTATAATAATTTGCCTCACTACCATAAAATACGATGGGATACTTGCTTCCCAAGGTCGTCTCCACAGACGCTTCTTGATTGCGTGTAATATTCGTGACGGCTGGCTCAAGACCAACATAATATGATATGTCTTTGTCCATTAGCCATGCTCCGTCAAAATCGCTTACGGCACTTGTAGATGTGTACACTTGTTCAATTTCATCCACAACAGGAACTGCCATATACTGGTACTTCGTTTTTCTGCCACGTGCGAATTTGTCATAGCATACAATCAAAATAGGCTCAACGGAACTTGTGATCTTCTTTTCATAAATCGTAATCCAGTCGTATTTGCCAACCTCTCTACGTTTCACGCGAATAGAGTCAAAATTATTAGGTTCGTCCGCGCTTTTCGTAACAGTAAGCTTGATTCTACCTTCTCTTTTTTTATTTTCTGCCATAATTTCAAGCTTCTGCAGTTGTCCGTCATACTCAATTCTGAATGCGCAAAAATCCGTGTCCAGAACATATCCGTTCACAGTTTCTCCAACCGCTCGCACATAGTACACCTTATTATTATCAAGGCTTTCTACGTTGAACGCATGTGAAATAGAGCCGTGGTATATCTCCTCATGTAGCAAAGTCTTGTCTGAATCATAAAGCTGATATTTATAAAGATTCAGTGTCTCGCCCTCTTCTTCGATGTTTTTATACTCGACATTAAAAGAAAAAGCAGGGAAGGGAATTGTCTTTTCAGCGCGTGCTTCCACATCAACAAAATTTAACACCGGTTTTTCATGGCAATAAAAAAGAACGGCATCGCTTAAATCGCTTGTCTTGCCGCTCTGATTTGTTACTGTAATTTTAAGATAGTAGGGGAGTAGTCTATTATGTACAAGGTTCGCTGGCAGCATAAACATACGCACAGAAGATGAACCACTGGTTTTCACTGTCTGGTTAACAATAATATTGCCGGAGGCGTTGTCGTAGATAATATACTTCACTTCATTGATCGTGTCATCGTAGCATGTGTACCGCACGATATTTTCCCGTGTAGCGTCTATTACGGAAAATTTTGAAATTATCGGTTTCGCCAATTTAACACCTCCTTATTTTACGCCATATATCTCACATGGAATAATCAAATCGTTGTTTGTTGTAATGGCCGTCTCGCCATAGCTTTGTGCGTCAAAAAATGTAACTTCAGTGCAATATTTATTATTCTTTTCATATGCTTTTACATAGAACGGACGGAAAGCGCTTTTTATACTTGTGTCAGAATTGTATGATACATTTGAAGTAGAATTGTCGCCAGCGTTCAAATCATAAATCATACACAGCTTCGGCGTATTCATAGTGACGCAATGATATTCTGCACCACTCCATTCACCTGCGACTGGTTTCAACACAATAACAGAAACTTTGCTCAAATATTCGAGCACCCGTTTTGTTGCAGCACTCTCTGGATCAATCTCAACAACTTCTCTCTCTTTGTAGCCACGGAAAATAAAAATATATTCTGAATAATCGCTGTCCGCTTCAAAAGTCAACTTGTTCTCTTCGCCAACAGCAGAGTATGCATCTTTTGAATCGTTCTTCCATAATAGCTGGAAAATCTGCCCAGCCTTCAACTTGTCCACAGTAATAGTATCAGTGGTGATTTTATCCCCAGAAACTTGCGTAAGGCTGTTGTTTACAGAGGTGGAATCAAGCGCCACTTTACCATTTTTGTCAACAGATATAGCACCAGTCAAGTTAAGCTTTGTCGCCTTGATTTTTACAGTATTTGTACTCTGGTTTATCAAAGTAGCAATGTTTTTTCCGGTATAATCCGTCTTAGCCACCTTTGAATCAATGCTTTCAGTTGCTGTTTTAATGTGCTCTTCAAGTTTTTTATTTGCATTTAATTCTGCAGCATCCGCATACTTTTGAGCTTCAGTTTTTGTGGCACACAGTATGATGGCATTCTCATTTTTTGAAACTCTAGATTCTGCAAGCGAAATTTTTGTATTTAGTCCGCTCATGTCCTCATTGTATTTTTTAGTGGTTACGCGGGCTTCAATCTGCTGCTTTGTACTCTCCAAATCAGAATTATATTCCGTTTTAAAGCTTACAAGGTCACCATCTATTTTGCCAGCGGCATCCAGTGCCTCGTTTGCTTTTGTATCATCCGTGTATTTTAGCGCCACAGCCCAGTCAGCTCGACTAAAGCTTTCAGTTGTAGGACGTGCTGTCTGACATACAAGAACTTTATTATCACCAGAACTACTTGCCCAGATATCACCACGGCTATATGGGGTTGAAGGCGTTGTGAAAAAAACACGTCTTGATCCATTTGCTGTATCGTTTTCAAGGCTCGCAGCTCTCAAAACTTTCAATAAATTCTTATCACTAAGAGTCTCCCATATAAAAGTGTCCGCCCACCTATACGCATCATCAGCCTTTATGTCATAATAAAGGTCGCCAATGTGCAGTCTCTTTGCATCCTCCGTTACCCAATTTACTGTCGGAGCCGTATCAGTAGATGGTACACCACTGTAGAACCATAAGCTGAGTTGTCCGTCTACCTGATCTTTCAGCGTTAAAAATTCACTGACATCCGTGTATTTGACAATAGTATCAGCAAAATCTGTATCAATAATGGACAGCTGACTGCCAACCACGTTGACTTTGCTGTCCACTGTTTTCATTGTACCAATATTATCGGGGGAACATACCAGTCGCTTCATATCACCCTGCAATGCAGTCACAACCACACTCTGTCCAACCGTGTAAATCTGGTCAGAGGTAATGTTATACTGGCTTCCAAACACGGATATTGTGTATGTATTCCCACTCACCGCAGTTACCACGCCAGTCTGCGATTTGTCAAATTTTGCGTCATTGAGTTTCTTTTCAATCGTGTCTACGATGACTTTGCTCAACACGTCGATTGCATCTTGACTATTTTGTGACATCTCGTCCCTCCTTTATAAATGTATACTCGATCTCAACCTACCCAACCCACCCTGAGCCAAGTATACTTCGTATTTATTTTTGCTTATTGTACTGTTTAACGTCTATTCAGTTCCTGTACAACCTTGTTCGGCAGACGATTTACCAACTCACGAGCCAGTGCATCGCTATCACCAACGGGATTGTTCACATTCACATCACCAATAGACAGGGAAATACCACCAGCGTCGCGGCTTTGCACCATAGAAGCAGAACTATGTTTTGCCAATTGATCGCTGAACCACTTGTCTGGATTGCCGCCCATCTCAAACAGGCGAGAGGTAATATCAGCAGGAACAACACCATCGCCAGTCTCAAGATATGTATAACGTCCAGAAGCTGGCTTACGAACAATAAGTTCTGAACCTCTTTCGTCAACGTTTGCAAAATGATTCGTTTTAGAAGATTTAAGACCATTCGCGTGACGACCAAAAAAGAAACCAGCAAAACCTCCTAAAAGAGTACCAATCAATGCTCCTGCTGGTCCACCTATTGCCATACCCGCAGCTGCGCCCAGACCAGCACCAGTAAGAGTTGTAGCAGCCGTTTTGACTGTTTGGTCTTCATTGCCGGTTGCGTCATTCTTTTTGTCTGTTTCGTCAGTTGCTTTATTCTCTTCTTTAGATACGATCTGTGTAGCGTTAATTGTGAGATTTGTTGCGCTGTGTTTGGTGTTTTCGGCAGTTTCAGAGCTACTATCTGCTGTATCCTTGGTGTTCTCAGCAGTCTTTTTACTCTTGCCAGAGATATCCTTGCACAGATTTACAATTGCACCAATCGGGCTAATATCCCAGAAGAAGGTAGCGACAGACTTTATTGCTTTTTTGCCAAAGCCATCTTCTTTGTTAGACCAGATTTCTTTTTGATGCTTTACACTCTTTATGCCGCCATAAATACCAAGTCCGGCAGCGGCAGCGATCGGAATTGCGTAAGGTCCAGCCGCAGCCAAGGCGCTTCCAGCTGTACCAATAAGTTTTCCAGCACCAGCAAGCAACTTACCTCCGCCACTAAGTAATGTAGTTCCAACCTTACCAATCCCACCAAGAATCGTGGAACCAATTTTACTCTTACTAACAGCATTGCCGATAGCCTTAAATCCATTCACAAACGTGGAAATGATACCGCCGCCAGAACCAGAACCTCTAAATAGGCTCTGAGCGCCAACTTTAATTTTATCCCAGATGCCACCAAATGTTTCAATAAGTCCGTTTCCAGAGGTTTTAATCTGGTTGATCATTGCATTGATAACATCTGTTGCTCCAGTAGTTGCAGTATCTGTAAGCTGTTTTTTACCAGCATTGAATGCCTTTTTAGCGGCATTGAAGGTGTCTTTAAAGGATTTATTTACATTCTCTGATTTTTCCTTATTGAAGAATCCTTTTATCGTATCCCACAGACCTTTTGTGCCGAGATCTTTGTACTCACCAGTCTTAAACATGGAATACAGGTTATTTACCTTCGTAAGCGTATTGATTAGCGATTCAAGGTTTGTAATCAAATTCTGGATGCCGGTAATCGCGCTGCCAGTATTCAGGCTTGCAATGATCTTATTGTGATAATCATCCAGAGTGCCCTCCATCTGCGTGAGAGTCATCTTCTGGATCTGCGCAGTGTACTCAAGTTCCTTCTGGTAATCCTTCCAGCTCTTGCCGATATCATCCATGACCTCAGACAACTTGTCCTTGAACTCATTGTACTTCTTGATTTGGTCATCAATAGCTTTTTCGGCGTCCTTCTTATTCCACTCGCGCTGCTTGTCAGCAAGGTCTTCGCGTGCAGTACGCACATCTTCGGCGTTTGCCTGCCACTCATAGCCATTCTCAGTGTACACACGGGTCGTGCGCTGTTGCTGGGCGCGGGCGAGAGCATCTTGTGCCTTGGAAAGTTCAATAGCGCGTTCGGTAGCTTCGTTGTTTTCTTCCAAAGCTTCCTTCTGCTTATTCAGAGCTTTAATCCGCTTGTCGATGACTTTGCCCATAGCATCGCCCCAAATTTTGAGGTCGTTGTTGGACTTGTCATTTAAAGTGGAGAGAAGGGAAAGGAAAGAGGACAGAACAGCTTTTGCATCGGATAGAGCGGACTTGAATTCCTCAATTACCTTTTCGACGCCATCCCAGTGCTTTTTCAGTTTTGTTGTAACCTGTGCGTCGGTCTCTTGAACTTCGAGAAGAGCCTTTTCCATAGCCTCGTCAAGCTCTTTTTGAACTTCGGCCTTTTGTTGAAGTGCTTCGTCTTCCGATAGATCCTTGTTAGAATCAATGGCAGACATTTTCTTTGTGTATTGCGCTAGAGCTTTTTGATACTTTACAGTTTTCTCCGCAAGCGCTTTATATTCTTCTGGAGTCGGCTCACGCACATCATCAATCATGGCTTGAACCTGAATACCAATCGGATTACCTTCAAACTCTTTTGCAAACGCACTCAGTTTATCAACGTAACTTTGGCGAAGTGCCTTTACGTCGATTTTAGCGTTTCCGTCCTCATCATAAGTAAGTAGGTTAGAGAATTCTTCAGGAAGTTCCTGCAGCTTCTGCATGGTATCCTGTGTCAGTTGGCCGGTAGTATTCCACTCGTCCATCGCATCTTTTAGCGTGTTCCAATTGGCTTGATATTTATCCAGCTCGGTATTTACACGCTCAAGATCAGTTCCAAGACCAACAAGATAGTCACTAACAGAAATTTTGCCGCTTTCAATATTTGCCTTATCAGAACTTAACGAGTTTGCAAGCGCAGTAGCTGCCGCACCACCGGTTTCGTTTGCAGCTTTTATGCGCTTATCCAATTCATCAAGAGTCGCTTTCTTAAACGCCTCGGTGTTAAGATTGATGTTTCCATTTTTATCGACGAGATTATCCATCAAATCCTTGCTATCACCAAAGAATTTGCTCAGTTGCAGGATAGACTCTATCTTACTTTCTGTTGCATCAAGGTCGCCAACACCGAATTGACTATTCTTGATTTTTTGCTGAATATCATACAGCCCAGAAAATGCTGATTTTATAGCGTCCGTCTTCTGTTTTGCCTTGTCCATTGCGGTGCCGTAACCCTCAATGGCATCAGTAAGTTGCTCAAAGGAGATGGTATCTCCCTTTACATTTTCATCAACATACTGAAGAATACGCTTTAGTTCCACAGCACTCTTTCCAGACTCATCAGTAGCATTAGCCTGGGCAATTTGAGCAAACATCAAATTCTTAAACTCAGTCGTGTTGATAGACATCTTCCCATTCTGCTCTGTAAGCAGGGAAGTATAGTCGTCTTCAAGACCAAGTAAATCATTTAATGTACTAATGCAAAGATTGCCATACTGATTGTATTCTTCCATCGCAGTGGACAGAGTTTTCCATGCACTGACCGCATCGGTCATCTTATCCTCGTTATCCTTGCTACCAGAAGATTTATTGCTGTTTTTATCTTTCGGATTCCTAAACTGATTCTCAGCACTCTGAGCATGAGTCTTGTCCAACAAGTCCATCATAGCACTATAAGTGTTGATGATTCGTTGCTGTGCCTGAACCTGAGTTGCAAGAGCATCGCCACTCAAACCGCCCTCATCAATAAGACGCTGACCTTCTGCATAAAGCAGAGATTTCATATCTTTGACTTCTTGTTGTGCTTGAGATAAGAACTTACTTGCATTTGCATAGGTGTTCGTGTTTGCGTTCAGAGATTCAATAGCTTGAGCGTACAACGCAGCTTTTGCCATCTCGTAATAGGCGTCAGCCATCGTATTGATATTCTCTGTATTGATTGCAAGCTGACCACTTTCATTAACTAGACAGTCATAATACTCAGGGCCAAGGTTGATGAGATCAGTAAGAGTGCTAACGGTCAAATAGCCATTTTCATTGTACTCGTCAACAACATCACTTAGCGTACTATAAGCAGATTGAATCTTGTCAAGACAATCTGTGGCTTCCTTTAACTGGTCTGCGGCGGCAGATGCAGATTCCGACAATCCATCCACTTTAGAAGCGGAAGATGTAGAGACAAGACCGAGCTGTACAAGAACATCCACAAATGCCTGAGCGTCAGAAGCGTTATCGCTAAACCCAAGGTTTAGCATAGTTTCTTTCAGCTGATTCAATGCATCTGCGTATGTACCCCCTAATTTCTTATCACCACTCAGGAAACTAACAAGGTTACCGGATGTAACACCACCATAAGTACCCTTTAATCCTTCAAGAGCATCTGTAACGGCCTTGATATCATCCTCGGAACGCTTAGAGGACGTAGAGGACAGCTTTTGCGCCGCAATAACTTCCTTTAATGTATCGGAAGAACTACGATATGCGTTTGCTTGGTCTTCAATAGCATTTTTCTCAGACTTTAACTGGTTATACAGACTTGATGCCTCAAGAGTTGCAGAATCATAGTTGCTACCCAGATAATCCAGAGCATTACTCAGCTTATCATAGTAGGCAAGAATAGAGTCTGCGTCATTAGGGTCAAACCCACCAAAATTAAACACACCCGTATTACTATCAAGAGAACCACCAAACTTGCCGCCAAGAGCATTCGCCATATCGGTATCCGAGGAATCACCGATAACATACTGACCGCTAGACTTTCCTTTTGCGGTTTGCTCAAGTAGTTTGCCTTGATCGGCCTTATTCTGCGTTAGCGTAGAAATTGAGAGTTCGTTTAGAAGGTCAATCTGTTCCTGGTACTTACCATTCTCAAGGTCAAGCTTACGAAGCTTTTTATCCATTTCAGCAGACTGGTTCTTTAACAGGTCAAGAATTTCTGCATTTAAATCCTTTGCCTGTGCAAAATCGTCCGTATCCCAGCCGGACTTATCTCCCAGCTCTTTATACTGAGAAATCAAATCGGTCATAGAAGAGGAAAGCTCTTTAGACTTCTGGGCATTGGTCTCAATAGCAGTGCGCCACTCATTGAATTTTGTGATAATGGTATTAAGTGCAATACCAGCAATCATACTGACCGCAGCATTCAACGCAACAGTTGCAAGCCTCAGTGCAGTTGTCTTTGCAGTATTTAAGTCCAATACGCCTTGCTCTTTTGTAAGCCATGTGATAAAATTTGTATTAGCAAGAGTTGCCTTATCGAGATCCCAACAGTATTCTATATACCGATCAAGAAGCCCACTCATGGATTTACGGACTTTATTTATGGCATCAAGAGTGCCAGAAGTAATTTTCGTGCCATCAGTAGAAAAGAAAGTTAATATCTACTTTTGAGGAGAGATTATGGACAAGAAAATTTCTTACTGCCCTAGATGCGATAAATATGTAGAGCGATTTGCGTGGTTTTGCCCGTTCTGTGGAGGTATGGTTCCAAAAGTATCTGTTTGGGAGAAATGGGACGACGCAAAACGTCAGGAGTTTTTTAAAGATTCTCCTCACTATGACCCTCCTAGACCAACCAACGACAAAGCAGAACTGGAAAAAGCAGAAGTCTTTGATAAGCAAATTAAAGAAGAACTTGCTCAAGAAGCTGAACTTGCAAAGTATGCACCAAAATGCCCAGTCTGTGGTTGTCCACATCTCGACAAAATAGGTGCGGGATCTAAACTTGTTGATGTGGCAATTTGGGGATTAGCGAGTAAGAAACCGGGAAAACAGTTTAAATGTAAAGCATGTGGGTATGAGTTTTGATATTCTATACCAAATGTGACCTCCCGTTCTCTTTACATTTTGTCTTTTTATGGTAGACTTAAATAAAGACTAGAAGAAAGGAGGAGGTTACAATGACTAGAGAAGAGTTTAACAAGATTCTAAATTCTGAACTCGAAAAAAACGCTCGTGCGTTCGCAGAAGAACTGTCTTCGAAAGAGAACAAGGAAATGTCCTACACTGCTATGGTTGCCGCAGCATACACTCATGCTGTGTCTGATGCGACCAAAGCACTGGCCACTGCTCTCGAAAAAGCCGGATATCTCAAGTACGACAATTAAAATGTTCGGATGACTTGTTAGACACATTCAGAAGAATTGCGTCAGCAAAATCCTTTACATTATAAGTCGGATCTCGCTGCCCCTTGATATAGTCAAGAAAGGCAGTGAGTTCTTTTGTTTCAATTTCAATTTTCATATACGAATTCACCTCGATTAAAAAATGCAAAGTTGGTTGATGTAGCAATATGGGGCTTTGCCAGTGGAAAAGTGAAGAAAACGTTTCACTGCAATAATTGCGGATATGAATGGTAAGAAGTGGCTAACTCAACAGGCATAAATAAAACACCCGGAGGTGCGTAACTTCCGGGTGCTTTTTCATTTGGATATAATAAAAGCTCCTCACCATAGCGGTAAGGAGCTGATTCTTTACAAAAACGGGTTATCATTAGCCCCTTACTCGTTCCATCATCAACTTTCGTATCAGACTTTCCGAAACGGCCACTAGAGTCCACTAGCGCCTCGTGACTACAATCCCGTCGCTATATATTATACCAGACAGTAGGAAAATGTCAACACTTTTTTAGAAAATCAGGAAAGAATTTTGAATCCATACTTCATCTTTTCATTGCCGTTTTTCCCACAATATAACTTGGATCGGATGTTTTTTGACAATTCTTGATTCTTTGGTTGTAAATCAGCAGCATACCTAGCAAGAGCATTTGGTATGAAATCCGCTAGTTGCAAACCAGCACAATTGTCTGATTTTTGAACAAATCGAATTTCATGTAGGTGATTTTGAATCGTAGCAGGAGAATAGTACATTGTACCTAGTGCTTTCAGTTCGTACATCCTTTGCTGAATGTTCATATTTTGTTCTGCCTGCATTGACTCGTAACAAATATCACCAGTAGATCGAGTATCGCTCAAAAACTGACAATAATGCTCTATCATCAATTGAATTGCAATAGTAAAATGATTATTCAAATGTTGCTTACCATAACTGTTAAATAATGCTTGTTTATCAAGGCATACCCCAAGTGTTGTAACAGGAGCCATTCTAAACAGCTTTGACATTTCATTATAAAGCAATGTCACATTCTGTTTCTTACGAAAGAAAACTTTATTATATTCAGGAACTTGGCTTATAGTGTGTCTATTTGCTTTTGAGGCAAAAGTGACATCTTTCTCATGCAGAACATATGACGATGCATTGGGATCTTTATTCCATAGTAATTGTTTTATTGCAATTAAAGAATTTTCCAATGATTCGTAGTCATCATTCTTAACGATTAGCCCTCCAACAGCAAAGAATAAGCTGCCATCTGACTTCTTGGTTTCACTCTCGTCTAAGTACATCGTATATGATGCCAATTTGCATCACCGCCTCTTGCTTTTTCTATAAGTCTACCACATACGACATTATTTAGCAAGAGAATTTAAAACGCCCGGCCTCCCAACAGTAGGGAAGTCGGGTTTGTTCGTTATGATAGCTGCGCCGTTGTTATTTCAGAAGTTCAGCGATTTCTTCAGCAGTCACACCATTTGCCAGCGCATTGGCAACAATATCTTCTGCCTTTTTGCGATTCAGCTCTGCCGCAATCTTTTTGTCGGCATCAGCCTTTTTCTTTTCGAGCTTGGTGATCTCTTTGTTGAGTTTTTTCAACTCTGCTTCTTTTGCTTTACGCTGGGCGTTCAGTGTAGCGATATCATCACCAATAGTTGCAATCTCCTGAGCAATAGATTCTGCTGCGGTATTCTTTTCAGCAATCTGTGCCGCATAATCGATACCGTCAAGAACCTTTACTTTGTTCTTACTTCCTTTAGGTCTAGCCATAATAAAACACCTCCGTATATTTTGGATACGCGATTGTACTTTTATTATAGCCAGAATATCGTATGTAGTCAACGAATATTTTGTTTTCTCCTATTTATATCGCGCCAGAGAATAGCGCGTCTCCTCGTTTCCACCTACTTCTTTAAGTCGTCTGGTTACGTCTGAGGTGGACTTCTGAACTTTCATCCAGAACTGACTATCCTTCCAGTGGTTGCTCACTGACCCTTTTTAGTCGATGAACCTTCCACCCTCCTACATTATATAATAGGAGAGTGGATCGGCTGCTGACCGCCCATTGTAAACGCTACTTAGCACTCAATTATTACCATATTTTGACAATACGATAAAACCGAGCTTTTATCTCAGCATATAGCATCCATATCCTTGTTTCTATCTTTCGATTCCTACATTATATAAATATAATAATAGGCGATATGGCTCTTAGGGTTTCCCAGCACTCTAGGGGCTATTTTATTTTTACATGGTGCCGCATCCTATATTATCAAACGCAACAAATATAAGAGGGCATATTAACTTTACCCGCACCATTCTTGAGCTTTCCGCTCATCTGCATTACAGACAACACACCAGAAATGGCAGCTGTCAAAGTGGGTAATGTGCCGGCTGCTTTAACTGCACCATCAGCAAGGTCTACTGCTCCGGTGGCGAAATCGACAAAGAACTTGATTAAAGAACTATCAAGTAAGTCTTTACTGAACTGTTGGAATGCAGCATCTAACTGATTCAACTTACCAGTAATACTGGTTAAATATACTTCATTTTCTTTTGCTGCAGAACCAGCACTATTGGCAGCATCTTTCATTGATTTTTCCGCAATCTGGAACTGGGACAATACGGCGGAGACACTGTTCGCATTGCGCTTTCCGCCAAGAAGCTTTGTAACGTTCGCACGATCAACATCAGTCAGCTTGCCCCAGACCTTGGAAATCTCCATCAAGATATCATATGTACTCTTAAATTGAGTTCCGGCAGCGTCTGCCATAATGTCAACGCCAGTAAGCTTCTTTAATTCACTACGAAGCTCGGAAACAGAATTCGCACACCCGTCTGTAGATTCTCCCATCGCGGTTAAATCCGTCTTGGCAGCTCTTAAATACATACTGACAGTTTTTAATGTTTGGCCGGTGGACTCCGCGTTTTGGGTAACAGAGTTCATAGCCACACCAAGAGCAACTGCCTGGTCAAGATCATTTCCGGCTTCATGGAGGGCTGCGCCACTACGAGTCAATATTTCAAGGATATCCTCGGCACTTGCAGGCTCATTATTTGCGACCTCATTAACAAGATCAGCTACCTTTTGAGCATCTTCTGCAGCAAGATCAAAGCCTTTCAAAACGGAAATCATATAAGACGAAGCATCTGTAACACTTTCAATGCCATCGCCAACATTTTTCAATAGAGTGCTTACACGGGCGAGTTCCTCTGCATCCGGCATATTATATCCAAGACGAGACCAGTCTGCTGTTGCACTAACATAATCAGAAATTGACGCACCCAAATCACGAGCGGTTTTTGCCGCACGATCAGAGAACTGTGAGTACGCATTTTCACTTTCATTTGTTACTTTGCGCAGCTCTACCATAGCGTCGTCTATCTCTACAACATTATTATAGACCTCTCTCAGACCCTGTTTAACCATGGCAACGCCAGCCATGGCGATAGCAGTCTGAAAGTGCTCTTTAAATAGGCGAGAGAGTTTTTGACCGAGAGTTTCTGCGGCGATACCAGCGCTTTCCATGTCGATTTTCAGTTCTGCAAACTCGTTACTCAGAACATTAAACGGTTTAGACTGCGCTTCTGCGGCATCCCGAATGTCGTACAGACGCTTCTTTAAATCTTGTCGCTTATCGAGATTGTTTAGAGTCTCCTCGTACTTATTTATAGTTGTAACAAGGTTGCGAAGATTCGTTGACTCATTTGTTGTACTCGTGCTTTCTTGAAATTTTTTCTTATACTCTGTCAGCTTTTGAGAAACATTTCCAAGTTCATTCTCAAGTGCCTGCAACTGTTTAATAAATTCTGCTGGATTGTTTTGAACCGCTTTTAAATTTTTAAGACTAACATCAAGATCATGCAACGCACCGGAGTCTGCATTCTTTGTTATATCGCCAAAAGCATATTTTTTTAACTCTTTGTTTTTGGCAACATCAGAGCCCATTGCAACATTACGCAGCCCTTGAATCGAATCGGCCACATCTTCTATTTTCTTTTGCCGTGCAGTTGCGGACACGCTTAGATTTCCCTCGGCTTTAATGGCTTCGTTAATCTGGATATTTACTTTCTCCCAGTCCACAAGAATTTTACCAAGTGTCTCGGCATACTCTTTGGACTGTGGATTTAATTTATCAAGATTTCTAAAACGAGCTTCAAAACTTCCGTCTTGGTCATTGCCATAACCAGAAATCTGCCTATCAAAACTACTAATACCATGAGCCTTTAACTTCGTTTGCTGTTTGTGAATATTATCAAGAGTAGAAGTGGCTTGCCGTTCAAGCTTTTGATATTCTTTTGTATAATCAGAAACCTGTTCTTTTGCGATATTGAAGCTTGTCTTTAGGCCGTTTACACCAGACGCATATCCTTTTGAAGTATGGTCTTTATCAAGGGTATTGATTTGGTCTAATATATTCTGAAGATTGGAACTTAATTTTTTTGCTTCTTCCGTAGTTCCTTTAATTGAACTCTTCCATTCGGTAGTTTTGGCTTTTGCTTGCTCAACAAATTTCTCTAACTGTTTAATCTCTGAAGCACCAGTAGTATCAGTCTTCGCAGAACTAGACTTTCCGGTATCGACCTTAACTGTCTGTTTTGCCGCAGATTGCATAGCTTTTTTAAGCTGTGCGGTTACTTTACTCTGATCGATCTTAACATCAAGTGTAACCTTTGGAGTTTTTAACTTTCCGCTCTTGACTACCTTATCAAGTGCATCATTTATATTACGGATAGTGTCGTTTTGATTTACTCCAAAAGCAATTTTTACTGGTTTTTCTTTATAATGCTCCTTGACAGAATTAAATTGCTGGTCTAATTCTTTTTTATTTGTATCAATAACAACCTTGACCTTAATAGCTGTTACGGCAGAAGACTCTGTGCCAGTATTTTCTTTTTCATCCATACTGTTGGTCACCTCTCTTTTCCATTTTCAACAATTCCTTTCAAAATAAAAAAGAGAAGCGGCCAGCTTCTTCAAGCCAGCCTCCTCTCATTCAAATTTTATTCCAAATAAATTCTCATAAAAGATGGCTTTTACAATCCATGCAAAGCCGTCTTAACAATCATTGCCGCCTCAACTTGCGCAGGAGTAATAAACGGACGTGCAGGGCGATATTCTTTCTGCCCACCAGACCGAAGATAATAACTCAGATCCATCCAAAGACCATTCTCAATCCAGTTCGCAAACATAGTTCCACCAACAGCCGCATTCTCACGTTCATCAAATAAAACATTCGCTCCACCATTCTCATTCCAAACAAGTGGAGAATTACCATGATGATATTCCCTATATAACAAAGTATCTGATGCTCTTTGAGAATCAAAATTCTTTCTGCCAAGAAAATAAGACGGTTGCGGTTTTGCGATGTCTTTCACAATCATCGTAACAGTGTTTCCATCACGAGTTACACTACTTACAATATTATTTGCATCTTCGATTCCAGCAGAACGGGCTGATTGTGACTGAATATTTTTCTTCGCACTTGCTTGAAGAACTGTTTCGATTTGCGGAGCTACGTCCTGCATAATTTGCTCCACACCATCCGCCACATCACTCAATAGGTCATCGAAGGTTGTGTATGACTGTTTCATTCACTCCACCTCAAATCTCGAACCGATCCTTCGCAGACTGAATCTTTGTCGTATCCTTCTTAATGTAATACTTGTTGGTCACATCCGTGCCAGCATGATTAAGCAGGGAAGATACATCCTCCAGACTCATACCAGCATTCTTCAGCAGGGTAGCACCACTATGCCGGAAATCATGCGGGTGCAGCGTAGGCTCATCAATCATCTCGCCAATCTTCTTACACCAGTCGCCAGCAGTGCTTGAAGTAATCGGCATCCATGCGCCATTGATTTTTGTACCAACGAACACATATCCACCATCCTCAATGTCATGCTCAGTGCGGTATTCCTTCAGCTCTTTCAAAAGTTCAGAAACTTCCTTGCTGAACATCAAGTCAACGATTTTACCTTCCTTTTCCAAAACGTCATGCACCATACGATTCTCATAGTCGATAGACTTCCAGAGCGTATTCCGCACGGCGTTGACACGAGCCATCGTAGATAACGAGAACAGGGCGTACAGACGCAGCGTCATCGCATTATCTTTCATGTGAACTGTGGTTGCAGATTCAACCAACACATTCAGCTTCTCTCGCATCAACTTGACTTCATCCGGCGTAAGATATGTCTGCTTCACAACAGCCACATCCTTAGTCGGACGGTCAATAAACTCCATCGGATTTTCCTTGATGATTTTCTTTTTGCGAAGATACCGGTATAGTGCAGAAATCGTACTCATGCGCCGCTTCATACGAGCAGAGTTATTTCCGTGCTTCTTACAATAGAAAAGAAATTCCTCAATATCCTCTTCTTCAAGTTCCGTCACAGGAGCGTTACCCTGATTGTCCAGAACATAAATCATCCACTGCTTGAAATCCGATTCATAATTGTAAACAGTAGACGGGCTGAGGTCACGGATACCCATATCAGTCTCGTATCTATCCCAGTATTTCAAAGACACTGGGTTTACATTCTTAAACTTCTCAGCATCCCATAACTTCAGCGGTTTACTTCTTGTAGCCATATTAAAATTCCCTCCAACCCACCTCTAAAAGTGTTTATTCCTTTTTATCTTTTGCCAGCACAGCAGAGATCTCCTGCTTATTATCCAGCAGGGCAGAAGTCACTTCAGAAAACTTCTCGACGTCAAAGTCATTCAAGTTACCCCTCACATCATTCAAATAGTTCTCCATAAAGTCAACGAAATCAGAAATAGGGTCAGGCTTCTCAATAATATCGTTGAGCTTGCCACAGAGACCAAGAACAAGCCATTCCTTATGAGAACGGTCAATCTGCTCGTGGACAGCCTTCTCCAGAGAATCGTACTGGTCCCAGAATGCAGAAGTATCACAACCAGCCTTGTTAATCTTGAAGTTAAAAGACTCGTAAGCAATACGCGGCCACTCACTCTGCGGCTCACTACGATAATCATAATCCGCAAAATACTTTAGAACGGTCAGCCGAAACACCACATCAAGCAGTGCGGGCTGATAATCACCGTCAATAGTACATGCCTTGACTACTTCATCAAGAAACTCATTTCGCTCCTGAAAATTTAAAACCTTCATTTTATCTCCCTTTCGTCTGTGCTTGCTTTAATTTCTTTCGCTCTTTCCGAGCTTTTTTTAGGTCGTCGTAATCGACCCAGCCTCCATCAATTTTGGAGTATGTAATCCAGCGGTAATCTACATCAGGATACTTGAACCAGAACATCTTGCGTTTCATCAGCGCAACACTATCAGCGAATCCCTTCGTATCAATCACTTGTTTGCTGCCATCTCGATATGTAATTTCATAGTCCGCCACATAATCAATCTTCCGCACCGCTACGTCCTTTCCGTCCTTATCGACCCGGCGGAACGCTTCCTGCAGAAGAAAGGGGACTTGCTTACGACACTCTACAATTTCGCCGCTTGCCAGCCTTGGCAATACAATATCTCGATAAAACAACATTTCTGCCTTACTATCATAAACTACGCCATCATATGTTCTATCTGCTGGATTCTTACTGACATTAAACTTTGTTCTGTTCTTTTTCTCCATAAAATCACCACGAAAAACGAAGGGGCGGTTATGCCCGCCCCTTACGATTTGATGTTTTCTTAACTACCGGCTTCACGGGCGTCTCATCCTTTACATCACTAGATGATTCATTTTCAGCCTTTGCAGGCTCATCCATAATCTCATGGAAAACATCACGAACAGCAGGGATAAAAGTTTCTACCTCGGCTTCCGTAACATTCTTATACTTGCGCATCAAAAGAGTAGTCAAGTCTGCCTTTGCAGTCTCTTTTGAAATAATTCCCTGACGATACTGATTTACAGCAGTCCACACAAGAAAGTGCGGCTCAGTGTCGCAAATCATTCGCCAAGGATTAAGACGCGCATCCTGCTCGCAATGCGGGCAAACCGGATATTCTTTTCCGCAAGTACGGCACCAATTCAGATTTGCCATTAGGCAGCTACAGTCTCGATGCGGAACAGACGCTTATCGTCAGAGCAGTACTCCTGAGTTGCGCTGATCTTAACAGGGTGAGTCAGCTCGTTATTCAGGGTCAGATCGATAGAGTTGTCCATCTTAGCATTCGGGAAGATGATACGCATCAGTTTCTTGTTTGCCTTATCGCAGGGATTGTAGCAGAATGCCTCAATCACGAACTCGCCCTCAGTAGAGAACTTGTCGGCACTATCATTGATGGCAACGCCCTCCTCGCTCTCATACTGGTACTTTACAACAAAGCGGTCGCCAGCCTTCAGGTTTGCACCAGTAGGCAGAGTAACCTCAGTGCCAGTGACAGAGAACTGAGACTCTGCAGTCTCACCCAGCTCGAAGGTCTTCAGTGCATTACCCTGACCATCGACCAGATCGATGTACTTAAAGGGGGCATTTGCAACAGCAGCCTTGGGGGTATGAGTCAGAGTCAGCTTCTGGCCGTCAGCAGAAGTCAGGTATTCAACAGTGGTAAAGACCTGCTTTGCTGTAGAAGAAGCAACCTCCTTCTTGGAGCCCATCTGCTCTGCCAGAGCACCCAGATGCATCAGAGCATTAGACCAATCTGCCTCTGCAGTCTTGCTCTTGTCGAATGCCATGATGTTAACGCCCTGTGCGTCCTGAGCATAAACGGTCTCGCCACCCAGAGTCAGCTTGAAATCCTTAATCTGATTCATGGTCCACAGACGCTTGCCGTTCAGATCATACTCGTGAATGCGATGAACGCGGTCAATAATGACCTCATTAAAATTAAAATCGCTCATAATATTCTTCCTTTCAATTTATTTGGATAAAATAAAAGAGCAAGGTCAATCAATCAACCTTGCTCGTCCAATCCAGTTGTGCTTTTGGAATCTTTCCAAATTCCACGGTGCCAGCGTAAACGCCATGCATCGTATTGTCGTATTTTTTTATTTGCTGAATCTTTCTTACATGATTCATAAATACACTCATAGGGTAGTCCATGGCCTTGAAGTAATCCGCTTTAAAGCCAGATGAACACGCCATCGAGAGAACAAGCTCCGCAAGGTGTGGTTCATAATGCTTTGTTTTCTGATACTCCAAGTTATCTTTGGCTTCCTCTATCATTGCAATTCTTGTCGGTTCGTCAGCAGCAAATTCAGAATGCTTTTCAATTCCATTTGCGGCACATAGATACTGAGAAATTGTTTCATACACCACATGGTCAATACGAGTATCCGTAAGTCTGTTGTGCAAGACAATCTCACCACTTATGTTATCTTTTGCCATCATAAACCCAGAAGTATCCATATTGCCAAGCAAAATAGACATGTCCTGATTTTTATTGCCTATAAAAAGTTGCCGGAACATTTCAAAATCCGAAACCTTCTGCCAATCAACCCCAACAGAGTCAAGCTGTGCTTTATAATCGCTTGATGTAGAACAGAATAAGTAAACCAACTGAAAATACTTTTGCTCACCATAATCGATAATATCACCGACAGACGGCATGTGAATCGTAATTTTGTCATTGATTTTAAAGTCTCTTCCACGCATCAAACTTGGCTCATACAGTTCTCGAAGTTCCATCAACCACACCCCACAAGGTCATCCAGATCCTGCGTCTTGAACGTCATGATTCTCACACGATGGTGTAAATCCATGTTGTCCTCGATATTGGATGTAATTTTAAGCTGCTTGATTCCAAAAATCGTACTGCCGTGTAGTTCTTTTTCCACAAGACCACTCAGATAGTCAACTCGTGTTGCACCGCCATGACCCTTCATCTTCATCAACGCTTGATTCACAATGACCCACACAGTAAGCGTGAAGTTCTCATACCAATCGTTGACATTGCTGCGGTCTGTCATATTTACCTTAAAACAAATATAGCTGTGTGCTGCCTCAATCGTGTCTGGAATATGGAAGTAAGGGAAGATGTATGTATAAATCGCCTCGTCAGGCTCTTCAATATCGTCATTACCCATTGCTTCAACAAGTCCGTCTGTATTGACCAGCTTTAAAGCCAATTTATTTTTGTAGTCAGTAATCAATTCACTCGTTGTCACAGCAAACTCACCACCTTACATTCGATGGATGCATTTGCCGTACCATCTGCATTTGTCAGAGAAATCCTAACAGTTGCGCCGTCCATGATACTATTATTCAAAATACGAATTTTGAAAACATTATCTGTAGCAACCTGTGTTTCAACAAAGCTCTTGAACTCATCAAGGCAAATAAAACTCCACTTTGCAACTTCCGCAACCTCTTCACCCGTAATACTTGTGAACACAGGAGTGAATTTCTTCCAAGAGCCACCAACACGAACTTCCGGCTTGCCTGCGTACTTAATAGTAGCTGTTACCTGAGAATCCGCATCCGGCTCATCACTCTTATTCGGCTCAAAATAATCACAAATCATCTTCTCGGCATTATCCGTCTTACTGTTGTACTGATCTTGCCGAATATTCAGCACAAGGAACCCCTGTGTCTTACCGTGCAGTTCATAGCGCTCTGTGCTCTGGTCAACAGAAGTCGTAACATACGTTTTCGGCTCTCCATTGATAATTTCCAGCATAAAGCGCTTATCAAGGTCAATCAGTGCAGTCTCATCATCGAAAGGCATCTGCACCTTATATTCACGCTGGCTCAATGAAGTCATAACAAGTTCCTTATTATTTGCATAATAAGGCTTGCTCAACGTCGCCCAGCGAGAGACTATCTCACCAGTAATCGGGTTTTGCCATTGAATCTGACGGTTACACAGCTCCATTTTCCCACGAAGAAAAATCTCATCATTTGGTTCTATCTCAGTTACCAGCCATTTGCAGTTGTAACAGTCAACAATATCACCAAGATTCAAAGAATCACCGGGATAAGCCCAAATCTTCTTTTCCTTGGCTACGCTATTACTACGGCTAACGACCAGCTTCTGAGGCAAACCATTTACTAGAGTATTATCCTCGTAGTCAACACTATCCTTGAAGTGTGCAGCGAAGTCACGTTTCGCAAAAGCAATTTTGACATCCTTTTTATTAGACATCTTTGCGGCACCACCAACAGCTCGCGCCCTCGTATAAAAGTCCATCGGTACACCTCCTTACTCAGAGTAGGAAGCGTATGTATCATAGTCGATGGTCTTACGCTTGCGGGTCGATCGGTCTTTTGCCATATAATTATCCAGCATCGTCATATTCTCCTCATGGATGTCTTTCACAAGAGCACGAATGCTCGTGCGCTCGTTAGCAGGGGAGAATACCTGTAAACTTGTAGGAAGGTCTTGTGCACTAAATGCCTTCAGCTTTCCAAACTCTCGCTTGAAATGCTGCTCTAACATCAAATGTGCAAGCATATCAATTTCGTCATATGTAAGGTCTGAGTTGAATTCCTCTAGCTCAGAATCGTAATCATCAAAGCTAAAATTCTCTTCAGGCTCAATATTTCTGGAAACAACAGAAAGTGACTCCATCAAATAACTCTTTGCACGGTCATGTACAAGATCTCTTACCTCGTTCTCGTTTAGGTCAAAATACTGAAAGAAATTACTATCAGTCTCAACTAACTCGTAGAACTTGTCGTATACCTGTGAAAATGCGGTCACATTATCCCTCCAATCTTACTCGGCGGGAACGACCTCCGCCTTTTCTCCATTAGCCTTCTTGCGGCTACGCTTAATAGTCTTCTCAACAGGAGTGTCCTGTGCCACAGGCTGTGCACCAGCCATCATAGCCTGCATCTGTGCCAGTGCTGCCTGCATCTGCTTCTGCATTTCAGCAAGCTGGTTCTTTGCGGCCTCAAGCTCTGCCTGAACATCAGCAGGGGCAGACTTGGCTGCAGGCACAACAGACAGCTCACTGTTACGCTTGCCAGCACGAAGCTCCTTATAACGCTCGTCAATCAGGCGCTTGACCTTAGTGGACAGGTCTTCACCGGAATTTGTCATGCGATAAAAACGACCACGAATACGCTCAAACTGAGCACCATCCTTAATATCAATCATACGCTGAAGATTCTCGACAGTGGGATTCAGAATCGCATTGTCGATATCTTCAATGAATAGAACATCGTCGCCCTTAATGCCAATAGCCTTAAAGATTTCATTCTGCTCTTCAGGGCGAAAACGCAGAACACCATTCTTGAACGCAGAACCAGTGCTATTCATATACATGATCTCCTCCGGCGGAATAGGAATCACACAAGGCTCTTCCACACTGCCTGGCTCGAAAGTATAGCCCTTACCGTTCAGTGACGAAATGGTAACCACGTTATCGTCGCAGTTCAGAACGTCAATAAACTTCTTTTCCATCACGGAACTCATAATTTGTCTCCTTTTCTATAAAAGCGGAGACCGCAAAGTCCCCGCCCAGATTTGCCTTTGGTAAAAATTACTGCAGAACAATCTTAGCAACACGCTCGATATGATCAATGCTGTAGCCGAAGGTAAAGTCCTTGACCATCAAATGGATCTTTTCGTTGTTGTTGTCATGATCCTCGTAAGTATGAGTCTCACCCTTCATGTCAAGTCTTCCGATCTTGCCCGCAATACCATAAATACGTTTCCAAAATTTTTAAGAAAAATGTTTATCTAAAATATTTTCTACATTATCAAAATCTGTGTAGGGAATTCTGATAAGTTTGATTCCATTACGATTACAATATTCTGTTTTTAAAGAATCTTTCTTTTGCTGACTTTTATATGTACTAATAGAGTCGGATTCGGTTACACTCTTGCTAAACCTAACAGGCATAAAATGTTGTTGCCCGTCGTATTCAATGCAAGTGTTTTTTGATGGTATATAGAAATCAAAAGGAAGCTGCCGTTCATTTTTACAATCTTTAAAACGGTATTCTCGTATGTAATCAATGCCATGACTATCGAGATAATTGCATACTTTTTCTTCACCATGAGAAGAACAACACTTTGGACATCCATGCCCGCCAAGAACTGAATTGACAGCTGTTGACCATTTGTAACCACATTTCTTACATTTAAAATTTGCATGAGATAATATATTTTTATATCCGCTCAAATACTCAACACTTGGAGAAACCGTTCTTAGTCGTTCTATCATTTCAGACTCTAAAATATGTGCTCTTCCAGCACATTTTGGACAACCAGAATTTTTATTATTAAGTATCGTATCAGGAATTGCGGTCCAATGGTAACCGCAAACATCACATGCAAAATCCACTTTCACAGCAACACGGACATATTTTGAAAGAACATGAATAGTAGGAAATCGTTCACGCATTTCTTTTAAGAATTCATCTTCCGTTCGTCTGTTTGCAATCCGTCGATAACATTCTGGACACCCATGTCCATCAAGCAATGTATGAGGTATGCCATTCCACTCATGCCCATCAAGTTTACAACGACAATGCACTCTCGCATTGTTTGTTGTGTATTCAGATAACAACTCAATATTAGGATTTACTTCAAACAGCTCCGTGGAAAATTGTATTGGCGACTTTCTTTTTTCTGCTCCACGCTTAGAGGCAACACATGCTTGACACCCACGATTATCAAGCAACATTCTTGCCTGTACTTCACGTACATCACCGCATACTTTACATTTCCTGGTAATTTTTTTTCGAAGACCATTATATTCGGATAAAATTTCAAAATTTGGGTTTACATCAAACACTTCTTTTTTGAAGTCTTCTGTCGTTCTCATTGGTGTCATCCATGCTACCTCCTTTCTTGCAAAATAAAAGCCAGACATTCTACACAACATCTGGTCAAATTAAATATTAGATAAACATTATACCGGACGCTACTCCGTTCTTGTTGCATCTAGCAACCTCGTACTCTCATACGAGTGAAGACTATATCTTCACCCAGTAAAAACACTGGGGCACACCACTTCGGATGCCAGACACTTGCATCCTAACCGCTCCCACGCGGATAGTCGTTGAACCTTCTCCTTTTCGGAGCTTGGCTGCTGATTGCCCATTATTTTTAATGTTTAGGTTTTAACCATGCATCATCTACAATTTTCTTTCTACTTTCGCAACCATCCATCTAGGTATATTTCATCCTTCTGTTTTGGTAATTGTAGTTTTAGGGTTTTCCAGCAATTCAATGTGTATTTGTTATCGTGACTTACATCACGACTGGACTATATTACGTAAATTTACATAAATTTAATCCGGGATCAGCAGGGAACCATCACCCAGCTTCTTAGCAGAGCTAATACCAGTGATAGCAACACCATCGTAAGTCTTGACCAGACCATAACGGTTGAACTCATCCTTGGCTGCATCAGACAGATACTCAGCGTAACCGGTCATACGACGCATCTTAGCACAATACTTCATCAGGCTGACAGTGAAGGGATTACCACCATCGGCGTACTCATTCAGATACAGAGCCAGAGCGTCCATGTCCTGCATAGTGGGCTCCTTACCCTGTGCATCGATCTTCTGCTCGCCACCAGTGATAGCGTCATCAACCATGCTAAAGATGTCATAGAACATCTGGTTCTTCAGAGCCTCAGTCATAAAGGTGGTCAGAGTTGCCACACTCTTCCAAGCATTACGTCTTACTTCCACAAAGCTAAGATCAGCCTCGATCTGCTTATTACGCCAGACGGGCTTAATAGTCTCGTAGTGCAGGTAAGACTTCGGCACGTTGCCGCCCTTAGCTGCATCATAAGCCTTCAGGGTGTTCTTAACAGTACGACCTGCTTCGTAATCATCAAACTCACCAACATTACCACGCTCAAACATGGAGTCCAGCAACTCATCAGGTGCACCATACAGCTCATCAGTCACGGTGCGGTTAACAAACTGAGCAATCTCCTTGTTGGGGTCGCCCTTATCAATCAGCTCCTCAACATGAGCGCCAACAACCTCAGCAATTTCCTTGTCCTCGGCATCCATAGCGCGATTGTACTGAGTCTTCTCAGCAACTTCATAAACACGACCAGGCTGCTTCATCAGCTCGGCCACTTCAATATTCAGTGCCATAATTCATTTCCTTTCTCTTCGCGCAAAATAAAAGAGCTACCGCCAAAAGACGATAGCCTTAAATTTCACGTATCATATTCAAGATTTTTCTCTCAATCAAGCAACAGTCTTTGCCTCGGGCAGCACACTGATCATAATCAGCTTGTGGCCGTTGTCATCCATCACACCAGCAAACTCAAAACGAGAAGTACCAGTAGTAGCAACCTGCCACTTACCGTCAGTGTTGACCTCCAGCAGCTTGCCGATATTGGTATCCTGTGCATCGCCATCCTTGTACTGGTCGGTGCCGTACAGCTCGCCAGCATACAGAGGAACGCGCTTCACCAGCACACCTGCCTTAATCTCGGTGACCATCTTGTCATAGTCATCAAAATTAGTCTGGCTTGCATAGATGCCCTCCGGGATAAACTCATGGGCAACCATCTCGATGCCCTCGGCGGTAGCTGCGTCAGGGAACTTAACCTGACCAGCCTTGTGATCAACCTGAACACCCATACCGGTGACCATATCGACCTTTGCGGCATAGTTAGCGGGAATATTCTTCGCGCCGTTCACCATCAGTTCACGAATCATAATATTTTTCCTTTCTCTTAAATGTTATTACTTACCCAAATATTCCCGCCATGCGTCACGCTTGTTAGCGTTAGTGGTGTTATACTTGGTTTCATTCAAATTCAGCTTGATACTCTCAGACTTATGTACCTCAGAGGTCTCAATCTTCTTTTCAGCAGGGGCCTTCTTAGCGGCTTCAACACAACGCTCGGCAATCACACTCTTAATACCAGTCTCGTCCAGATTATCAATCAGACTTGCGTAGTTGCCACCCTCAGAAACTTCAGCTTCGGTAATCATCTTGCTGGAGAGTGCGTACTGACGCAGATCCTCCTTCTTCTGTGCAAGCTCTGCAGCCGCCTTTTCTGCCTCTGCCTTCTCAGCCTGATCCTTGTACGGAGTCAGAGAAGCAACCTTTTCCTTTGCACTCTGCAGCTCAGTATTCAGACTTGCAATAGTGTTATTCAGCTCCGCAATCTTGGTATTAACATCAGAAATAGAAACAGTCAGAGTAATATGCTGCGGCTCGCCAAGAGAAACCTCGTTGCCCTCAACGGTGTAAGAGAACATGATGTAATCCAAATCGTTCATACAACGACCGAATTTCTTACACCAGATAGTGTGATCTTCGGGGAACACTTCGGCTAGATACATATCTGAATTAAACTTCACAACAGCCTCATTCAGCTTCTCGTACAGGTCATGACCGGTCAAACTGGAAGTCTCAGTGGTAGACTCCGGCTCTGGTTCACCAGCAGGCTCAGTCGAGGGATGGGTTCCACCACCTTCCTCGGAAGTCTGAACATCAGGCTCTGCAAGAGTAGTGGGCTCAGTAGCAGGTGCGGTTTCAGGCTCGCCAGCTGGAGTCTGCTCTGCCTGCTCAGTCTCGGTTGGATTCTCAACCTGTGCGGTTTGAGTCTCCTTATCCTTATTCAGTTCCAAATTTTTTGCCTCCTTTTCATTAGATTCTATATTTGAAATCTCTTTTGTATCCTCAATATAGGCGTTTGCCAATTCAAGACCAAAATCGGTTTCAGCGACCTCAAGCAGTTTAGAGCACTTATATGCCGGTTCAACATTTGCACCAAGCAAGCAATGTGCAGTAAACACGCCATCGTCAATAATTTTTGCCATGCGGCCACCCACGATTCCCTTATGAGCTTTCAGCACATCAATTTCCCAACTGGTATTTAATGTGCCACTCTCAATACGGCGCAAAATCGTCGCACAAGCCTTTGGATATCGCTTCCAGATTTTACAAGAGGCAACAATAAAGTCGGTATCGTCAATTTTCTCGATACCGACCGACTGGAAACTACCGAATGCATCAGTGTCAAATTCGGCAGTCTTATATTCATTGCCATCATCGTCTTTTCTGGTGACGACTTTCATATTGTGACCGGAAAAATCCAGTTCACCCTTTGGAGCTACGACCAACTTACCAACAAGCGGGTTGCCAACCAGTGTGCTCATCCAACTTTCAATGGTGTCACGGTTCAAAGCAACCTGATTCCCATTTACTGAGAAATCACAGATGACAAACTTGGCAAGATAGTGGTCTGGATGCTCCGTAATCTCAGAGCAGCAGATATTTCTACTATAGAAATATTCCTTACTCATTGTTCATCACCTCACTTACTATCTTCATTTCTTTGCTTGTCATAAATCTGCTTTTCAGTTTCCTCACCCTTTGGACGACCCGTCTTTTTATCGCTGTCGCCGCCACCACTGGAGTTACCTGTTGATGTATAAGAGGTCTGTCGAGCTACAAACACATCATCATAACCTTCCTCAGTTTCGGCCTGACGTTTACGGAGTTCGTCTTCAGCATGAAGCCCCATGTACTCGTAAGCAGTCTTGTAAGAACAATTCAAAGTGGTAAACAGGAACTGAGCAATCGCCTTCTTCATCTCCATACCCATCATTTCAGTAGTAGAGACCTTTACATCAGGGCAGTACATAGTGTCCACACCTGCATCTTCAAGGCGAATGCGATACCATCGCTTTAATACATCCTCAATCTGTTCCGCAATCTTACCGATATTTTTCATCAGCTGGTCAAGAGACACCTTTGCAGTTGAAACAGTCTGTTGACCATCAGTGTTTAAGAAACTGATACCCAAAGCTGCCATTTCTCGGTTACGATACTGTTTGACAGTCTCGATATTCGTCATCTCAACCTTCGGCTCAACATATTTGATATCCTTGACATATGGAGCAGTCGTCACAAGCACGGTATTTTGCTTCCATGCACGCAGCAGGTTATCGTGTGCCGTCACCTGTTCAGAAAAACCCTTCTTATCTTTGTTTGGACCCATCAACTCAGGGTCAAGCTGTTGCCAGATGATTTTCTTTGCCTTTGCCTTAGCATTTACACGGTCTGAAGTATCAAAAGTTTCAAGCATCAATGCCGGACGCAAGGCGCGGAATAGGGGAGAGACACCATATTTCTGCCCCATATTGCCAATGCGAATCACACCACAGTGGTCAACATCCAATTTTGCGTATGTATTACCATTCTTAAATGCCTGATACACCTCATCTGGATAGTTGTTCTGAATCTCAGTCTCCTGATTTTCAAAGAACAGTGCTTTATTCTTCTTATCCTTCAGCATAGATTTGCTCAAAGCGGATTTCAGCTTAGACATGTTGATAAGCACAACAGGTTGTCCATTTGATAGGTAATCACTTATCTCAGCAATACCAAGAGGGTAGTAGTCTACAATGTAGTTCTCATCTTTCTGACGCAGATATGTAATATAAGTGCCCTCTGCGTAAGTCATCGGAATGGCAGCACGTAACAGACTTCGCACATTGATTTGTGCGTTGAAATCATCAATCACTTCACGGGCGTAATTTACCTGTTTTGTCTTATTACGCTGTTCAGGGAACTGCGCAAAACTGCATTTAAACTCCGTATTAACATTCGCCTCAATCGCATCATAGGTAATACCAATTAGGTCATCTTTATTGATGTAATTACGGATGATTCCATTGACCGTCTGCACATTCGTCAGATTCGACTGTAACCCTCGTGCAAGTTCATCAATTCGGTCAACCGTCAGCGTTTCAGAGGAGGCTGAAATTTTCAGGTATGTACTATATTGCTTATTTTCAGGATCATAGGATGCGATAGCATGGCGGATAACATTGTCCATTCTTTCTTCTGAAAGCTCGTTTACAGATGTAAGCACAACAGTACCATCATCTGTCTGTGAAGCAGTCACGACATCAAAATCTTCCTTTTTCTTTCTTGCCACATTTTCACCTCCTCTGCTTAGAAGTCAATGTTAGAGATACAAATCGGCGGAGTAATTATTGTCTCCACCGCAGACTGGCGCACTTTATCCTTACGACGTAATTCGTATAGACGATGAGCAAGCAAGATCGCAACATAGAACCTATCATCGTGGATTTTGTTGGCAACATCGGGCGCTAAAGCATACGTTACAGTCGTGTTTTCAGAGTTTGTCGTTTTCTGAATACTTGTAATCTCGTTCTTCATCAAGTCGATGTTAACCCACGCAGTCTGTTCTTCTAAAGTGAGTTCATGCGTCTTCAAAATTTCTTGACCAGTTGATTTATCCACGCCGTCTACTACCTGAACGTAATCTCCGCCGTTATATTCAAGAGGGAAGTGAATGACGCCAAGATTCATCAACTCAATAAATTCCTCAACCATGGCAGTACGGAATTTACGAGGACTAATTAGACGTAGCTTATCAACAGCATCTGGGTAACGGGCATCATATCCTTCATATAATTCATGATTTGCGTCGATAAAACCACGATGTTCCGCACCTGTTTTATCGGTCCAATTATTAAGCAAACCGTCCGCATATGTGGAAGTACCACCGCCGCCAGCGCCTTGGTCAATCATCAATCTATCAATGTACTCGTAATCAGGATTTTGACCATTGTAATGTAGAATCAACTCATGTAACTGCTCAAGCTGACGATTAGAATCGAGCTTGAATTTTTTCTCATTTGCAATATCAACCATGTTCACACAGTTGATAATATCTCCACACATGCCGTTTTCTGGATCGTTATAAATACGCATAACACCAACAATAGAATTATCCATTGTGCGGGCAGGATCAAACGCAAGAATATACTGATAGTTCTTATCCCAATAAAGCTGTGGGATATACTTTCGCTCATTGCGACGAACTGTACCCCATTTGATAATCTGGTTTACGCCACCATCACGGCTTGGGCGATTATAATATTCACGCAACGCCTTCATTTTATTTGACTTTAGAGCGGCTTCCACTTTGTCTCTTGTCAACAAAGCCTTGTATGGTTTACCATTCATATAGACCTGAATTGCAACATCGCAAATCATGTCGCAAACAAAATAATCACGGTCACCGGCGATCATACGCTTTGCAAAGTTTTTATAATAACGATAGAATAGTTTATCCATCGTATCCTGACTCGAAGCATACACAAGTTGTGTAGGAACCTTGCGAGGCTGAGTTTCAGGGTTATAAGAATCATCCGTATCAGTCACAAAGTCAGTATTCTGAGTGGCAAAAGCTTCACAGACAACAATCAGTTCGTCAGAGCAAAACGCAGCCTCGTCAAAAAACACAAGTGTAGCACGTCTCATATGTTATCGTTTGGGCTTTTTATCCCAAGCTTCTTACGATTATTATTTTCGTAAGGTCGGCATATCTTTTCACCTTCAGTTTTACCTGTTAAGGGGCGAGGACTCGTGGAGAGATTATATTCTGATACAGGTTCACTCTCTATGCTCTGCGTGTGACTATGTTTTTAAGCATAGCCTTCCACTCTGATTAGCTTCTCAGCCTTCCAGATTTCTTCCTCACTTTTTAAATTAACCGGCCATTTCTGACCGGCGAAGCAAACGTTGTGCTAAATCATATTCTTCGTATAGGCGTTTTTTCTTTTCTACTTTTCTGTCAAGATAAATAGTTGCGTCGCTAAACATATAGTTCCACATTTTATCTGCATTCTGCATACCACGAATGTATAGCCTGTATGTATTTCTACCTTTTTCGTCCGTGATATATGAAGAAATTCCTTCTTTATATAGAATTGTTCTCATTTGCTCAAGCATTTTTAGGCTTGCCGAACAAAAATTGATTGCGACGGTTTTCCGAATAGCACTATCCGTACAAATACAACCATCTCCATCAAAAAAGCCCCTGATAAAATGATGCATTAAATTAGCATCAATATCAGGGACTTCGATAATGAATGTTTTATTTTGTACACATCCATGCGACTCTAAATCATGAACCATTTCTTTTGAGTAGCATCGGATATTACACGATTCTTGTGGCTTTCCATTAAAAGAACAGGTTCTGGTTTCAAACGTTACTTGAAGATTTCCGTTAATGGATTTATTGAACTTCTTTAAATGCTTGTAATCTCCTTTATAAAGTTTTATTCCAGCTTCATAATTCCTTGAATGAGAATTTGAACTATCTAAAACGAAACCATCTGCATAGAAAAATCCAAGCCAATAAGCTTTTTCTTCGGTGTCAATATTTTCAAAAAATCTAAAATCAAACACATTTTTTCTTTCCGTGATTCCAAGCTTACTTGCCTTGAGCTGTATCGCATTTCGATTTCGTCCAGGAAGAATCTCCATAAGTTCTTTAAAAGAATGTGTTGAATAGTTTTCTTTTAATTTTTGAATTTCTTCTTCTGACCATCTCTCGTCTTTACTTATGCCCATTTCGTGAGCTTTAAATATAACACTTTTTCTTGTGCGTTCAAGATGATTTGCTATTTCTTGCGGAGACAAAATATAATAGTTGTCTCTTAAATATAGCTCTTCTTCTTTTGTCCATCTTTTCATAAAATACCTCTTTGATTATTGTCCCGTTCATCAATGATTTATTTAGAACAATAATACGTAATTAAAAAATTTACTTCTATTGGAATCCGGGTTGGAGTTTAGCGTGTTAATAGAACTACCGTTGTAAAATTCGACAACGTACCCGGCGGGATTATGACTAAAGCCACTCTTGTTAGTTGCAGACTTTTTGGTTTCCTTTTCTGCAATATCTTGCAGACTACGAATAGAAGCTGCTGTCTTGCCAACACGAGTGACAATTTCTTCGATTTTATTAAAAGTTTCTGAATGTATTTAATGCACATCGCAACTGTACATTGCCGTATAAACGACCACACAATTTCTTGTCGTGAATAGACTATTTCATCATCCAAATATAATTTGGAGCTTGATTTTTCCTCCGCCATAAGCTTGCGGTTTTACTCTCCCACAAGGAGATAGTCGTTGAACCTCACCCTGTCATATAGACGTTACGGGCAGTGGCTGCATGAACATGGATTGTTGCGAGCTTTAGCACGTCATAAGACGATTTTATTTCAGCATAACTCATCTCTACGTTTTTTCTGCTTTCGCACATTTACGTTTACCGTTTCCGGTTCCGCTTTAGTGTAGAGCTTTACCAATTACCTGCAATTAACCAAGAAGCACACACACATCTCTGTATATGTGAGGCAACTTACCTTGCTCTGATCACCAACGCTACTTACAATATAAATAGCTTGATTCTCATATAGGATAGCCTTTAGTAGAATGAAAACAGAACCTACAAAAGACTTACCAAAGTTTCGACTACACGCCCAAAGAACATGACTTGCATTCCAACTTTGCTCCAGCATGTATGCCTGTGCATCGAATAGTTGGATGCCCAACAAATCTCTGGCAGCAATAACAGGATTCCGACGATAGAATGCAATCGTTGCCGCATCACACTCGTAAATCTTACGTTTTACGGCTGTAATAATAGGCGCTCTTTGTTTCATTCTCATACGGCATCACCATCCGTATCTTTTACGCTTGCGTCAATACCGGCATCTTCCAACAGCTCCTTGAGCCGCTGATTCTCGATAAGAGATAGCCTGTATTTTTCCTTGGCGTCATCACTTTCTTTCTGGAACTTATCAATCAGTTCTCTCTGTGTATCGAAAATTTCCTGCATGTCATTTTCGTCAAAGAAAGCATTTTCCTTGATTGCCTTAACACTCATATCTGCCGCCCATTGAGTTCCCGGAGACCGTAGCTGGTCGTAGAAGTTTGCTTCTGCACCAGCAATATCCTTTTCACGCATATCCTTCATCAAGAATGTAAGCGTATTACGTCCTGCATCCTTGTTGGAACGGTTCTTGACAGAAATCTCGTTTTCCTTGGCAATCTTGTCGTTATTAGAAACTAGCTTGACCTTAATATCATTCAGACTCTTGATTGCCTCAGCCGAGTTCATCGGGTTTAAGCGGGCAATCTGCAAGTCGATTTGTCGAATCTGGTTGTTATTGTTCACGACCTGAACAATCTGGGATAGTTTGAACGGGTCGTCCTCAATACCATCCTCAAAATACTTGATGAGTTCACTAAACAAATAGCGACGGTCACCCTCGTTGTAACCATCAAATGGGTCGTAACCGATAACAGAGATACAGTCATCCTTCGCTTGAATCTCAATCTTTGACCACTTTTGTTCTTTCTCTTCCTGAATATCAACAGCCGTTTTATTCAGCTCTCCACTGGTAATCGTAGTGCAGAAGTTTTGAAACTGAAACTGTTTGTTATTTAATTGGCGAAGGTATAAACCTACGGAGAAATTATTATTGTGAGACACAACCGAATCAAAAAGAGAATTGTAAAACGGAGCATCAAGAAGATGACACATTAAGATACAAGCAGTACGTTCACTTCCATATCTTGTCTTAAATTCATCAAAAAGACTGTTCACGCACTTCTTACAAAGAGGCGCATAACAGTCATTTGCTTTGTAAAGTAAGCTATGTGGTAGTCTATAAAAAGTTCCTACCGGATCCTCTTTTTCATCACCGCAACGACAACAATGGTAAGTTGGCTTGTTTGTCAGAACGATATCTTCTTCAACAACCTTTTTCTTTCTAGGCAAACAAACACCTCCATTCAAAATCAAAATAAAAGCCGTAAAATGTGCGCACATCCTACGGCAGCAAATACACCCTCTAATGTGCTTGTAAAACAGAGGCCGAGAGTGTTTCCTTCTATAAAAGACCTATCATGATACGCATCGTTGAGAGGCTTAATAGGTTCTGTTCTTAAAAAGTGTCTCTCACATAATACGCACTGCAAGTAAGCGAGTGAGAGACTAATCATCTATTTGAGCTTGCTATGTTCGCGACATTTATGTCGGTAACATACCTCGCCCTGCCAGCGAACCAGCATAATAATCAAAATAAACCTACCGCCAGAGGGAGTAGAAAACTGACGGCAGGTTTGCAAAAGGGGAGATGCTGGGTGCAGCGGTTGGATTTGAACCAACGAATACACGGCTTATGAGGCCAGTGCCGTAGACCTGACTGGGCAACGCTGCGTTGTATGGAGCCTAAGTGTCTCAAGAAGTAGAAAGTCATGTGTACATCATGATTCTAAGACCCAGACTTCGGACTTGCCTCCAACCGCGAATTGAAGACCATTTTTGGCACGTCCATCCCGAATTGAACAGGAAACATACGGTTTTGGAGACCGCCGCTCTACCTAATTGAGCTATGGGCGCATAAAACCTACCTTTTAGCCGGTGGTAGGGGACCGGTTTTAATTACAAGCCCTCCGGGAGAAGGACACGACATCAGGAGGATTCGAACCTCCGGTGCCTTACGGCACAAATGGGTTCAGGCCATTCGCAATAAACCAAACTCTGCCATGATGCCATAATAGCCCCACTTTCCATATATTGCTGCTTCTTGTTTTCGAAGAGTAGGGAGTAGCAATATAGTCATGGAGATGGAAGGACTCGAACCTTCGGCCTCTCAGGTTGATCAGTTTCCCGCGCTCTAGCCACTGAGCTACATCCCCATATAAACAAGCATCCATCAAGCCACCCGAGCTAGTTGAATTGTTCTCGTGTTGATAAAACGCTTGTTTTAGACTTTTAAAGCTTCGCATTAACGTAGCGAAACACGAATAGCTTATCATTTCGTTCTACAGAACTACTTTGCATCCAACCATCCGTAGATTGAGTTGGTCTAGGCGGTAGCAACTATTGACCGCACAGCTTGGAGCTGGTGGGGAGTCTCGAAATCCCGACTTCGACATTACAAGGGTCGCCCTCTACCTCTGAGTTACACCAGCATAAAACCCGTAGACACTAGCCTACGGGCATAGAAAAGGAGACAACAAATGATGTCCAAAAGCAGACCTTGCGGTCATACTTCTTTTTTAATTACCCACTTATTGGTAGGGCGTCACCGCTTTTAATTTAAACGCACAATATGCGTTTTACTCTCAATCAACTTTCCATCCTTGTCCTGATAGACAATAATAAAACCCTCTCGCTGGGAAGTAGTTAACTTGCCTTCGGCATACTGCATTTTAGAAGACTCACAGCAACAACCCTGCTCGTAAACGACAGCGCCATCACCAATATCATAATGACCGCACTTGTGAGTATGAGCGAGAACCACTGCATTGACATCCTTAAATCCGTTATCACGGAAGTATCTGAATGCCTTCTCAGCAGTCTTCAATAACCCAGATGAATAAGTCAGCGGATGCACAAAGACGGTATCACCAATCTGACTGAAATAAGTATCGTTGTAAACAATCTCGATACCAGTGCCATTGAACACCTCAATCAAAGGGTCATAATGGACCTTTGTATGAAGCTCCTTGTTATAATGGTTGAAACCATCAACAAAAATAAGCTCCAAAGATGTCTTCGGCATCAGTTCAAGTAGGTCGGTGTCCAGATTCTTAGCAAGGTAATTCTGAAAACGCAAGTCATGATTGCCATAATTGATAACAACCTTCTTGGGCTGAAGCATTTCAATCAGGTCAATCATATACTGACGAGCAATCAGGATTTCCTCCATTGGACTTTTACGATATACTTTTAGGAAGCGAGAAATGGAGCTGCAGTCTACAAGATCTCCGTTTACCTGAAGGATATCAATCTTTCCAGCATACTCACTAAAAGTCTCAATGGGCTTCTGGAATGGAATATGTAGGTCGGAAATAGACAGGATACAGGTTCCTACATCTCTATTAGATAAGGACTCCTGATACTGCATACCCGCACGGAATGCCTTAAAACGCTTGCGATATGCGCACTCACCAAAATTCTTACCCAATTCATCATTGAGCACCTTGGATGCGCCATCCCAAGTCAATTCTCTAGCCAGAACAGCATTCCCGATTCTTACAAAGAAGTCATCGCTCGTTTCTTCTGGCCGTTTATTATAGCAACCCATTGGAATCAAGCCGGGTCGCCCAGCAGCTCATCAGAAGTGGAAATATTGATGGTGACACCCTCGATAGTATCAATAATAGCGTTCTTAAAAACAACACTCTTCTTAGCAACCATAATTTTATTCTCCCTTATATTTTATTTCAAAATTCCAACATATCCGCCCACTGACTAATCCACCCACGATGGTTGGTTTTCAGTTCACACACAGCAGCACGTTCTTTATCACGATAATGTTCAAGATAAATTTTAAAACCTGAGTTTTGCGGGTTTTTATATAAGTCACACTGACCAGTATGGCCCAAACATACGACCTTACAGCTATCGTGACACCGGGTAAGAATTTTCTTTAGATCCTCCCGATATACATTTTGACACTCATCAACTAAAATTACTTTGTTTTTAAAATTGATGCCGCGCATATATGTATGAGTTGTTGCTTGAATATAAGCACCGTATTTTTCACTCTCCGGGTCATCTTCGCTTTTAACAACTCTTGACGGATTGATTCCTAGCGTTTCAAGTGCCTCAAAAAGAGGTTCCATGTATGGCGCACTTTTCTGCTCTTGAGTGCCAGGAAGATAACCCTGTTTTTCCTCCTGTGTCGGTGACGCGATGTAAACAATCCCGTTGTATCGCTCGTATTGCACAAGTAGGTTTGCTACACCAACAGCAATCGTAGTTTTGCCAGTGCCGCTCACAGAATTCGTAAAAATTACGTCAATATCTGGACTCCACAGCATATCTCTATAGTGTTTCTGCTCATCGTCGAGCGTCATGCCATAAAAACTAGAATAGATATCCAAACTCTGAGGAACATCCTTCTTGATACGCATTTCAGTCTTATCAGAAGCCATATCTATATTTACTCTCCCTTAATTAAACTCATCCACATCATCGCAAATCTTATCTACGATACCAAAGTTGACCTGCTCATTAGCATCCAGATACCAATCCTTAGCTTTATTCTTGGTCATAGTCTTCTTGTCAATAGTAGAGTGAGCCATAATATACTCACGCATCTTCACAACCTGCCTCTCATAGTAGTCCATAGCCATCTTAGACTGTTCAAAAGTACCCTGTGCACCGCCAGATCCACTGTGAATCAGCGCGGTAGAGTGAGGCAGGGCAAAACGTTTCTGACCGGACAGAAGCATCACAAGAGCAGCACTCATCGCAATACCTGCATTGATCGTCCAAACAGGAGTCTTACTCAGCGCAACAACATCAATAAAGCTAAACATTGCGTCCAGCTCGCCACCATAGCTGTAAATAAACAGCTTAATAGGCTTACGCTGCTCAACAGGAGTATCCTTATCAATACGGTTGTACTGCAGAATCTTGCGCTCGATTTCAATCAGAGACTGGTCAATCTCAAAGTCAATAAAGAAGATGCGATCCTTCTCATCAACGTAGAAGTTCATCGTCTCAGGAGATGGGAGACAGCCACCATTCATCAGGCTGGTGATCTCTTCTGGTAGTTGAATTTCAAAGTCCAATAGTCTATACCTCGTTCTTTCAAAGATTAGTAACGTGCGTTACGCTGCATCTGCTTCAGCATCTCAACAGCGGCAATATTAAAAGGAAGCAGCTTAAGATATCGAGCAGACTCTTCCAAATACCGCTTGTGACGGGTCTTTGCAATGCAAGCATGAGGGAAGACCTTTCTCACGGCCTTCGCTTCGGACTTAGTAATTTCAATCATTAGGTAAAACACCCTTTCAAAATAAAATAGGTAGGAAGAAAACAAGCGTCCTCGCTCTCTCCCTACCATAACTTTCCGCACTGTGTTTTACTCTATATATGTAAAATTATAACGTATCTACGTTAAAATATTGCACTTTTTTACATTTCATAAATCAAACATTTTTCTATTCTGTGCGGTTTTCTCAATATTTATGTTTTTAGCGCACTTACGACAGTATTTTTGTCTGCGTCCGGTGCGAGCAACCATCTTTCCGCAACAATCACACTTGATGTATTCTTTCCCACAATACTGGCTCCACAGAATGCCAGCATTCTCAAAATCGTCCACGAAAATCTCATGAGGAGAATCCGGCTCCGCAATCAAAATATGGATATTCAAGTTGTCAATCTTTTTCAAGCTGGCAAACCCAATAAAGCCAAGATTATGTAACTCACAAATCATCTCGTTCTGTTTTTTCTCATTCACAGACACGTTTGCCATCCTGAAAATATCAGCCGTATCTTCCGTAATCCAGTAATTGCATTTTTCATTAACGGCAATATGGTATTTTGCCAAACACAGCATCGTAAACATCAGACGTTGCATCTGCTTGCTTTCAAGTGCTTGAATCTTCTCTACCTCAGCCTTCGTAATGCACACACCATCAAGTTCCACCATAGGACGACCCTTTGCAGAAGCAATTGCTTTATCAATCAGCTCTCTATCTAGAACCTTGTTATACCCTTCAAAATGACGCAGCATATACTCGTTAAGCTTTTCTCTTACGTCATCCTTTGAGTATCCCTTATAGAAATAATACTTCGCTACATAATGCAAAACATGCCCAGCTTTCTTCCAAGGCACATCTTTCTCTAGCCACTCTTCAGCGTAAAGAACTTCATTCAATACAATCATCCGCATCCTCCTTGCTATTCATGTCAACCAACACATCCTTGAAACGCTTACCATCATATTCAATATCGCCATTCTCATCCTGTACAAGAGAATGCACCATACCATTATTGCGTTCCAATAAGCGTTTAATCAAAGTATCGTGGAACAACTCCCAGACGATTGCAATACTGGATGCATTCTTCTTACAAAGATCAAGCAGGATGTCGCAAAGCACATCGTCATTAGAACACTTATCATGAAGATTGCGGAACATACTTTCCTGATACAGCGCGATGCGCTCCTTGCGGTCTGCGCCGGTTTCTTTATTATTGTTTCCGTTGCCAGAATGGATTGCGTTACCACGAGCAAACCTCAAGTAATCCTTAAAAATAGAGCGAATACCATAGTATTGAGAATTGTTGTACTCAACGCCAGACTTGAGCGAGTCGTAATCAAACTTGCGCCTTATCTTGAGTTCTTCTTCAAAATCTTCAAGCTCGTCCTCAACAGTCCAGCACAGGCGGTTCATGGTACAAGAATTGATTCCGACCGGCATCCGATAGAGGTAATACTGGATAACCATTTCATCCACGTCGTCCTTGACGGTCTTTTGCATAATCTCATCCAGACCGGCAAACCCATCCCACTTGATACGCTTGCGAGCTGCGGCCACATACTGCTTGTAATCGCGCATCTGAGCAGGGTAGATGTAGCTCATAAAGTATGGCTTACGCCATGCGCAAATACTACTCCAGAACTTCTTATCCTCGATAATATCAGGATTATCATCGTCTTTAACGGTGCAAGCTTTGTTGTCATACCAGTATTGCGGCATATCTGTCGTAGCTACGCCTTTTATTTTGTCAATCGCGTTCTGCTGATAAAGCTGTCCGCAGATAATGCGATACGTAAGTTCATCGTATTCTTTACTACCTTGCTCAAATTTACTTCGCACATCAAACATCGTTGTAATTCGGTTTGTTGTACGTCCAATATTATCTCCAAATCCGCTGATATTAGATTCAATAAAATCCTTTTCGGTCGGAATTTTTTTCTCGCATTTGCGCTGGACACAAAGAACGACAGGCTCATTTACCCATTTATCAATAAGAACTCTATTGTCTGTAGAAAATGTAAGGTCGGCATCGAAATCTTCACCGTTAAGTGCTGCACACATATTATCCCACGCATTGGTGATAAACACGGACTTCATATAGCGATACCAGTATTGGCAATCATCAGATACATTCAAATTCATGCACCGAATATTTGCCATCTGACTCATAGGAGCTCTAAAACAAGCAACCCTCTTGACGTCTCTATCATTCCAAAAACGACTGTAAACCTCACCGGCCTTCAATAGTCCGGTTACCTCCATCCGAAACATAGACTGGCAAAGCGCATATGGATCGCCACTCGCAACTTGAAAATTCCCTCGTACCTTTACAACACCCGTTTTTGCCTGAGAGATTTGCTTTTTAATAAAGTATCGAATCCGATTCTGCACATAAGGGTCGTTAATCATTTCCGGCTCGATCATAAGAGCCTTAATATAGTCGTTTTCCAGACTGTTTATGTAATTCGGGTCATCACGCATTCCACTACCACGCAAATACAGCAACGCATCACGCCAATCACCGCCCATAACGCCCTTGATCTCGTCTAAGGTTGGTTTCACAAGTTCATGAATCTCATCGTTCGTAAGCTGATAACTTTGGATAAACTGATAATTCAGATTGCGCTCTTCATCAAGCTCCAACTCACAAGTCTTGGTTACAGAGAAGTGATAGTGGTTCTCTCTACAGTTTTCAAGATAGTCCTCACAACTATGGTAACTATCCCAGAGCTTTAGCATAGAAGTGCTAAGAACGACCTGAATTCTATTGATGTCGCGATAATCTCCCCATGCGTCCTTTAACATATTCTGTTTTGCTACCTTCTTAGCAAACTCACGGAAAGGGAATGGAAATAACATACCTTTACAGAACGCATTTCGCACACAGAAGCCAGACGCGGTGGATGGAAGTTTCAGATCATCACTCCACTGTTGTGCAAGATCATAACTAATAAGTCCAAACCCATCATTCGCACAGAGCTCACAATCGTGTTCCTTATCTTCAACTATCGTAGGTTCTCCAGACACTCCATCATCCAGAATAACAATATGGTCTTTAAAGCGCGTGTAGCAATCATCTATAACAAGTACCCCATCAGGGTCAGTGACCGGAATAGAAGCAGAGCAAGCAAGGGCTCTATAAGCCTCTAACTTTGCAGGCACAAATTCCATACCCTTGTTACGGCCATTATCGATTCGCTTGCGGATCTCATCAACAAGACGGTCACTCACAAACACAATCGTACTATTCTTAACGCCACCAGTTGTTCCAACCAAACGGCGATACGTGATTCCATTGATTTTAAACCCCTTGGGAGAACACGCCCGGCGGTAATCATTCTTCTTATCAACCACCAAACACATATAATCCGGCTTGAACTGAACTGCGTCCAGCTCAGTGTATAATCTACGAATCTCCCGGCGGTTCTCTAAGCAAGATGGCTCATTCCGCAGCATCTTAATTCTACGCTTGATACTCCGTGCTTTAGCCTCTGCATCTGTAACACCGTTCAACTCATCAATCCATCGTAGAACAGTGCTATCAGCCAGCGAGATAATCTCGTGATTTCGTCTGGCTTCATCTAATGGTAGGGTTAAATCCCATTTTACTTCAACCAGACGCTTCGTATGGATCTTAAAAACAAACTTCTGGCAAGTTTGCTGCTTTGCCATTCGGCAGTCACCTCCGTATTCTTCTAAAGCGTATCCTGTATTGTATAGCTATAAAGAAAAAAATATAAAATTAGGCTTTTACAGATAGCAACTCTCGCTATCTTCCATAGCCTTTAGCCAAAGTCGTTCACGCTCCTGATAGAGCTCATCCAGCATATCGTCAGCGGTTTCGTACTCACTGCGTGTCAGGCTGGAACTATTCATGTCACGCACAAGCTGCTTAATCTCTGCGTCAACATCCTCGTAAGTACGCATCACTTAACCTCCTCAGCTACCAAACGAATCGTCTCATCAATCTGTTCAAGCTCTGCCAGCAAAACATCCACAGTATCAGCATCACTCTCGGAAATATTCAAATCCTTAATCTTATGTAAAGCCCATTCAAGGTTCGGGTAATAGCCAACCGTAACCTCCTTTACGCCGATGCCCATCTCACCAGTCTTTGGATTCTTACCAGCTGGCCGCTGCTCAACAATAACGAGATTCCGCTCGTCGCAGTTTTTAATAATATATTTACCAATCTGTACACGCATCTCTTAGCCCTCCTTAACCTTACGGCTTGCTTCAGAACGGGGAGTAAAACCAATCTTTTTCAAACGGTCGTAAATATACGCCTTACCAAATTCCGTCCAATATAAATAAGAAGACCTCTCTGTTTTTCCAGTAAAGCGGTCATAATATTCAGTTTCCTTGTATTCCACATATCCTTTACCATCTTCCACGGAATATAAGTGCCAATTCTTTCCAACCTTCATGATAACGTGAAGTTCATGAAGAATTTTATTAAGCTTTGCCGCACTCCAACCATATTCTTTTGCAATATCAGTAGATGTATAAAGAACGCTAGTCGATTGAAGAACATTGTCGCAATAATCAGCACGAGGGGCCATGTATTCATTTTTCTTTTCAAGTTCTTTGTTCTGCGCGGTTAATTCAGCGTTCTTTTTCTGCTCTTCAGAATACTTCATAAGCATTTTCGCAACTGCCTCTGGGTTGCAAAGAGCCTCTACGACAACATCACCTTCAGAAACTTTCTTCTCAAGATCAATAAGCTTCTGCCGGACAGCCATACCTTGTGGCGTGCGCTGAATCATGGCGATGTGTTTTGCCATGTCTAGCGATAACACATGGTCAACCTTTCTTCCACCGTTTACTAAATTTTTAGTAATCGACGTATAATCGACATTATTTGCGAAGCCGTAGGCGATCATGTTGTTAATCCAATCATTATACCTTGCCTTGAGTCCCAGCTTCTCATGAAGCTCACGGCCAAGCACAACCTTCACACCAGTGTCCGTTATGTACACGGGAATCACATCGGTGCTAAACACCTGCAGATTTTCATTCGTCATTAAACAATCTCCCTTTTAATATGTAAAATATATTTCAAACAAGAGCCACACAGACTCTTATTCTTCTCGTCCCCACTTGCCATAGACGGAATCTTTCTCGTCCATCAGCTTCTTAAAATATCTCAAAAAGAACGCCTGTCCCTTTGGTGTAAGTCGTGTAACATACCTAAACTTACCTTTTGGAGTTCTCTTTTTAACAACCTTAAAATATCCAAAACAGTCAAAGTCTCGATACGGAGTATTCCAATATAACCCCCTTGTCTTATTAAGGAATCCTTTCTCTCTTAGAGTCTCAAATACATTATTTTTATGTGGAATGCGACCACCAACAAGAATCCCATTTTTGCTCAAAATATGTACAAAATCTAAGATTGAAATACACCCGTCAGAATCCTCAACAATTGCAGTATCGTTACTAGCGATTTTCACATCAGAGCCTGTATTATTACTATTCTTGCTATTTGGAAGAAGTCCATATTCATCCTTTATTAACTGATAAATAAATTCACGTCCTTTGCCTGTCCAGAGAAGATATGTATGACCTTCCACTACGTCCTTAAATACAGTAATTTCCGAGACGGCATATCCAACATCCTTATACTTATCAGTAACAATCCATGATTTAGTTTCCTTGTCTCGATATATTACGCCACATTTTTCCAAAAAGTTGTTTAACTTTCTAGCACTCAAGCCACTGTACCATTCAGCAATTTTTGATATAGACACATTCTCACTTGCATCATAACCAAAAATATCTTTCTCATCCATTTGTGCAATTCTCCTTAAATATTTCTAGCAGCCTCAAATGCGGACACATCGTTCATGAAATCATTGATATGTAAATACTTGTCAGCCTTCCGCACAGTCTTAGGCTTGAACTCTCGGCACTTGCATCGCACCTCATCACAAGTCGTAAAACACGGAATCTCGTACCTGCATTTCGTACAAACATGTTTCTTGTGGAACTCTGGTAATCGTCCAGCAGCTTGGTAGAATTCGTAGGTTACCTTTAAATCAATCCAGTAGGGGCTATCAAAATTCATCGTCATCAACCTTTCTTATATTGTTAATCATCTAGCATGTGTTCGTTAGTCTTTAACCAAATATTTTGTCATTAAATCTGCAATCTCCTTTGCTTCATCTGCACGTGCTTCCTTTATAAGTTGGTCGCACTGTTCCTCTGATAATCCGCTTTCCCGAAGTAAGTTACTAGCATTAAATTTTTTGACTATTTGACAATGCCAATTTTCAACCATGTCAGCATCATTGTTGAGCTTTTCTGCTAATGTATCCTCATCCAGCCGTACCATTTTATTTATTAAAAACTGCTTTTGATATTCTTCCAGAGAAACGGGAGCGTATGTGAACTCTCTTCTCTTTTTCTTCTCCTCTTGTAGCTTCATTTTATTGACGCCGCCCCATTTTTTTTGTTCCTTGATTCGATTCTGAACTTTATCATGGTCCTTAATCCGTGATGCCACGGTAATTTCATTATCTAAAGCTGCTGCGGACATCAATCCATCACAAACGAGATCGTTGAGTTTCAACATCAGCATAACAACAGTTTTTGTATCTGCAAGATCTATTTTCCCAAATCGTCTCATAAAAAGTTTCATAGAGGTTGGCTCAATAATAATCTTATAAACTTTTTGTATCCGATTATATTGCACATCAGGAAACACATCACTTAATCTGGAATTTAATATTCTAAAAAAGTCACCCATCCGGCCAGTTTTCCAAAGATCTGCTTCGGTGACTTGAGTTTGACAATCAGATAAGTAATATTCGCTCAATAATTCCGATTTGACTCTAGTGTATGTTGCGTTTTGTTCATCAGTCAAAATGGTCATTCGCTTTTGGTCGTTACCAAGATCCTTAATGAAGGCTCGCTCCTCTTTTACTGTTAAAGCATCTCGACCATATAATCCATACAAAGCACTATCCAACCATTTCTTTAATTTAACACCTCCAGCTAGTTTGCGAAATGCTTCTGCTATACGCATATCTTCTTTTTCATCGTCTGGATATCCATACCATCTATAATTATCATTCACCATTCCAAGAGTCTGCCACACATCAACTTTCTCCCAGAGAATTACAAGACTGTCACATCCTGTTTGATCACACATAGCATTAAAGTAGTAAACAAGAAGTCTTTGGATGTGCTCGATGTATTTTTTGTTTCCTCCGGTCGGATGTTCTGGAAGGATTTCATTTTCAGGGCGAATCCTATCGACTATAAATTGTCGTCCATCTTTTCGTAAGACGACATAGCGTTCCAATTCTTTTAGAAAAGATTTCTTGCTATTGCTTGTTAAAGGTTTCCCAGAATCATCAAGAATATCAAGAACCCGAGATAGCTCTCCAAAGTTTTTGAATACTTGTCCCTGATGCAGTCGAGATATCATTCCTCCAGTTACGTTATAAACTTTATTTGCCATACGACCTCCGATTTATATTTAGGACATTGAAAGGAAGATATATAAGGTATATAATTACTTACCCCTTTAATGTCCTAATTCTTGACCTCCATAAAAATTCTAATTCATTCAAAAATGTTAGCGATGTCTGCGAAAGGTCGCTTGCGACCGTAGCTGACCATCGATAACATTTTCCTGCCATAGGCAGGGACCGCTTGCGGCCTTGTCCGGTAGGACTACCATCAATGCCAACCATAACCATCCTCCGGCTAACCCCTTTATCGTATCCTGTATTATATAGCTATCTACACTCATTATACCATGAGATTGTTAAAAATTCAATAGCTACATAATACAGGATACTAATATTTCTAGCGCCTATTATAATAAGGTATGTTTCTTGGAGTATCATCTGCTGTAGTCTTTCCAGACAGGGCTCGCAAGCTCGCTTCCGCTCTATGAGCGGCGACCATCGTTAAGTAAGCTGACGGTCACTACGTTCCCTCTGCATACTTAGCTCAAGTCGTTATCACACATTATTTTCCATAAAGGATATCCAGAGGCTCTGTGTGTTCTGTGTAAGCTGCCAGAGGCTACAATCATGCTTCTTAGAGGTCTTTGGAGTCTCTGAGAGTGCTGCTCAGATGCTGGATCAATCCATTTATAGCGATAGGGGAGTACAGATAGGTACAAATAGGTACTTTATGCTCCGAAGAATAGTCATTTTCGGTACATTTAGGGTGCACATCGGAAAAAACCGCATGAATCCTAGCTTTTTCAGACTTTATTGGCTTAAAAAGGAACAAAATAAGGGTAAAAAGGTACAAACAAAAAGAAAAACTAGCCAAAATATAACGAAAATACGTTAAATTCTAGCTAGTTACCGAATGAACTACCGATTGAAAAATATCGATTTTAAGCCATTTTTAGGTATTTTGAGTGAAAAAATGAGTGATTTGCAGGTGTATGTAGGAGAGGGTACAGGGATATATTTTGGAGTATTTTTGGCAGGAGAAAATGTACCCGGGGTATGGTAGGAGGTAGAGAGTGTAATGGAGTGCCGGGATGGGAAATAAGATGGAGATTAGAAAGGTTTGATAGGAATTGGAAAGAAGGTAATTTTTGTGGAGATTGTTGTGCAAATTGTATAGCGATATGGAATATAACAAATTGATAATTGGCGATTATGAACAAGAAAGATGTACTGGGGGCTCGGTCTGCTGCTGGGAACGTCCAAAAAATGGAAAGTATGCCCCATTCCATCCAGTGCCGGAAATGCTCAAAATACGACACTCAACACGGCAAGGGCAAGGCGGGATTTTGGCTGTACTGCTATTATCTGATAAAGTATCAACAAGTGCAGATAATAGTTAAAGAATTTTAATTGTTTAATAACAAACAAAAATGTTCGATACAAAACAAAATGTTATGTTGATTTAAAATCAACTTTAAATTATATATTGTTTCTTTTTAGTCAACCATCAATTTTCCCTTATAAGGTAATTATAGTATAAAGCAAAAATCCATGTGTTGCGCGTGCAACATTTTACGGTAATACCGCTTGACTTTTCCGGTAATACCGGCTATAATAGTGCCATGCTCAAGGGCAACACCGGAAAGCGGAAAACATGATGGTTCTGAAACACCGGAAAATTTCAGTTTCCACTTTTTGACGTTTCACCGTTTGAGCGGTTCAAAAATAGGGCTTGACAAAACGGTAATACCGTGATACAATCTAGTCAAGCTCAAGGGCGAAAACCCAAAAGCAAAGTGGTAGGAAGTAAAGGGCGAAAACCCTTGAAACCTTAAACAGCAAAAGCAACAACGCCACAAAAGTCCATAGTCTGTTGTGCGCTATGCAAGGCACAAGGTGTAACTTAATTGTTGCACACGTCAAACAATTTGGCACACAATAGGCATAGCCGGATAGCAACACTTAATTGTGTATGCCGTCTGATTGTTAGTAATCGCACCTTGAAAAAACACTATCTTTGCGGTAGGGGCGGAAACGCATAACCAAAAGCAAGAAAAGCGCATATTGGCAAACAAGATGTTTTAGACGCAAGTCTTTCACTGGTCCCTAGGTAAACTATACCTAAGAGGATCAGCAAGGATGGTCAACAGTATGCACCTTGTATCAAAAGCGTACTGTACCACAACGACAGACAGTAGTTTGTCGCAAGTACGATCACACACATTATAGCATAAAAAAGGAGATAATACTATGTCTAACCTGTCTAACGTCTGTCTGTCCATCCGTAGCTCTAACAATAAGACTTCTACCGCAAGGGGCTATGCAAGCAACGGCAAAGCTCTTGTTAGCTTTACCAACAAGGGCGGTGTTAATACGCTCAAGGCATACCCTAAAGCCGATAAAGTGCCGTCTTATCTACTGATGGACGAAAAAGAGTATACGGCATACGGCAACGCAATCAAGTACGTTTACAATTCCGCTTGCCACGTCAACGCAAGCACTACCAACAAAGAGGACGAAAGCATCATCAAAGTTTATACCACCGATTTCCATTCTTGCCTGTCTGATCTCGCAATCATCGTTTTTGGCGATACGTTCTCTATGCAAGAGTATCCCTCTTTTGGCACAGAAGTCCTTGCAATGGCAAAGACTTACCTTACCACCACTATGGATGGTGACGTTTCCCCGGCAAATCTTCCGATCAATCGTTTCGTCAAGGCTCTTGAACCTATGCTTTTGAGCGTAGCAGCACACAGCGTTTTCCTGAAAGACTATGAGCGGGATTATAACCTTGCTTGCAAGCGTTGCAATTCCCGTATCAACAAGGCAACGGCACAGCTTGATAAAGCACAGGCAGAGTATGATAAGGCACTGTCTGAACTGGATAAGGCAAAAGAGCAGATTGTCAAAGACAAGAGCGACAGCACTATCAAAGCATCTACTAAGAAAACCCATGAAAACAATCTTGACAAGGCTCAGAAAGAATTTGATGCAAAAAAGAGCGTCCTTGACACCATCAAGAACACTATTGACACATGGAAGATCAAGCTGGCTGATGCTGAAAAGACTTACAAGGCAGCAAAAGCGGCAGACTCTGAGAACTCTTAAAGTCAAACCCAAGAAGTTAGTCTAAACATACCATAATGCAATACATAATACGCCTGACGACTAGAGGTACAGGGGAAGAAGTAACCTCTACCAACGGCAAAACGCCGTCACAAGATACCATGAAAGAGGTGAAATATCTTGAAATCTTATCAGAATACAATGGGAGAAGTGCGTCAGAACACTTTTGGGCACTCTATCATCTACAACGGCACAGAAGTCAAAGAACTTGATCTTTACGGTACATTTGACGGCGTTGTGTTCGTCAGTCGTCCGTTTATCGCAATGAAAACAGGCTTTATGCCTATGTACATCAAAACGTCTATGGGATGGACTTCTATCCATCCTTGCAAGATTGTTGACTTCCTTAAAGAAGCATACCACGCAAGAAGTGTTTCCCTTTATGACTGGAATGCCTATCAGCAGAGCAAGAAAGAAAAGCGTCTTGCAATGGAAAAGGTCAAACAACAGCAGAATGAAACGGCTTTTCTCAGAGCGTCACAAGCTAATGCAGAGGGTTCTTTGCGCTATCATAAGAGCAAGAAACGGTTGGATGACCGTTATAATGAAGTCGGTAAACCGATCCAGAAGAAACGTTCTCAGCGTGTCGTGTTTGGTTCTAATGAATACGTTACTGTTTCCGGCTGGATTTATGGTAGAACGATATCGATGAATAATCATAGCTTTGTCATGAACGAAAAAGTTTCGTATTATATGGACGGCACTGGATGCTGTGCAAGAGACTTTGATAACCGTGATATGCGTCCTCTTAATGACGTGTTCCCTGTAAAGTCTGGAAAGAAAGCAAGGTGATTTAAGTTTGACACAAGTTCGTCAGAATGATATAATTGTACCATCCAGAAAGGGCGGTGCAATTATGGCAGCAAGGGATTATGGTAAGGAATATGAACGTGAGAAATCACGATCTAAAATTCTTCCCATCAAGGTTACACCTGAGCTTTTTGAAGCATTCACAGCAAAAACAGAGCTGAACGGAACGAACAAGAATGCTGTTTTGAAAGCCTGTGCGGAAGCGTACACCTATGGCAATCTCATCATTGATGAGAATGGAAAACCTCAGATCAAAGGTTGATTCAAGCGCAAAGTGAATACCGATTCGTCAAACACTTTATGACCTCAAAAATCATAGAGTGTTTTCTTTTTGCTCTAAATTGCATAAATATGCAAATAATGTTCTGAATATGCAAAATGAAAATTTGGTAAAACCTCACATTTATGCCGTGCGATTAGCGGTCATGGGGAAGATAGTATACCGCTACCAGCCCAACAGGGTGCGCAATAGCGTTATAAAAACGAATTGGTAAAGCCTGGTTTGTCCTGGCAGAAAGGATGTTTGTTATGAAATCGCTTCTCATGTTCTTTGGTTACTCTGCTTATCAGGCAAGCTGTGTTGCTCCTGTGATGTGGATGTTCGTTGTTGGTGTCATCGCTATGGGCGTGGCAGAATGGAAAGGGTGGTTGAACTAATGAAACTCGATCCTGTTTATTCCGATATTGTTAATCGCTTTCAGTATGTGAAAACGACTAACGCAGACGCTTGGCAGAAATATGTTAAGAGCGTCATTGCAGAGCATGAGTACAATGATCTGTTAACCCGGATTGCGTGGGATTTGCTCAGGTATGTGTACACTTCTGGTACGATTTGTGAGTGGTACGATAAGTACAACGTACATGATTCCCATATCACAACGGCAGTCAAGAAGGCTTATGTTGAAGTCTTTGGAGTACCGTCAGAATAAAAGATATGTTTTAAGGAGGGTTTGATATGACCGCAAGAGAATACTGTCAGAGCCATCCTGTAACCGCTTATGATAGCAGTTATGGCCGGTGCGGTGGATTTCAGATTCATGGTGACATTCAGTATGGCATTGATGATTACCTTTATGGTAAATCGGGTGTTCTGTGCGATGATGAGAAATATTTTCACTACCATCACCTGAAAATCATCTATGCACCGTCTGGCAGAGCATACGTCAAGTGTTTTGGCAAACGAATCTATCTTGACGAGTGCATGAGAGTGTAAAGGAGAACGCAATATGAAAAAAGGTCAATGGTTTATGAACGATGAGACCGGTGTTATCACCAACATTCACCGGGAAGCTGTCGAGTGGTATCGGCAGGGTGCAAACATTTCCATCTGGATCAACGGCGTGGTTGTGTGCCGTTGGGGTCATTGATAAGAAAGGAGAATGCAAGAATGCGTGCTACTGTTGAGGTTTACGAGAATAATGCAGGCGGTATCTTTGTTGCCGTCTTTGGTCAGAATGGCTTGAAAAAGCTGTTTGCTGTTAGAATCCCCTATAATGGCAATGATAGGGTGGAATTTACCAAAACATTCTACCAAGAGGCACAGTATGGGTGTCCTAGTATGGATGAGGATGACTACAACGCAGCAGATTTCTCTGGGCTATCCATGGACGATGCTTATGATGATATCTGCGGTGGCAGCAACCTAATCGCAGAGTTTTACGACAATCGTGTTGTAAACCTGTATCCGGCAGACATGGGCGTTGCCGGAATGAAGCTGTTTGGTATTGCCTAAAAAGAAAGGAGTTACATAAAATGAGACTTATTCATATCATTGCAACTGTTATTGCTAGCATTTCTATGCTGGTAAACTGCATGACCGCAAATGCAACAAATTCTGTGAAAACTCGATTGCAGAATCGTTATGTTCTGGCTGGTCATGTGGATGAAATCGATGTATTCCGTAATGGAATCAAGACGGTCCATGTTGTTGATGAAAACGGCGAGGAATGGCTGTATTCCTACGCAAGTATGGAAGAAGTCCCGGCTCATGGTCAAAAAGTGACCATGATTATGAACAATAATGGAACAGAAACCATCTACGATGACACCATCGAGGATGTTCTGTGGGCACGGCCTGATGAAGTGAATGTCGATTGATGTTCACAAAATGCTTACAAAGAAACAACGTATCAACGCACTAAAATGTGACGTTAATAAAATCTACATTTTAGTGCTTGACAAAATCAGCAGTATCCTGTATTATGTAGCTAGAAAAACAGTCCGTCAGAGGGCTTTTATTTTTACCGTATAGCTATATAACACAGGATACGAGAGGAGGGCTATAAAATGGATCAGAACTGGAAGCTTGGTGACGATATGGTTGTAAGTGACAATCTTCTGGATGGTATTACGTTTGAAGATCTGATTCTGACAGTGCATTGCAACTGTCCCAAAATTACAGAACAGGCTGTAAAGAAAGAACTGAAAGAAATTCTTGCGATTCATATGCAAGATATGGAATTTTTACTCGAAAACAATATCAACAAGATAATTGAGTTAGCAAGTAAAAACAGAGAATAAGGAGATGTGAGTATGAAACGCAATAACTATAATTATGAGAGCTTTCACTATACAAGCGATAGTTGTCTGATTCTTATGAGTGAGGTTCGTTATAAGAAAAATGATTTTGGGAAGATGGTTCTTGTACCGGAAGAAACAAAGGAAGAAGTGATTTCACCTACGTTCTATACCAATTACATTACGGCAATTCCATTCTTTGATAATGATTTCTTTGGGCTTCATGCTTCTTGTGAAGCTGAATGGAATAGAACACCGGCAGGAGCTGTGCCTACTGTAGTAACGACAATCAATGGCGCAGGTGATGAAAAGATTGTCGCAACATTTACATTCCTTAGCAAAAGTAATCTTTTGAATACAGCTGGTTGGCGTGAAAAGGAAATTGTCAAGAATGCAAAGTATTTCCATATTGAAAGACTTGACGGTGCAGATATGATTTACCTCTATACCGAAAGTAATGATGGTACATCAGAGGGCATTTTTGACACTAAGAGATCTATTTGGAGGGGTTAAACGATGACTGATGTTCAGAAAAAGATGTGGGATGCACTGGTTAAAATGTCTGGTGGGGACGTTGCAAGATTATTTGTAAATTGGTATGGAGAACAAATTCTGGATGATGATTTCTATAAAAATATGATTGATGAGGGAGTGATTGAAAATGAAGAATGATTTTTACTGGAACAGGAACTATATGACTATTGCAAAAAGTGTTAACGAAAGGCACCGTACAAAAATTATAATACATAAAAATTGGCAGTGGTATTTAGCTGAATTTGATTCATTGGAACAACTGCATTTCTTTGAAAACGTAGTTGGATTCAGAACTTGCTATCTTGGAATGGAAAATGGAATCGCAAGATTTTCTTTGAGTCATGAGTTTGAAGAAGAAAAATATTTCTGGAAATTGTCTGAACTTCCGGCTGGTGTAAAACCTATAAAGGCATTGTGTAATGGTAGTATCGTTACTTGCTATTTTTTGAATGATGGGAAAATTATTCATTGGTATCGTCCGAATCCTAATGCAAGGAATGTTTATAAGCCAATGACGCTACAACAACATATTAAATACCATGAAGTGTTTGGTTCGTATTGAAGAGCAGGAGGACGAAGAATGATCATTGACAGCATTCTTGACCGCAGAGACGGCAGACACTACAGCGCACATGATTTCTATATTGAAGTCAGAAAGTATGAGTGTCTTGGCGTAGGCACTCACGGTGAGGATATCTCTATCGCCATGGATTATGGTGATAACAGAGATGTGCAGCGTGTTCTGTGTCAGTACATCCAGCGCAATGGATACCCGGCAGATATTGAGGACTACATAAGAAGTCAAATCTGGGTAGTGTGAGCAGCAGATGCTAGGTGATTAGCGGTACTAGGGCAGACATAACCGCTACCAATGCGAAGCATGAAAATATTAAAAGGAGTGATTGATATGGAAACAATGTACGATCGTATTAAGCGGATGGATAAGCATGAGCTTGCTGAGTTTATCTATGTTGTTTATCAAGCTGGTGTTAAAGATGGTGAACAGAATCTTTGTGATTCTACCGCTGGATTTTTTGGTTGCGGTTACTTCCTTAATGATAATACAAAAGTATGGATGCCGAATGATAAGACAGAAGATCTTTATGATGCTTTTGATATCTAAACATTAAAAGGAGTGTTGAATGTGAAAGCAATAAATAATATTTTCACAGTAGATCTACTTTATCGTAGTTGTGAAAATATTTCGCCGAAAACGAAGTTTGAAATTTATTCTCGTCCAAAGGAAGAGAGTATTTATTCTGGAACATTCTCAAACATGATTGAAGGATTCCGAAATCAAGAAATTGATGTATTTTCTATTGATGAAAACGGAACAGTCCATGTAATTTTGATTAACTAAAATCATGCTTTTATGAGGTGATAAAAATGTATTCGGAAAAGGAATTTGTTGAAGCATATTGCTGGATGTACGGTCGGACGAAAAAGCAAGCAAAGTTTGCTTATAAAATCTATAGCGACAAGACTATTAAAGATGTTGTTGATACCTATAAGCGTAATTGCAAGAAAGCATTTTACGAAGATTGAGGTGATAATATGACTGAGAAAGATAAACGGATTCTGAAATACGCAATCGATAATCTTGTTCTTAGAGAAATCGAATTATGCAAAGGAATTTGTAAAAGCAACCCTGAAAACAAAGCGAACCGTGAACGAGATCGTGATTTGATTATTTATGGTATTCACAGCGTTTTATATGAGGTTGAACGTCTTGAAGAACAGGAAAAGGAGATGCTGGAGAAAGTCAAACATGAAGTGGTTCAGTTTTGATTGGAGTGATTAAAATGTATAGTAGTGAAACTGTAAAACAAGTTAATGATTGGATGATTAACAATATTTCCGACTGGATGGTTGAGAATGGAACGGAAAACACCACAGAGGGTAATTGGATTATTCACACTGATGAAATTGTGAAGAAGTTCAATGTGACAAAGAATTGGATTACTGCATTTCGTGATGAAATCATCGATGCTCTTTATGAACACGAAGCAGTTGCAGATGTAACTTATGGATGGTTTCCCGATGGCAATGTAGAATGTTTCGACATTGATTTTTATACAAGTTTTTGCCTAAACCTGAGTAGTGAAGATTGAGGTAATAAAAAAATGAGTAGTTATAAACCGGAAGAAATCTGGACTGCATTTGATGTTTTATCAAGCAGAATTGCCGATTCTGATGAAATCGGACAGAAGCGTTTAAGACAAATCAAAATCACTCTTACAGAATACTTTGGAATGATTAGACATCTAAAGAAAACTCCTTTATGGGATATTTTTGAGTATGAAAAGAAGCTGGAACAGCCGCTTGGCCTTCTGGTTTATGAAAATAATCATCTCAAAGAAGAAATCAATAAACTTCATAAAAAGCTGGGTATTAAAGAAAAGTATAAAACAAATCCATACGATTATATGTTCCAAGATGAAGATGGATTTAGAGACAAGGAATGAAAATATGACCAACACTGAAAAGAACATTGTTCTCGCAGCTCTTTCATCTTATCGGCGCAAGCTGATGGATCAGAGTGTTTCTTTCCTTAGAGTAGGAAATCATGAGGACGCAAGAGCGAGCACGATGGAAGCAGCCAACGTAAATGCGTTAGTGATTAAGTTTACGAAAGAAAAGGAGTTTGCAATATGAATAACGAAAATAAGATTGTTGTGACTAGCTGGAATGGGAAGTCTTGGGAGATGACACCTGAACAGATTGAAGCAGCTTACCGTTATAAAGAGCGTCAGTATCGTATTGATGACGCTTATAATCAGCTCGAACTTAATGCAGACTGGATTGAAGAAAAATATGGCTATTCATACAATGAAATTATCGAGTTTTCGGAAGAGTTAGCTGAACGATTTCAGGATGGTTTCGATTGCAATGAATCAGAAAATAACGCATGGATTGACCGTATCACAGAAATGTTTGACAGCCTTGGAAGAAAGGAGAGTAATGATGACTGATCCTTGTCGTTACTGTGTGGCACCGGATCGTTATCCTGGTTGCCACGACCATTGTGAGAAACTGAAAGCCCATCGTGAAAGTGACGAGTATAAGAAGCTGTGCGAATATAAAGAAAAGTATTTCAGAAATAATATGCCAAAGAATACAGTAGCTATCTATCATGATATGCGCCGCAAGAAGCACAAAGGTTTACATATGATGGGCTATAAAGGAATGGGTGTTTAATGTGAAATATTGTCTTTCTTGTGCAAATACTGGATGCCATTTTAATGGCGATAGAGGAATGGATATAAATCGTTGTTCTCAGTACATTGAAAACGACAAAGAATATAAGTGGGACGCTGGTTTATGCGCTGAAAATACGTGTGAAAGCACTGTCTTGCTTACTATGGCAGAAAAACGTGCTGTCGATAAATTCATTTCCCAACTGCATCAGGAGGGATATTGCGGTTTCGTTTGGATTGATGACAAACCGATTGAATTTTATGGAGTGTGATAAAATGTGGGATTTAGTTGAAAATGAATATTCTAAAAAATATGGGATTGGGTGCGCAACCTTTTTTCGTGACAAACAATTAAAAACAGCAATGGTTATGTATAAATATAATGGCCGTAGCATTATGTTTTGCTATTCCGAGTACGATAATAAGATTCTATTTGACGGTGATAAAGACGAAATTGAGATGACTATCAAAAAGAAACTCAACTTTTGGAAGGATTAACTATGTGGGATTTAATGGGTAACAATTATTCAGAAGTATACGGTATTGGATATGCTTTACTGAATGGAATTTCAGCTGGGTTTTATGTAAGTGTCATGTACAAGAATCTTGGAAATGAAATTTACTTCTATTATCTTGATGATGCTCCTTATGGAGAGCTCGATGATAATACCAAAAATAAAATTGAGGATATTATCTATGATGACCTTAGCAAGCGTCATATTTTTGGGGAGGACTGATTATGTGGGTTTTAATTGCAAACGAATATGCAGAAGATCACAAATTTGGCTGTGCAGAGTTTAGATATAAAGAAGATAATGGAAACTCGTATGGATATTCGGTTATGTATCTTGTTATGGACTACGGCATTATGATTTATAAGCCGTATGAAATTGACGAAGATCATATGGATGAAATTCGAGACCTTCTTTTTGAAGATTTGAATAAGAATTACGGAGTTTAAGCTATGTGGGATTTAATAATAAATAATTACCACGAAGAAGATGGAACAGGTTACGCCTTGATGTTCAACACAAGTGATAGGTATTATCTTGATGTTATGTACAGGTGTAGGCCGTTATACAATTCGATTCGTGCTTTTTATTCTCTTAATATTTCGGAGAATGAAAAAGAGAATATCGAAAAAGCGCTTGTAGAAGAACTGAGAAAAAATGGAGTTTTAAGGAGTGAAGATTATGTGGGATCTGAGGGAAGTTCACGCTTGTTTTGATGGTGAAGGTTGGGTTTGGAATGAATCTTTTCATCACAAGAATGTGTTCGTAGATGAGAACGAAGATCCGAAAGAAATCTTTTGGCAGGAATGTCAGATGTTCTTCCTTCAGGATTATCTGAACAAATGTGAGGTCGTGGATGACGGCGACATTCTGGAACTTCAGCTGAAAGATTCCGGTGAACCAGTTCTAGCTATGATTATGGCAAAGTAAAGGAGAATGAGTTATGCAGCAATACGAAATTGTATTTTACCTCAATGATATTCTCGATGAGTTGATTCCGTTTAAGAAAATGCATAAGGAATTTAATTCATATCAGGAAGCAAGAGTGTGGGCGCAAAATGAATTGTATGACTTGCCTACGGCAGTCGCAATGAATGTGTTTATGGACATTTGAGGTGATAATATGGATGCCTTACATACGATTATGAATGAGCTTAAAAGTGGAAAGATGTTTGGTAAGACCGAGCATGGTACAGTGAGTGATTACTTTTGGTGGAATGTAATCAAGAGCGGTCCATTTATCAGGTATCGCAACTTTGGACAGAGTTCAGTTGGTTGTAATCTTGAAGATCTTGCATGGGTTATTGAAGTGATTTTTAGGACTACGCCAGAGAAGTTTCTTGAAAAATATGAATGTATTGATCCTTGGGAGGTGTAAACATGGAATTACTTACTTTACTTTCTATTATTCCGAATGACATTAGCTTTACGCTTTGTGATTGTGAATCCGGCGAAGAAATGGAAAGTTACAATAATAATTCTCTTCTTGAAATTTCAGAGGCAAGACGCTATACGGTTGATTTTATCACACCAGAGTTTAATATGCTGATGATTTTTGTAAAAGAGAAAGATTGATAAAAGGGAGATTTTAGATATGACTAGTCTGTATTGCTATGATAATGAAATCATAAAGTGGACTTACGGCGACAATCTGTACTGCTTACATATTCAGCACGATGACGTTGCAGATAATAATCCTCGTTGGTGGGATGACCATGATTCTGTAATGGCTTGTTTTCATCCTCGTTATCATCTTGGTGATAAGATTGATGCGAGTACGGCAGAAGATTTTTGGAATAATCTTGTTTACGAGTATTGCTCCGATGAAGAAGTTTTAGATGCACTTTTTAACATGAAGTTGGAAGATACCTGTGCCATTGTTGATGAAAATTATAGTGACGAAAAACGATACGCTATCTGTGGTATCGGAACTCTTTTTGATGAAAAAGTTTCTGTAAATCCAATGTATGTTGGTCTGAAGTATAACGAAATTGTTATTTATGTCCATGGTGAATTGTCTATTCGTGATTGTCAGATTCTTCTTGATAAGCATATTGCATGGCTTCCTCTTTGGTTATATGACCATTCTGGCTTGTCTATGGATTGTGATACCCGGTTCAGAGGTTCGTTGGACGATAGCAATGTTGGTTGGATTGTGACCGCTATTATGGATGGTTCGGATAATACCAAAAATAAAGCAGAGCGAATCATGCGTGATGAGGTAAAGACTTATAGCGATTATATTTCCGGTGAGAACTATGGCTATACGCTTTATCGAGAAGAACATGGAGAATGGAAGGAGATTGACAGAGCATTTGGATTTATCGGTTCCGACGTGTTTGAAAACGGTATCACATATAGTGCTGGTTGTGGTCTTGAAAAAGCATTAAAGGAAGATCGGTGCCGTATTGGTGATGCAGAGAAGGTTGTAACGGTTACTTATAACTTTGATAAATGTTGAATTTTAGGAGGAAAATAAAATGGATGACAACATGATGGAACGTCAGATTGCTGATTATATGGTGAAATATGGTACTGAGAATACAAACTATGGAATGTGGTCATTTGAAGTAGATGAGTTGACAGAGAAGTTTGGCGTAACAAAACAATGGGTACAAGAACACAGTGATGGAATTCTTAGCGAGTTATATCTTCGACAAGAAGTAGAAGATGTTGAACGTCAGTTTGGTGGAAGTGATTTTCATCTCGAAAATATTTTTATTTGGTATTTTACCGATTTTTGCCCTAACTACATTGAAGATGAACAGGAAAAAGATGATGGTGTAAATCAATATTGGTTTGCAGAAACTCGTTGGTGTACTGATGATGTTATCGAAGCAGCAAAACGAAAAGGGATTGTGTTAACTCCGCAGCAGGCTGAGCTATGGTGGGAAAAGAACGAAAAGTGGTTCAAGGATACTCTTACTGAGTATGGTAATGAGATTCTTTTTAATGCAAATTTTAGTGAGGTGTAAATATGTGGTGTGTTATCGAATGTGGTTCTAAAGGTGAAATTTTTGAGCCTGAGTTTTTTCAAAACGAAAAAGAAGCTATGAAATATATCGTGGATGATTCGAAAGAATGCTATGCAATGTATTCTGACCTTCCTAATGTTCTGGCTTATTATGATAGTGACGAACTCGAAGCACAGGTTTGGACGGATGAATTTAGTTTCAGATGGAAAGCATTTGATATTTCTAACAAATTGATGTAAAAGGAGAGTTTTATTATGAAAAAATTGAATGTTACTGTAAATTGTATGGCTGTCTACAATAGTTATATTGAGGTTCCTGAAGATATGAATATCAAAGAGGCTATTCAATACGCAAAAAAGCATATTACTGATATCCCTCTTGGCACTCTCGAATACACTCCCGATAGTGATGAGTTGGATGAAGAAAACTGCGATTTTGAGGAGGAATGATGTATTACCATCTTGAATACTCTATTAGGCACTTTATGTACGGCGATACATACAGAGGACATGAAATATATCCTACAAAAGAACTGCGTGATGCGGAGCTTAACTGGATGAAAACGTGTTACAGTAAGCCGACAGAGCTTGTCTATGCAACGTATGAAACCGAAACGCTTGGTGAAGATAAGATAATAATATAAAGGAGAAAGATGTATGACTAGTCGTGAGATTGCAGAAGATTTCATTAAACGTATGAATCCATCTAGGTGGGCTGGCGTTGGTAAGAAACCTGATAACTTCGACCACAGAATTAAAACATACACCATTGATGGTTTTCATGAATATGAGCTTGATGTTTCGTATGATGAAGATGAGCTTGGTTACGTTGTTATGCTTGAAATAAGATGGGCAGACGATGGAGAGTTGATTTTCGTTCTCGACACCCAGAGGATAAATTCAGAAGATGCAATCGAATACTCAATCGATTCAATCATTGATAATCTTTAATAGAATAATATAAAGGAAAATAAATATGACAAAATTTGAGAAACAGACGGTCATTAACGCATTGCATTTTTATAGCGAATATTGTTGCAACCACAGTGAAAAATCTGCGAATATGATAGCACAGAAATGTACGGCTGAAGGATTGCTTTATACGTTTCAATCTATTCTGGATGAAAAGGCAGGAAGTGTAAAAATCTAAATAGAATCGAGGTTTTAGATATGTTTGAACTTGACAGAATTTATCTTCGTAGAGACTGCATTGTAATCGTTGAAGAAAATGATGAAAAGAGCGTGATTACTTCGAGTGTATCTGATTTGGTGAGACTGTATCACAATGGTGGATATCAGTGTCCTAATGATGATGCGAAAGTTATTTATTGCTCGATTTTTAATGTAAAAATGAAATGTAAAACGTTCAAAGAACTTATGGATATGCTTGAGAAAATTGTAGCTGATTGTTGTTGAGGTTTTAGATATGAAAAATAAAGCAGTGGTTGTTATTTATGACGATACGATGTGCAATGGTCCTTACCGTGTAGAGCACAAAACAATGGAAGATGCGGTAGAGTCTGTTAATAATGATTTTGAGAGTTTAATGAAAGAATTGCGAGACGAAGGTTATGAACCTGAATGGATTCGTGACGGTCATCATATGCTTGAGGTTTATGTTCCGAATACATCTATTAACGCATGGTGGGATTTTGAATAAGGAGAGTTGAAATGGACATTAACGAAATCAAAATGTTTGAACAGAAGATGGTTGATAGCGCGTTTATTGACGCTGTTGATTATGATCCGAAGGTGGCTGCACGAGCTGTGGGAGCACGTAAGATGAAAATGAAGGGTGTGTGCTCCTTTAACGAATACATTGGTTATTTACAGACGATTACCGGCAACGCAAAGTTGTTCTGGAAGTATCAGTTTTGAGGTGATGATATGGTTCTAAAACTTGAATTTACCGATGGTCACGAGCCATGGATATCATTTCCAATGAATAGAGAAGAAGCTCTAAACCTGTGGAATAGGTTGAGTAAGATGCCAACGGCACGCCCTGAATTTAGGTTCGGCAAGTTGAAGTGCCGTTGTGATTGTGTTGGCAACTGGTATGTCGCTCAGTGGTTTGATGGAATGCACAAGAGTAAGGAGTTCAGATATCTTGCCAACGCTTTGAAGTACATGGAAAAAGAGACGGCTTAATGAATAGATTGTGAGGACAAAATGTTTGCACTTATCAATACTTATATTGCAAAAGGTGAGAGTTCATTTCTCCCAGAAGTTGTTTATAAAAAGGGTTTTAATACGATTCTTGAGGCGGAAAATGAAATGAACAAACAAGTGGACGATATTCTTGTAAATCATTATTGTAAATATTATAAAGATGAAAACGGTGAACAGAATTTTAGTATTTTGCGATTAAAAGGTGATATTCGTATTGATGCTTGTGACGTATACGATTGGTGGAAAATCGTAGAGATTTGATAAAACAGTTCTTCTAGGAGGGAATAATATGATTGATAATAAGACTATGCTTTGCGCAATTGCAGGCAAACATAATATGGAAGTTCTTGAAGTGGCACTTGATACAGTCAATGAATTTTTGGATTCTGGTGCTGTTATTTATGTGAAAGTAAAAGGAAAAGATGGTTTTGTAAAACTCGAAAAAATTGAAACCAGAGTGATGATTATGCCGTTTATTTAAAAACATAAAGGAGTAAAACAAAATGACTACTAACAATTCTATGACCGTAATAACCTCTAAGCCCTTCGGCGCACTGAATGTGGATGTGTACCAGAATGATAAACATCAGTATTATATGACCCGTGAACAGATTGGGCGAGCACTGGAATGTAAAGAACCTCGGAAGTACATTGCGAAGATTCATGAGCGTAATGCAGACCGTCTTGACCCGTTGAGCTCGGTCGTCAATTTGACGACTGAGGTCGAAAATTATACGCAAGAACGTCAAACATATATGTACAGTTTGCGTGGCGTAATGGAAATCTGCCGCCTTTCTCGTCAGCCGAAAGCAGATGCGTTTATGGATTTCTGCTGGGACATTATGGAATCTTTGATGCGTGGTGATTCTGTTCTGGCTACTCCTAAGATGGATGCTGCACTGAGCAAAGAATTCATTGATGTAAGACTTCATGCTCTGTTTGATAGTATGAAGAATCTTCAGAGTGAACTTGATTCCACTAAGAAGGATCTTAGTGACCAGATTGAGGAAGCTCGTGCCACCAGTAATGAAGCACTGAACGTGATTAGTAGCGTATCTCAGTGTGTCCATCAGATTAAGGACAAGCAGATGGATGATGCGATTCGTTCTACCAGAAACTTCACTCCTCGTAAGGATGTGATGAGCGACTGGCGTAAGAAGATGTATGAACGTATCAATGTGATTGCCGCAATCAATGAAATGAAGGTTCAGGATGTATTCCGTGATATTTACGAATATATGAATCGTGTCTATACCTTCGTTATTGAGGAAGAACGCAGAAAGTATTGTGCAAGAACCGGTCGCACTGGTCACATTCCTACGATTGATATTGTTGAAGCAAGTACGATGTATAAGTCCATCTTTGGTGCCTTGGTTGAAGATTCGTATACTGAAGCAATCAATAAGAAGAAGGAAGAGACCGCTGAGCAGAAAGCTCTGCCTGAAGCTAAGGCTGTTGATGCAGCTCCTGAAGTAGATGTTTGCATTGCTCCGGTGATTGAGGTAGAAGCTAAGGAAGTTGAGCCTGAACCGGTTGTGGAGGAAAAGCCCAAGAAGCAGAGCGAAACGGCAAAGATTCTTATCCCGATTCTGTTACCTTTGGCAGAAAAGCTTAATGATAAGCCTCAGTACAAGCACACTTACACTTTGATTTACGAGCGTATTGGCTATAAGAAAATGAATAATTTGTTTGTGGCTTACGAAAAGGCACATGATAAGGCACCTCATCCGAAGACTAAGGTGTTTATCGAAAATGAAAAGAATCTCGCGCTGTTTAAGAAGACTGTGAAGCAGCTGATGAAAGAACAAGAGGATAAGTAAATGTATGTAATATCGAATGGTCACAACTATTGGAAGATTGATGAATTCGAGGTGTGAGATATGCTCAAATATGGAAATATAACGTGTAAACGTTGTGGTATTACATGGTATGGACCAAAATGCGGAAAGCTTTACTGTGAAGAGTGTCGCAAGGTTGTAAATAACGAGAAGAGTCTCAAGTGGTATAGAAGTAATAGAGAGCTTGTTGCAAGGAATCGTGCAGAGAAAAAGGCAATGAGGTGAATATAATGAGCGCAGCTGTTGAAAGAAAAGAAGAACAGATATCTAAATTGATTTATTTTAATCCTAAACCTTCCGTTCCGGCGAAAAAGCGTGGTGTTACAAAAAGTAAGCAGAAGCGTAAGCGTAATATTTCTCCAATTAGAAGCTTGGATGATGTTCAAATGATTTCGGAATACTTCTGGGATAAAAAGCAATATCGCAATTGGTGTCTATTTAATGTCGGCATTGCAACTGGGTTGCGTGCTAGTGATTTGCTCAAATTAAAAGTTTCTGATATGTCTTATTGCCTTTACAATGGAAAGATTGAAGTGGTTGAAGACGCAGGAACTTGCATCGTCGAAGAAAAGACTTCTAAATATCGTGAAATCATTCTTACTCCAGAAGCGAGAGACATCGTTGAAACGTACATTAAGATTGCAAATCTTGGATATGACGATTGGATGTTTCCGTCTCGGCAGGGAAGTTGGAAAAAGTCGTTGAGGACAAATGGTGGAGATGGGAAAACTGGTATTCCTCATATTGCAGAACCCAAAAAGGCCGGTGATCCTATTGATGTTGATTCTTTTGCTCGTATCCTTCGTAATGCTGGTAGAGATTTGAATCTTAATTATAAGATTGCATCTCATTCTTGCCGTAAGACATTTGGTTATCGTGAGATGTGTCTTAATAAGGATGATAACCAGGCATTGTCTTGGATTCAGGGTCAGTTGAATCATAGTAGCCAGGATATTACATTACGGTACGTTGGTTTTGATGAGGATAAGGCAAAAGAATATTATAAGAAGACTTTTTATGGTGTGAATACACACAGCGAAGACTGAGGTGTATGATGGCTGATACTTATATTAAAATCTGGGATACTTATGAGAGCTACTTTGAACCCCTTAGTGCTGCTGAGGTGGGGCGTCTGGTACTGGCGATGATGAAATATAAATCGTCTGGAATGGAGCCTGAGCTCAACGGAAATGAGCGGTATGTGTGGCCTGCTATCAAGAGAGATTTGGATAAAGATGCCGAATACATCGAAGGTAAGAGGATTTCTGGTAAAGCTGGTGGCTCATCAAGCAAGCGTAAGCAAAACGAAGCAAACGCAAGCAAAACCAAGCTAGAAAAAGAAAAAGAGAAAGAAAAAGATAAGATATCGTCTTCGTCTTGTGATGAGACGACAACGACGAAACCTATCGAGGATGTTTTCCGAGAGAATATCGGGAAGCTTGGTGCTACTGGTCAAAAGGCTTTAGCAAAATATGTTGAGCGCATGGGTGACGAACTTGTGCTTGCTGTGATTGGTAAGTGTTCTGATCTCGGCGGTAGCACATGGGCTTATGTGCGAAAAGCTCTTGATGAAGCAGAATCTCTTGGTTGCAAGACTGCTGATGATTATCGCCGGGTGTGTCCGATAGGGAGTGGTCGCAACACGAGAGTGGATAGACAATCTCCCAGTGGGAATGATTGGCTAAAAAATGCAACGAAACGTCGTTCACTAGTTAAAAGAGAACTGGAAACAGCATGAGTGGAGGTTTGAATTATGGGATTGTTGTTTGGTTTGGGTTTGCTTGGTGCAGCGTTTGGTATTGACGCAGTAAAGCAAGCACCGTTTGATAGAGCGTATCGCCGTCTGGAAAACGAATGGGGGACTTGTACATCGGAAGAGAGTAAGCGATGTGATGCTCTGAAGTATGCTGTGCAGAATGGTTTGTGTTTCGAGGATGAAAAGAAACCTGTGATTGAGTGGCAGAAGCTGAGAGATCTTCAGTGGAAATATCAGCTGGCTGGTATCTCTTGGCCGAGAGAATCTGCGATTCGAGATGTATGCCGGTTGGCAGCTCGTGACCGTGGATTTGAGTACAAAGGGTATCTGCGAAACACACTGACCTTTGGTTATATCACTGATCCGAAAAATATTTGTAAGCTTGGTATCGTAGATTGAGAGGAAATTTGAAAATGAATAACGCTCGTAGAAAAGCTATCCGTAAATCTATTCAGGACATCAATGAAATCATTCCAAGGATCAATGCACTGGCGGATAGTCTGAAAAGCATTGTAACAGATGTTGAAATCATTAAAGCTGACATTGAATGTATTCAGTATGATGAAGAAGACGCTCGTGATAACATTCCTGAAAGTTTGCAGGATAGTGAACGGTATTGGGCTTCTAATGAAGCGTGTGATAATCTATCGGATGCAGTGACTGAACTGGAAGATATTTTGGACAATCTGGACGTTTCGTTTGATGAAGCTATTGAATATCTTAATGGTGCAAAAGAATGATTAAGACTACAAACCCATTAAAGAGAAGTGCATGGGCTGTGTTCTTGTATAGAGGTAGGCAAGTTTGCTCATATCTTTTGCGTAATAGTAATCTTGGGGACAAGGAACGAATGGTAGAACTGCTGGCACGAAGGTACATGACAGAGCCTGAGAATATTGTTGTAGATATTGAATTTAGAGATTGAGGTGGTAGAGAATGACCGCGTTTGTAATGTTTACTTTCAATGTGGCACTGATAATAGCAGTGAATAATAGTCCGTTTGCATTTTAAGTGGAGGAATGAATATGAAAGAACTGGAAGAAATTTACAATCGATTATATGATGAATACATTGACGCTAGACGAGAGCATATTAAGTCTAGTCTCGATATGAAAAAGAATGGTGACAGAATATATTTACATGGAAAAATGCATGGGTTAGAAATTGCTATTAGCATCGTCGATGAAGTGCTCGAAAGGGTTAAGGCAGAATATACCAAGGAAGCTTTTGACGTAGACCCATATAAAACCTAAATTCTTTGGAGGAAAAACTAAATGATTATTACTATGTATCGAAGAAAATGGAAATTCTCGGTAATGAACGCAGAAGATGCAGAAAACTTTATCCGACAGCCACATTTTGAACGAATTCGGTTCATCTCAATCACTGAAGCTAATGGTTATCATATTGATTTTCATAAGTGTAAGGGCAATATTACTTTTCTACCGCTGAAGTTTGATGATTGCACTACTGATTTAGAAGGCACCTGTATCACTGATGTTCAAGCTAAGAATATCGTGAATTTTGTTCTGGACAACCATGAGGAAGATAAGACAGATTGGTTCTGCGTGAATTGTGGTGCTGGTAAATCAAGATCTGCAGCTGTGTGCGCTGCTGTTATGAAAATTCTGTGTAATGATGATATGCCGGTATTTACAAACAGCTACTTCGATCCGAATATGACGGTGTACAGAGAGGTGCTAAATGCTTGGGTTAACCGTCTGTCTGATGAAAATGAAAGTGTTTCGACTGAGATACGGAATACTGTAAATAAAGATATAGTAGAGGAGTAAAACATGAAATACACAAAGCGTGAAATCATTAGCGCATATCGAATTCTCACGAAGAATATTCAACAGAATGATCTCGGCTGGCGTGGAAAAATGATTTTAAGTGATGTGCTTGATGACTATTTCAGCCGTATTGATGGTGAAATAGTTGTTGTCGATCCAAAGTATGGAAATTTTCGTTGTCCAAAATGCAATACGGTAATTACGAGTAGGTATGATCACTATTGCAGAGATTGTGGTCAGAAGTTTGATTGGAGAGAAACAAGATGAAGATTGATTTGACTCTTAATGAAGCACGAGTAATCCAAGACGCACTTGATGCGACGAGCCTGTGCCGTTCTGGATGCTACATGGGTTACAAGAGTGGTGATGAGGATTTGTGTTTCAAACTTGATAAGGATGGAAATTATCGCTGCAAGCTAATGCGAGAAATTGATTCTATCAATGGCAAGCTTGAGGATGTAATAAATAAAGGCCGATAAAATCCGGGTTCTTGTGGATACTTAACAAAAGGATGTGCAGATCGATGATATAACTATTGATGACGTAGGATTATTAGTAAAATTTTGGTAATTTTGATAATTGTGTTGAATAATCTCTTTGTGCGGTGTATGCTTGAGACAACCTCAATACAAGATGGTCAAGCCAAAAGAATGTGAGGTTAATATAATGTGGATTATGATAATTTTACTTATGGTATTGGATGCCGTGTACGCACTTAGTCTGTTAGGAGCGCTTTCCGATGCCGATGATCAGAGTGGGCGGCTGGAAATGAAACAGGGAAGGAATGGTCGAAATGGATAATTTGAAACCGTGTCCATTTTGCGGTGGAGAAGTTACCATTGCAGAGGGCGGTTATCGCCAAACACGATGGATGTATGTTACGAGAGGAAACAAAGAAAATAGGTGCAACTGCTATGTTATCATGGAAAGCAAAACTTACGACTTTGATTCCTCTGAAATGGAAAAAGCAAAAATTAAAGCCGATCTTATCGAAGCATGGAATAAACGGATTTATAAAAGTTAAGTTCTAGGAGAGTTTTATATGATTGCTACAGAGTTAATTAAGATTTTGGAAAAGCTACCAAGTGATGTTTTTATCGAAACGGATAGCGGCTGGGAATGTGATGCAACAGAGGTGAATGCTGCTTATTATAGCAGTCAAAAAAATGTTTTGGTTTTAACATGGAAACCGCAAGGAAACTATAAATATTACGAGGAATCTCCAAAATGGGAGTGCGTGTTCTGCAATGTAGACAGTCATTCCCCGGTAGTGCTGCATTCTGATTTTTGATAAAAGCTGAGATTTAAGGAGTGAGTAGTTATGAAAGTTGGAGATAAAGTTTACGCTGAAGATTGGTGCGAAGGCATTATCGATGAAATCGACGGAGATATTGCCATTGTTGAGTTCACTACTTTTTGCGGAGGCGGAAGACTCTCGTTTTCGTTGGAAGAGCTTCAGTTAGCTGAGTCTGATAAAAACTAAGATTTAAAGGAGGAAAATATTATGAGCGAAATAAATCATGAAAAGAACAAGCATGAAGTGACTCGACTTGACGCAATTAGAAAGATAGACATTATGGGACTTGAAAAGTTTCTTGAGAACATTCAGAAGTATCCAGATCGTTATCCAAAGAATAAATTTGAATGGATTGTATGGTTACAGGAACCAGTTGAAGATAGAGTACATTTTGATAATAAGGTGTTTTAAAATGATTTATACCGTAACGATGATTGACTCGTTTAAGAACGAGCAGAATGCGAAATTTAGTTCGCCAGTGTCAAATACAAAAGGAATCTACTGGATGCCGGATGACAGTTGGATCGCTGGATTCTTTACAGATTTAGCAGAGGCTATTCGAGTTGTTAAAGAAAACGTGACTGACATCTTTGAACATTGTTACAACTACGCAGTCGTTGAAGGATACGAGGAAGGTCTGTATCCAAGACCAGAATTGACGAGATGGTTTAAATATGATGCTGAGAGTGACACAGCATTCGAGATTGAACCGCCGCTGCATAATAAGGTGGCCGGATATGCTTTTTGAAGAAGGAGAATAAGACTATGAGTAGTGTACTTATTGATCGGAACGCAGCTAAGAAGGTAGAATCCATCTTCGAGCATCCTGATAAGGTCTATTCGGTGTATTTGAAGGCCGGCGGAGATGTCGTTTGGCTGCAAGGTGAAATTGAACTGTATGAATTTTTGCGCAGCTTATAAAACCAATATTTTTGAAAGGAAGTGATTTTTATTAACTCCAATTTGTTAATAAATCGTAAGCAAAGTGTTGCTATTGTGTGTATAATGTGCCTGTTGGCAGGGAATCTGGTATCGAAGATCAGCCCGGTGATTCAAAATCAGAGTAATTCGTACCTTTATAATAGTAGTCCTCCGGCAGTGAGTGTTGTGCAACAAGAGGAAAAGGAGTCAGAAGTCATTGTAGAGACTGTTGTTGAGACGCGGATTGTGAACTTCAGTCAGGGGAAGCGCGAGCTTACCGATGACGAGCGTGCTCTTGCGGAGCAGATTGTTGCTTGTGAAGCAGGTGCTGATAGCCTAGAAGGTCAGATGGCTGTGGCTCAATGCCTTTATGATTCCGCTGTGCTTGATGGTCTAACCATCCAGCAGGTATTTAAGAAGTATGGTTATAGTTCCTTATATAATAGGAAGGTGACGGCAGAGAACGAACTGGCTGTGTCTATGGTGTTTGATTACGGTGCTAAGATTTCAGACAAACCTATTCAATGGTTTGTGACCCCGGCGGCAGCTCCCGGCAGTTGGCACGAGCGCGGAGCAACATTTGCTGGACAATTTGGCGCACACAGGTTTTATTATGACGCGAAGCTGGTTGTGGATGATGCTGAGTAAATGGCATCATCTAAAATTTCGATAAACAATACAACAAAAAGATGTGTAATATATTGACGAAAACAAAAAGATGTGTATAATATATCTTGAAAGTTGTTTATGTGAGCGGAAGGCGGTATTTCAATGAGTGAGAAAAAGGTTTTGGAAATTATACAGGTTGAAAACTTTTTGAAGTACATAAGAAAAAAGCGAGTGTGGGTTTGCTTTATTTGCAATGGTGTGGATGTTCACATGATCTGCAAGAAGATGGATGACATTGGTGTAGAGACACATGGGGTTGTCAAAGGCATTGGATTTTTTGGAAACGAAAGTCATGTTGAGTTGCGGCAAGAATGCTATGAAGTAAGGAAGATAGAACTTAGGCCGGGCGATAAAGAGAAAGCGTATGAGATGATCTTCGATAACACCAGTGTGTTCGTGTCGGAAAATCCTGAGTTGTACGGGCACTAAAAATATTTTCAAAAACCTCTTGACTTATATGGTTGTATCCTGTATAATATAGCTATGGAACGGAGCTACACTATTATAGAGGAGAAAGATTATGGACAACAATATTGACCCAAAGGTCGGAGAGGTTTGGTTGGTCGATTTGTCAAATGCGACAGGTCATCAGCAGCGCGGTATTCGACCGTTCGTTGTGACGAGCAACAATAAGCGCAACTTCTTTAGCCCCACAATCAAAGGGAATCCATTGTCTTCCAGAATATACAAGCGTTCTCCGGTTCATGTTCTACTTTCAAAGGAAGACTGTAATTTCTTAGAGGTTGACAGTATCGTTCTTTGTGAAGAGACTGACACGCTTAACAAAGGACAGTTCATCAAAAAACTTGGTGTCTTGTCGGAACGTCAGATGAATATGATTGCAATGGCAAGATGTAAGGATGAACCGTTTTTGCTCGCAGCATTCCTGAGCGGCGTACAACATACTATGGAATTTCAGAATTTTGCCGCATTTGCTTGATTTTTTATAATGTTTAATGGTACACTACATATAATAAGAAGGAGTGTGCCACTATGCTTACTGAAGAAAAAATCAACGCTTTTGCCGAAAGGTATTCTGATAAAAGCGGTAAGTTTGTTGTATCGACACTTAACAATGTTATGATCTATGAGGCCGAGTGTGGGTATGAGTTGTTTGATTTTACAAAAAATGATTTTGTAAAGATGTTTGCAAAATACAATTGGGTGAACTCAAGTCGTTCATTTAGAAATGTGAAATCAATAATCACTGGCTACATCAAAAGTGAAGATCGTACAAGTTTGTATGACTTGGCTGAATTTTCGGAAAATGACGTAAGTTCAGACGATATGTATGCAGACAAGTATTTTGCATCGGTTGATGAATTTGTTGACTTATTAAATAAATACGAAGAGCCATATCAGATTCGTATGAACGTGATTGCTGTATTATACTGGATTGGACTTACCGCTGGTGAAATTGTTAATCTAACAATCAATGATGTTGATTTTGAATCTCGTACTGTTCTCAATAGGACTGGTATTGATGCGAGGTTGATGGATATCATCAAGCAGTGTTATGAAATGAAACAATATGATGCTCCCAACATGGGAGGATACAGAACGTTTTATGTCATAAACGGTGATTACATCCTTCGCAAAACAGAGGACAGGACTGGAGCAGACAGTGACCCAAAGATATCTACAAATACAATTCATACCTATTTTATGCGATTGAATGATATTCTCGAAAAAAGAGGTTGTTCTAAGATTTTGGACCAAAGACATTTAACAAGAAACAACGAGTATATCAAGGTTTATGACTATTGCAAAACTCATCCAGAATTTAATCTTGTAGAACTTAGCTTCGGAAATGGTAAAGATCCTCTTGCAGACATTATCGGAAGAAAGTGTAGCAAGGTAGCCTATATTAGCTTCCGGCAAGGATACAAGGGCTGGATTGAGTATTTCCATAAAAATTAAAAATAGGGGCTTCGGCCCCTTAATTTTAACACGTTAGCTATATAATACAGGATACTCATTAGAAAGGGAAATGTAGATGAGAACGCTTTTGCTGTTCCGTGGAGCACCGGGTTGTGGGAAGTCCACCTATATTAAAGAGCATAATCTTGAGCAATACGTATTGAGTGCTGATACACTTCGCCTTATGTGCCAGAGCGCACAGGAAACACCTGCCGGGCAGATGGAGATTTCTCCACAGAATGATGATGTTGTATGGGAGATGCTTTTCAAACTGCTTGATGTGCGTATGAGTCATGGCGAGTTTACCGTGATTGATGCAACGAATTCCAAGACGGTCGAAATGAACCAATATAAGAATCTTGCAAAACAGTATCGTTATCGGATGTATGTTATTGACATGACGGACCTTCCGATCGAGGAATGCAAACGAAGAAACGCTCAGAGAGAATGGTTGAAGCGAGTTCCTGAAGCGGCCATTGATAAGATGTACGCTCGGTTTGCTACTCAAAAAGTTCCTTCTGGCGTGACAGTTCTTCCTTCTACTACGGATGTGCTGTCTGATTTGAACTACAGTCCGAATGACTTCAACCAGTGGAAAAAGATCCATATCATCGGTGATATTCATGGCTGCTATACTTGTTTGAGTGAATACCTTGGTGAGATGAAGGACGACGAACTTTATATCTTCGTTGGTGATTATCTCGATCGTGGTATCGAAAACGTTGAGGTATTCAAGTTCTTGTGTGATATTGTAAATAACAACCGCAAGAATGTGATTCTTTTGGAAGGAAATCACGAGCGTTGGCTGAACAAGTGGGGGCATGATGAACCGGTTCAGAGTGAAGAGTTTGCAAACTACACTCGTCCGCAGCTCTTTAAAGCCGGTATTGACAAGAACACTGCTCGTAAGATCTATTCCAGAGTCGGCCAGTGTGCCTACTTTGAATATGATGGGAAGCGGTATTTCGTGAGCCACGGTGGTTTGAGTTATTTGCCTTATTTTCTTCCTTTTGTGTCTGCTGATCAGATGATTAAAGGTGTAGGTCGCTATCCTGATATGCTAACCGTGGCTGAGTCTTGGGGAAAGTCGATGCCGGATAGCTATATTCAGATCTTCGGCCATCGAAATGTACAGGATGTTTCTATTGATATGGGTCATCGGTGCTACAATCTCGAAGGCAAAATCGAGTTTGGTGGATATCTTCGTTGTGTGGAGCTTGAACACGGTCAGCCTATCAAATGCGTAGAAACCAAGAATGATGTATTCCGAAAAGAGGAGTCAAAGACTGAAGCTGCCGTTGAAACGAAAACTGAGTTCGATAACGCAGAACTTGTCAGTAAGATGCGTCAAAGCAAATATGTGTTTGAGAAGCGATTCGGGGATATTTCTTCTTTCAACTTCTCTCGTGAAGCATTTTATAAGAAGCACTGGGATGAGGTTTCTACCAAAGCAAGGGGGTTGTTCATTAACACAAAGACGAATAAGATTGTAGCTCGAAGCTATGATAAGTTCTTTGCGGTTGATGAGCGGAATGAAACGAGAATTGGAAACCTACAGAACACTTTGAAGTTCCCGGTGACTGCATATCTAAAAGAGAATGGATTTCTTGGTATCATTTCGTATGATGCAGAACAGGATGGTCTGTTCATTGCAAGTAAATCCACTCCTGAAGGGCCTTTTGCAGATATGTTCCGAAAGATTCTCATGGATACGACTTCTGATGAAGACCGTAAGAATCTGAAGGAAGTTGCAAAAGAGAATGGTTCAGTCATTTTTGAAGTGATTGATCCTGTAAATGATCCGCATATCATCGAATACAAGACACCACATATTGTTTTGCTGGATATTATTGCGAATGATATGAACTTCAGTGTGATGGATTACGATGATCTGAAGCGTGTTGCTGAAAAGTGTCATTTGCAGATTAAGGAGAAGGTTAAGATCTTTGAGAGCTGGAGTGAATTCTATCCTTGGTATGAAGAAGTCATGAATGAGAATTATCTGTACCATGGCATCGAGCATATTGAAGGTTTTGTTTTGAGAGATAACAACAATTTTATGTTTAAGCTGAAGCTTCCTTATTATAAGCACTGGAAGTTCTTGCGTGGTGTTATGCAGAGCGTACAGAAGCGTGGCTATTACGAAAACACTGCCAAGCTGTTTACTGCTGAAGATAATTTATTCTATGGTTGGATGCGTGAACAACGAGAGAAAGAAAAAGAGTCTTTCTGCAAGAAGGGTATTATTCAGTTACGGAATGAATTCTATGAGAATCGGCACGAATAACTAAGATATTTTCTTCCTCCGAAAATGCCCTGCGCGGGGCTGACAGCCGTGAAAGACCGGCAATATGGCCCTATGGCGGAACGAGGCATACGCAACAAGCTCAAACCTTGTAAAATTCTCAGTTCAAATCTGAGTAGGGCTACCAACCCATTTGCAGATGGGTAAGTGCTAGAATATTGGCAAATCGGAAAGACGGTTGACTGCTGGACAGACAGCTTTGATATGTCACTATGGCGAAATTGGCGAGACGCATCGGACTTAAGTTCCGACGGTAGCGATACCATCTGGGTTCGACTCCCAGTAGTGACACTGATATCCGGGTGTAGCTCAGTTGGAAGAGCGCGTGCTTTGGGAGCATGAGGCCGCAGGATCGTGACCTGTCACTCGGACCAGCCCGAAAGGGCATGTAGAATTTTTCATTCACATTATTCCCAGCTCTCTGGAAACAGAGCAGTGTGGCGTAGCAAGCTAGGTAGATTACGAGGATTAGCCAAGCGGATAAGGCAGTGGAATTTGACTCCACGACCGCAGGTTCGATTCCTGTATCCTCGATTTATATGCGGGTATGGTGTAACTGGCAGCCACGCGGATTTTAGGTGTCCGTGCCGAAAGGCGTGAGGGATCGTGCCCCTCTACCCGTACCACGGTCATAGAATGGTTGCGTACCGTTTGTTGATCTCCTTTGACCACTATTATTCCCAGCTCGCTCGTAAGAGTGCAGTAGTGCTTTGTAAGCTGAGTGATTGTGCAGTTATGGTGTAGTTGGTAAGCACGCTTGCTGATGAAGTAAGAGGATGAGTTCAAAACTCATTGACTGCAAAATATGAAATCAGTTGTTCTAGCTCGTTCGTGGATTGGCCGTACATTGGCGACCGGAAAGACGTCATACCGGTAAAGGACGTCAAGCCAGACAAGAAGAGAAATAAGGTGTAAGCCGACTAGCTATCGGATAAATACTCTTCGGTTCGCCAGAAAACTAGAATGTAAAACGAATGGTTGGCTGTTTCTGATTTCATTTATATGCGACTGTAGTTCAATTGGCAGAGCGTCAGATTTCCAATCTGAATGTTGCGGGATCGTGCCCCGTCAGTCGCTCCACACGCAGCCCCTTACGCTGCACCGGTTGCTCAGAGCCGAAAGAAACCTATATGTTACGACATGGTTGCCAAGAGTGATCATATTGGAACGCGACGTAGCTTGGATAGTGAGAATTAAATTCTGAGGTATACTGCTGGATAGCTTAATGGTAAAAGCGCTCGGAAACGCCGAGAGATAAGGTTCGATTCCTTCACTGGCATCACGCCGATGAAAGTCGGCGTTTGCATGGGATAGTAGCTCAGTTGGTCAGAGCTGGCGGCTCATAACCGCTTGGTCGCGAGTTCAAATCTTGCCTGTCCCACCAGCCCGATAGGGCATACATAAAATCTGCTAGAACTTTTGTTTTATAGGCGAATGAATAATATGACGTTAATACGTCTATTATTTTTCGCTCATTTTTAAAGTTTTAGCTATATAATACAGGATACGAAAAGGAGGGATGAACTCTGAAGCACTACGGAGATATTACGCAACTCCATGGCAATAAAATCGAGCCAGTTTCATGTATTACAGGAGGCTCTCCTTGCCAAGATTTGAGTCAGGCCGGAAAACGTGAAGGTTTGGCTGGTGAACGCTCTGGATTGTTCCTTGAAATGATTCGTGTGATTACAGAAATGAGGGAGGCCACCAATGGAGAATATCCAAAGTTTGCAATCTGGGAAAATGTCAGAGGAGCTTTTAGCTCAAGCAAAGGTGAAGACTTCAGATGTGTGTTGGAAAGATTTGCACGCATTGTCGAGTCAGACGTTTCAATTCCTCGACCTTCAGGAAAGAACGGAAAGTGGGCAAAATCTGGAGCGATTTCCGGTAATGGATGGTCTCTTGCATGGAGATTGTTCGACGCTAAATACTGGGGAGTCGCCCAGCGCCGCCAGAGAATCGCGCTTGTCATGGATTTTGGAGGACAACGTGCCTCAGAAATTCTATTTGAGCGCACGAGCATGTCAGGGGATTCTTGTGAGAGCATCCCGGCGTGGAAAACCTTTGCCCGAACTCCTGAAGCAAGCGTTGCTGGATATGATCGAATGGTGGAATCCAGGAACTCTGTCACAGGTGGTGCAGAAAGTGAAGGAACAAGAAGGTCTGGAAGAGAAGGAATTGGACGAGTATTGGAGTCAAACCATCGAGAGACTTCGACTCGATGCACAGAACCTGCAGCCTACACTCTAAAAATCCGTTCTGGATGTGAAGGTGGCGGTAAAGGCGCTCTGGTTCAAACTGAATTGAGCGCAACGATTTCTACGTTGCAAGACCAGACGCTAATTTGCTTGGTAGAAAATCCCTCCTTACATAATTTAAAACAAAAGATTTCGCCGGTAGTATTTGAGAGTCACAGCCAGGACGCTCGATACACTCAACAGGGCGACACAAGTCCGACTTGTACTGCTCAGTGGGGAACGGGCGGTAATAATATGCCGCTGGTCGTTGAAAAGAAAGCCTTTGCAATGCAGCGCATTGGTGAGTACAAGGAAAGCGAACACGCCAGCACGATGAAATCTCGTGACTACAAAGATGCAACTGACCTGATTACAGAGAAAGAAACGAAGAATCTACGATGGATTGTTCGCCGTTTGACTCCTTTGGAGGATGAACGGCTTCAGGGCTTCCCTGATGGATGGACCGATATCGGGGACTGGATTGATGAGAATGGGAAGAAGCACAAAACTTCTGACGCAGCTCGTTATAAGGCACTCGGTAATTCAATCGCTTTGCCTCAGTGGTATTGGATTTTTCAGAAAATGAAGCCGTATATCGGTGAAAATCCTACGCTTGGCAGTCTTTTCGATGGAATTGGTGGCTTTCCGCTTGTCTTTGAAAGTACGTATGGTGATGGTACTGCTATCTGGGGATCTGAAATCGATAGCTTTTGCGTTGCAGTAACTAAGAAGCATTTTCCAGAAAAGCAAAGAGGATAAAAATGGGAGCTTTTATTGCAAGACAGCCTAACGGTTTGCTGTGTCGGTTTTCTTCGGTAGTCGATTGTGTCACCGATTACAACATGACCGAAGAAGAATATATCGAGATGTGTGCTGAAAAGGCACGAAAGGAAGCACGAGATGTTCTTGACCATTATATTAAGCCGTTTGAAATGGTTGACAGGTGTTTCTTCCCGAACAACATGACAATCGAAGAACACAAGCGGATTATGAAGGAAATGGAAAAGCCCGTTGACAAAGCAACTCATATTCCGTAATAAGAAAATCTCATAAAAGGCTAATTCAAATAAGAGGTGACACGATGAACAGCAAAATTTCTATCAATGCAACCATCGACCCCGGTTCTTTGAGTATTCCGGCAAGTCCTATCTTCCAACAGGAAAAGAATACATATTTTTGTCCGTTTTGTGTGACGAAGCTGGAGAAGTTCGAGCGTGAATGTTCTGATTGTCATCGCAAGATGGATTGGAGTAGGTTCACTGAAAAGAAGGAGGAGGTGTTCACTTGAATATAGATTTCTTCCGACGGCGCAAGACTCAGCTTGAAGATACGCTTCTTTTGAAAAATCAGGCCGTCGATATGCTTGATTATCTAAAGACGCACTGCATCAACAATGACCAGTATTGTGTAATTCGGGATTATATTGAAGAAGCTGCGAAGATTCTGGAGAGCGATCTCGAATATGCAAATAACAAACTGCAGTCTGCATTTAGACCTAAGCATGGTCGGAACAACAGATTGACTCGTGCTCAATCTAAGATGTTCCGTGATAGGGAATATTAAAATGGGGTGATGCCGTATGAACACATGTAAGAAAATATGTAACTGGTGTGGTCGTGAAATCAAGCCGATAGGCAGCGAGCAGGGAATCAGTTTTGAACATCAATACTCTTACGGTAGCCAACTTGATGGTTCGCTTTTGAGTTTTGATCTGTGTCCTGAATGTTCAGAACGGCTCCCGGTAGTGCTCGGCGCGATGTTTTTACATAATCCCTTAAAGGACGATTTCTAACGGTAAAAGCCGTATGAAATATAAGCCATCAATAAGCCAGACGGAGGATAATACATAGAATGAATAGTGCATGAATTGATTTAAGACAGCATAAAGAAACATAAGTGATTGTTAATGAAACAAAATTACATAAAGGAGACTTGATATGGCAGATAGAATTTTTAATCTTCCTCAGACCCGTGGCTCTTTTGAGATGGCTGGTAAGGTCACCGGCACTCAGCGTAGCAACTTCTATAATGAGAAGGAGACAAAGAGTGGTGCTATGCGCCGTGTCTTGAGCTTTGGCGTTCAGACCTCTAACGAGAACACTTTCTATATTGATCTGGCTGGTATGCCTCGTGACAAGGTTTACTTCTTCCGACGTGCCGATAAGGACAAGGGCATTGAGAAGGACAAGAAGGAAGTCGCTTGGAAGGATCGCATGACCTATGTTGCACCGGAAGGCTATGACATGATTGGCGTTAAGGTCGGTGTTACCAAGAAGACGAATGAGTCCGGCAAGGTTGTCAACGATAACAAGACTCTGACTGACTTCGATGCAGCTAAAGAGATTTCTGAGAACCTGCATGACGGCGATAATGTGTATGTCCGTGGTAACATTGAGTACAGCACTTACAATGGTAAGCACCAGATTCGTTTTGTTCCTACTCAGGTGTCGCTGAGTTCTAAGGAAATCGACTTCGATGCAGAGGGTTTTGAGGAACTGGCTCTGTTCACTCAGACCATTGTGTACACTGGTTGCCGCAAGAGCGATGAGGGTGATGAAGTAGTTGTCGATGCGAAGATCGTAAACTATAACACCATCGAGGATGCAGAGTTCTTCATTGATTATAAGGCAAACGCTCAGAATAAGGTCCTGGCTGATTCTATTCGTAAGCGTCTGAAGCCTTATACTAGCTTCGAGTGTTTTGGTCCCATCGTTAATCAGCAGAAGGTTGAGGAAGTTGAGACTGAGAATATCTGGGGTGGCCCCAACAAGATGAAGCGCCAGAGCACCCCGGCGGTTCGCAAGCTGTATATTGAGGGTGTTAATCCTGATTCCTTTGATCCGAATCCTGGTGACAATGATGCGGAGCCCACTTACACTGAGGACAATATTTCCGAGGCACGGGCAAAGATTGTTGCCAACGTTCAGGCCAAGAAGGACTTCGACGGCAAGGCTGCTGAGAACGACACTTCTTGGTGGGGTGGTTCTAACAAGTCTACTGTAACTCCTGTAGACGAGGAAGAGGATGACTGGGGAGTGTAATTTTTAGTCTTAGCTAAGTAACACAGGATACTAATAAAAGAAAAGATTTGGAGAGGAATTTACATATATGGCTATGATTCGTAAGGCATCTGCTGTTCGTAAGAAGCTTCATATGCTGATTTATGGCGAACAGGGAACTGGTAAGTCTCGTACTGCTATGCAGCTGTGCTATTTGAAAAATGCAGACGGTAAGCCGTTCCGTGTTCTGTATTTGGATACCGAGAATGGTTCTATTGATAATTACACCGAGGAGCTGGAAGCCAATGGTGTGAATCCTGATAATCTGCTGATTGTTTACACACAGTCTCTAGCAGAGGTTCAGGATTATATCAAGATGGTTACCAACGATGAGGATATTGAGGATGAGAATGGAGATGTTTATCTGGATGCAGATGGCAAGCCGTTCCGTGCAGACGCTCTGGTTGTTGACTCCGCTTCCATCCTCAAGATGACTGCTACCCAGGGCCTCACCGCCTTCTCGCAGAAGCGTGCCAAGGTTAAGGCTGCATCTCAGGGTCTGACCGGTGATGAAAAGGCAGTTAAGATTGAGGGTGCTGGCATGGAGCTCAAGGATTTCAATACTCTGAACTTCAAGGGTCAGTCTCTGATTTTGGATCTGAATGCATCTGGTGTGAACTACATCGTTGTTTGCCGAGAGAAGGACGAGAAGCATACTAAGGTTGTGAATGGTTCTATCGTAAGTGAGCCTACTGGTCGTAAGATTCCTGATGGGTTTGCTGGTCAGGAGTACAACGTTGATACTGAGTTCCGCCTGTATTTTCAGGATGGTCAGCAGCTCGCTTTCTTCGATAAGGATCGTACCGGTATGCATAAGGGCGGTGAGGTCGTTGAGGATCTGACCCTGCTTGAGTATCAGGATATTATTTCTAGTAGCGCAAAGAATCGGGAGAACGTCATCAAAAACGGCTTAAACGATGCTGTTAAGACTGAGGTTAAGCTGAGTATGCGTGACCTTGGTATCGAAAACGATGAGCCGGATGATGTTCCGGCAGATAAGAGTTCCGATAGTAAAGAGCCTTCTATGGATGACATCAAGGCAAAGCTGAATGACCTGATTGCTTCCGCTTCTCCTATGAAGAAGAGTGCCGCACAGAAGGCTGTTAAGGCGGCTGGCCTGTCTACCGCATTCCGTTCTATGACTGATATTGAGGAACTGAAGAAGGTTGCCGCAGTCATGGAGAAGGAACTGGCTTAATGGAACTAACCCGTAAATGCAAGATTTGCGGGAAGAATATTTTCATCGAGCGAGACCGTAGCACGTTTTTCTACGACAAGACGGGCTTTTGCCATAAAGATTGTTTTGTAGAAAAAAAGAAAAATCAAAAACGCCCTTGGACAGATGACCTGCTAAGGGCATTTTTTGACAAAGCAAAACCCGCTACGGATAAAAAGGTCGATGATCTTCTTTCCAAAAAGAGAGAACAAGACCACAATCGTGAGCTTGCACATATCAAACAGGAAGAAAAAAAGATTCTTTTCGACCATATTCGAGATACATACGCCCCGGCGGTTGTTCCGGGTAGCTTCTACTCGAAACTTACGCAGTTGATTTCCGGGAATTATTACAAATATAGAGGTTCGATTCCTCCGCTAGAACTTTACGATATGTGGGTTCTAGCGAAACCCCGACTAGATAAAATAATTGCCGAGAAAGAAGCAAAAGGTTTTGATATGAGTCAACGATGGAATTATGACTTGGCTGTTTTGCTGGCACAATATCCGAGTTATCTCGAACAAAAAGAGAGACAAGCTTCGATTCGTAGTGAATGCGAAAGTAAAACGAAGGAAAACCTGACGGAAACGGTACTGAAACGGATGAAAACAGTACCAAAACAGAGCAAAAACGAGAATGAAATTGATATAAATGCAATTCTCGATGAGATATAAAAGCACGAGGGAGGTGGATGAGTGGAACTCATTTCAAATATCCCGAACGAAATTCTATTTGTCGGCGCAATTTACAAGCATCCTGACTATTTGGTCGAGTATGGGCATTATGTCAAGAGCAAGTACGATTTTGCCGATGAAGCAACAAAATTTTTCTACGATGCAGCGTTGATTATTTACGAAACTCGGACTCAAGAATTCAATAAAACATCTGTTTTAACGTTTATGGCTGAAGACGAGTCCAGATTGTCCCAATATAAGCGGCTGAAGGGCTGGTCAACCATTGAATACTACATGAGCCTTGCGAATGACGATGACATCAAGGGATACTTCAATATCCTGAAGAAATATTCGCTGCTTCGTGAGTACCAGAGAAACGGTTTTAACATTGAAGGAATCTTGAAGCATCGACAGTTTGAAATGTTTGGCGCTCAGGACATTTACAAATTGATTCGTGGCAAGGCCGACAAGATCAATACGGTTATCATCACAAACGATGATGCTGAGATTTTGAATAATGGTCTGCTGCCAATGGTCAATGAACGTCTGAGCGTTCCTGATATGGGCTTGCCGTTCCAGTATCCTATCATGAATGATTTGTTTCGAGGATTGAAGCTGGGCACTGTGATGTTCAATGGTATGCCATCTAACGCTGGTAAGACTAGATACATGATGGCGATTGTTGCATACGTCACATTGGTTCAAAAGCAGAAAGCTCTTCTGCTTTTGAATGAGATGGATCTTGAGTCAGTCAGGTATTGCTTACTGGTCACCGCTATCAATAATCCCGAATTCCAAGAGTTGCATGGTCATCGTTTCCATAAGGATGAGCGAGAGATCACTCTTGGAATGTACCGGGATGCAAATGGAAACTTCATCTTCCGAAAGCAAAACGAAGACGGGGAATACATAGAAAGCATTGATGAGTTCACCGCTCGTGTCTATGAGGAAAGCGAAGAGTATCGTAACGTACTTGATGTTTGCCGGTGGATTGAGAATGAATCACAGGGTTTGATTATCGCAAAGGATGTTTCTGCTGATTATAGTGATAAGTCCCTGCGATTTGAAATCCAGAAGGAAGCTCTCACTCAGGGGGTTAAGTATGTGTTCTATGATACTCTAAAGAACGATATTGCATCTATTGGTGAATGGGCGGCATTCAAGGTCACGGCCACCGAGCTTGAAGAGATTGCGAAAAATCTAAAGATTTTTATCTACGGTAGTATCCAGTTGGCTGAAAATGCCCATGAATATCTTCCTGATGAGCTGAATTCAAACAATATTGCTGAGTCAAAAATGATTAAGCATGTTGCTTGGACGATGGTTCTGTTCAAGGAGATTCCAAAAGACAAGTTCGTGAAATATCAATACATTTCTCATGACCCTGAGTGGGGTGGTGACTGTGCCCATCGGCTGAACCCAGATAAGCGGTATTACGTTGGAAACATCGACAAGAACCGTTTTGGTGAGAAAAAGAAAATCATGTTTGAAGTGAATTTGAACCAGAATGTCTGGAAAGAGGTCGGTGTCTGCACCAGAAAGTAAGGAACTACAATGGTAAATATCGCAGATTTGAAAAATTACATTCTTGAAGAACAGCAGATTGAACCGATTCTGGAGGAACTTGGTTGTCATCATATCAGTCACAAGACTGGTTATTACCAGTGTGCAAATCCAGATGGTGACAATAGAACGGCACTCTGCGTTTACGAGAATGAAAATCTTACTGCGGTAGATTACACACGAGATATTGCCAATGGAAAGACCAGTTATGATTTGATTTCTGTCGTCCAGTTCTTTCTGGAACTGTCTTTCCCAAAAGCTATTAAGCAAATCTGCGAATGGGTTGGACTTGACTACTATCACAACTTCGAGGAAGATCTTCCTAAAAGTATGTTGATTCTAAAAGAGCTCATCGCCATGCAAAATGAAGGTGAAGAACACGAGGATGACCGTCCGATAGTCCCCATCTCTGAAGCCATCCTCGGTTATTACAAACCTTATGTGAACCAGATTTTTGCTGACGATGGGATATCTTATGAGACGCAGCAGGAGTTTGAAATTGGTTTTGATGAACTGACAAATAGAATCACGATTCCAATCAGAGATGAAATTGGCACTCTGGTTGGTGTAAAGGGAAGATACTTTGGGAAGCCACCTGAAGGCGAGATGAAGTACAAGTATATTGAGCCGTGTGCCAGAAACCGCATTCTATATGGTCTGTATAAGACAGAGCCGTATATCAAGAATGAAGGTCTGGTATATGTCGGTGAGGCTGAAAAGTCTGTCATGCAGATGTGGAATATGGATATCTGCAACTGCGTGGCGACTGGCGGCAAGAAGGTTTCACAAAATCAAATTGAAATTCTAACACGTCTTTGCGTTGATATTTGTTTTGTCTTTGATAAAGACGTTCAGCTTAGTGAGCTTATGGTTCTCTCCAATCGATTTGTCGATGGCATAAGTGTGTATGCTGTAGTAGATGATAAGGGGATTCTGGACGAAAAGGAAGCCCCGACCGACAATCCCGAAAAATTTAAGGCATTGATTGAGAACTGCGTTAGGAGAATTAAATGAATGTAAAACTTTGGAAGGGAAGTAGGAATGACCTATCAGACCCGGTTGGAACGATTATGGAGAATAGAGGGGTCGAGGATTATAAGACCTACATGAATTTAGATGATTCTTGCTTGAATTCTCCGTGGTTGCTGGACAACGTGGAAGATGCCGTCTTGTTGCTAAATCAGCACTTTTTAAAAAAGTCTACCGTCTCTATCCTTGTAGACTGTGATGTGGATGGATTCACAAGTGCTTCAATGATGTTCCAGTATTTAAAGGCGATTGGTTTTTGTGGAAAAATCAATGTTCTGCATCATAGTGGCAAGGAACATGGACTCTCTAAAGAAATTGAGGTTCCACCTGAAACTACCTTGCTGGTTATTCCTGACGCTGGCAGCAATGATGTTGAGCGGTGTAGGGAACTCCATGAAAAGGGCATTGATATTTTGATTCTTGACCATCACATCTGCGACAGAGAGAATCCTTACGCAGTAATCGTCAATAACCAGAATGGTACATATCCTAACAAGGAACTGTCTGGTGCTGGCGTGGTATATAAGTTTCTTCAGGCTGTTGATGAGGATAATTGGACTGATGTTGCAGACCGGTATCTTGATCTGGTATCAGTCGGAAATATCGGTGATGTCATGGATATGCACTCGTATGAGACAAAGCGCCTTTGCACGAAAGGTTTGACACGAATTGTAAATCCGATGATTTGTGCTTTGATTGAGGCGAATAGTTTCAACATCAAGGGTGACCCGACTATCAATGACGTTCAGTTCTATATTGTTCCGATGATGAACGCACTGATTCGTGTTGGCTCATCTGAGCAAAAGAAGCGGATGTTCCGTGCAATGGTCGGTGAGGAACAGACGTTCCAGTACACTCCGACTCGTGGCAAGAATGCTGGTGTTACGATTGATGAGACCCTGGCGCAGCATGTAGCTCGTGAGTGTTCGTCTTGTAAGTATCAGCAGAATAAAATGAGGGACAAAGCAATCCCGGAACTTCAAGAGGCCATCAAGAGAAACGGAGCAGACAAGAGCAAGGTTCTTTTTTGTGACTCTACAGGAGTATTGGATAGCCGATTGACTGGCGTGGTGGCTATTAAGTTGGCAGAAATGTATAGTCGCCCGTGTGTGTTACTTCGAGATTTTGCTGATGAGCCTGATGTTTATGGCGGTTCAATGCGAAATCCAGATGGATCTCCGATTGAGGATTTCAAAAAATTTCTAACAAATACCGGAGATTTTGAATCCGTTTCTGGGCATGAAAATGCAGCTGGCGTAAGAATCAAAAAAGAAAATATCTTTAAAGCTATTACAGATTGTGATGAATTGCTAAAGGATACTGTGATGGATAATGCCACGGTATGTGATTTTGTATTTGATTACGACCAGCTTGGTATTGTACTTATTAAGAAAATGCATGAAATGCAGAAGGTTTGGGCACCAGGTATTCCTGAACCACTGTTTCTTATTCAGAAGATCCCGCTTACTCATGATAATTGTAAGCCGATGGGAAAGAACGGAAATATGTGGCGGTTCAGCGACGAAGAAAAAGGCATTGATTTTGTGTGCTTTGCGGATAATGGCCGGATGATTGGCTGGATTAACAATGACTTCTATGGTGGTCAGGAAGAAAAATATATCAATGCCGTGTGCCGGTTGTCTTTAAATCAGTACGGAAACAAAGTGACTCCGCAAGCACAGATTGTTGATTTTGAGGTGATTTGATATGGGAAATTGGAAACGTGCTATCGCCATCGACTTTGATGGTACGCTCTGCGAGAATGAATATCCTGATATTGGTGAGCCGAATTGGAATGTTATCTATCAGGCAATTCAGGAACAGAAGCATGGTGCTGGTTTGATTCTCTGGACTTGCCGGGAAGGTGAACTGCTTTATAACGCACTTGAGGCTTGTGCTGAATGGGGACTGTATTTTGATGCCATCAACGAGAGTCTTCCTGAATGGAAAGAACATTTTGGGACTTCACCTCGAAAGATTGGTGCGGACGAGTATTGGGATGACAAGGCTGTGCCAGTAATTGATGGAGGATTGATTTATTATGACTGGGGCAAAGTGTGCAAAATCAAATGATTCAAGAAAACGACGTTATAGACATTACATAATCGATTATCGCACATACAATTGTACGCTCAAGAAATATCACAATTTACATAGAGAGATCTATGCTAAAAACGCAAGAGATGCAGTTAGAATGTTAAGAAGTAAAGAGTGTAATCGTGAGTTTGAAATTGTTAAAGTTTGGTTTGTTGATATCTTTGGAGACCGAAATGATAGGTTTTATCCACGAACTTATGTAATAGATAAAGAGGATTATGAGTGAGGTGGCTTGATGACTACTTGCGAACAACTTGAACGAGCGGTTCGTGACTTTATTAAGGAATGTCAATCACATACGATTGGTGATCCAGAGTCTTGCAAAAAATGTTTTTATTCTGATTTTTGTCATAGATTCTATCCTAAAGGCGACGATATGTTTGATTGGTGGATTGAAGATAAGGAGACGAACTGATGGCGGTATACATCACGGGTGATATTCATGGTGATTTTAATCGGTTTTTAGAATTAGAGAAATTCTGTCGTGAACACAATCTTGGGAAGAACGACTGGATTATATGCCTTGGCGATGTCGGGTTGAACTACTATGGCAAGGACGATGATCGAGAATGGGGTATCAAGACTATTGCTGCAGATATTCCTGCGAATTTGTTTTGTATCCATGGAAATCACGAACGCCGCCCATCTCGCAAGGATGGCTATAGGACAAAGGAAATCAGTGGAGATATTTGTGGTAAGGTGTGGTATGACTCACATTATCCAAATCAGTATTTTGCTATTGATGGCGAGGTTTACCAGATTCTTGCTGATAGGGAAATTTTGAGCTGTCTTGTTTGCGGCGGAGCCTATTCTGTAGATAAATATTATCGGTTGGAACGTGGATATAATTGGTTTCCTGATGAACAGCCGAGTGAGAAGACTAAGAAAAAGATCTGGAATATTACACACGATCCTCAAATCGATGATATTGATGTTATGCTCACGCATACCTGTCCATTCCGGTTCATTCCAACTGGATTGTTTATTGGTGGTATTGACCAAAGCACAGTAGACCAGTCAACTGAAATATTCTTTGATAATATATACGAATGCTATCCTAACGATTGTAAACCGTTCTGGTATTTTGGTCACTTCCATGGCAATAAATACACTGACGATTATGTAATGCTTTTTGATGATATTATTAAGTTTGGAGATAAAGTGAAGAGTGATGAGTGAATATCATGTGAGCTGTGGTATGTTTGGTATTTACGCAGGAACTGTTAAAAAGAATGGAACCGAGTGGAAAGATAAAACTCGTGTCACAGATGAAGCTATCGAGGCAGTTCGTGATTGGCTTCTTTCTGAAGCTCAGTTCAACAATAGAACTTTTGGTGGATACACATGGACAACAAAGGACGGTAAGACTGTAACTTTGAGAGTGTCCATCGAAGATAAGGAGCAGACAGAATGATTAAAGATAAAAATTTACGAGTGCTTGATTATATTGACGGCAAGGAGATCCTCATTCAGATGGGTGAGGAAGGTTCTGAGCTGTCGAAAGCTGCGATAAAGTTTTATCGCGCAATCGATATGAAGAACCCAACGCCTGTAAGCATTAACGAGGCTTATGAAAACCTCGTAGAAGAATTCGGTGATGTACTGAATTGTATCTACGCATATTTTGATGATGACGCGGAAAAAATTTGGAGTTTTACTGTAGAGGCAGACAAGATTGCTGATGAAAAGCGCAAGCGCTGGATTAAGCGCCTGAAGGAACGAGATCAGGTTTAATAGCCGAAGGAGAATAGATGTCAGATAATTTTGTAAATCTTCATGTACATACAGCGCAGGGTTCGTTACTTGACTCTATTCTTACCGTCAAGGAACTTGTAAACTTTGCAAAAGAAAACGGCCAGAAAGCAATCGCGGTTACAGACCACGGAAAAATGCACTCTTTTGTTGACCAAGTTAAGGTTTGTAAGGAAGCAGGCATCAAGCCAATCATCGGCTGTGAGGTTTATGAAGTAGATAATCAGAGCGAAAAAGCTGATACCAAAGACTATAAGCAACCTCGTTATCATCTCGTTCTACTGGCAAAAAACGAGACTGGTTTGAAAAACCTATTCAAAATTGTTTCAAATGCTTGCGTTGATGGTATGTACAAAAAGCCACGAACTTCTTTGAGCGTCATTGAACAAAACAAGTGGGGCGAAGGTGTCATTTGTCTTACTGCTTGCCAAGTTGGACGAATGAGCAGACTACTTGTAGCTGGTGAAGAGCAGAAGGCATGGCAGCTATGGAATAGACTAAAATGGCTTTTTGACGATGTATTCATGGAAGTACAGTCACATGATACGCCAGATCAAGCTGAGGCCAATGCAAAAATTGCGGCGTTTATTAGGAAATACGACTTGCCGTATACCATTACGACCGATGCTCACATGCTTTCTAAAGAAGATATTGATGCACACTCTGTCTTTGTTGAGATTGGAGAAGGCCGAGAAGTTGGTGAAAACTACGTTGACTGCTATCTTCAGACCGAAGACGATGTGCTGAGAACACTTTCAAAGCAGTTTGATGAAGACTTCATCCGAGAAGGCTGCTCAATGTCTGTGAAGATTGCAGATATGGTTGACGATATTGATATTGGTCTTGGTCAGCCAAACCAGATGCCCGAAGTGAAAATTGAAGGTGAATTTGATTCGCATCTGGATTACCTGCGTTACCTCGTTTATTCTACTTTTGATGAAAAATTCGGATGGATGAGTAAAGAAGAACAGCAAACCCGGCGGGACAGAATTGAGATGGAGCTTGACGTTCTTGAATACGTTGACTACATCGATTACTTCATTATGCTATATATGCTTTGCAAGGTGGCTGATGAACGAGGTATCCCTCGCGGCTATTCTCGTGGTTCTGGTGCAAACTGTCTATGTCTATTTATGCTAAACGTTACGCAGATTGATTCTGTTCGTTGGGATCTTGACTTCTCTCGTTTTGCAAATAAGGGTCGTAAGAGTCTCGCGGACTTCGACTTTGATATTAGCCGTCGTCGTCGCAAAGAACTTGTTTCTATTGCAGAAGAGCTTTTTGGAAAAGAGAGTGTAGCACCAATCGCAACTTTTAATTCTCTGTCTACCAAGGTTGCCATTAAGGATATTGGAAAGGTACTGAACGAAGATCCAGAAAGCCCATATTATATGCAGATTCCGTATGAATTGCGAAATGAAGTTGCTAAGTTGATTCCGACCGTGAAAACATTGGATGATCTCGGAGAAGAAGTTGAGAAGGAAGTTCTATTGAAGGACATTCTTGGAAAGAGCGAGCAGCTTTCTAATGTGTATGATAAGTTCCCTCTATGGTTTAAGTACGTTATGCGGCTTGAAGGTTTACCGAAAAGTATGGGTCGCCATGCTGCAGGAACTTTGATTACACCTAAGCCTGTCATTGAATATTGTCCTCTCTGTATGGATAGAGAAGGAAATCAGATGTGTCAGCTTGAAATGCACAATGCAATGGACGACTTATCATTGGTCAAGATGGATTTTCTTGGTCTTGAAAATTTGGATACGATTGATGACACATTAAAGATGGCCGGTCTAACTTGGAAGGATGTTGACATTAACCATCTCGACCTAAACGATAAGGCGGTCTACGACGCAGTTTATAAGTCTGGACACACAATTGGTATTTTTCAGATGGAGTCTGCTGAAGCTCGAAAGATGTGTGTTGAAGCAAAATGTGACAACGCCGAGGATATCATTGTTGTGAATGCAGCAAACCGCCCTGGTACTAAGGACAGTTTCCCGACGTATTGCTCCAATAAGCTTCATCCAGAGACTATCAAACTACTTCATCCTGATATCAAACAGCTTTTTGCCAAGACTCAGTACATTCTTCTTTATCAGGAACAGGCTCTGGCAGTATTTCGTTATGCAGGATTCCCTGAAACTGAGGTTGACAATGCTCGTCGTGCCATTGGTAAGAAAAAGAAAGATGTTATGGCATCCTTGGAGGTCCAGTTTAGAGATGGTCTTCACAAAAAAGGATGGAACGATTATCAGATTTCTGAGATGTGGGCATTGATCTTGAAGCAGGCTTCTTATTCCTTCAACCGGGGGCACGCAGTTGCTTATGGACTTCTTTCTTACCTGACAGCATACCTGAAGACTCATTATACTGAGTATTTCATGGCTGCGTGTATGATTACTAAAGAAGATGATTCTGGCAAAATGGGTGTGTTCATCAATGAATGTGACCGTCTACATATTCGGGTCCTTCCTCCAAGTGTTAACAGGTCTGATATGGAATTTAAGGCCGATGCGGAAAAGCACACAATCCTGTTTGGTTTGAAAGCCATTAAGGGAATGGGCGAGAGTGTCGCATCAGGAGTGATTGCAGACCGTCCATATTCTGGATTGGCAGACTTTGTTCAGAGAGCAAACGGTGGCAAGATTGGAACTTCAAACGTTGTCAAGTTGATTAAGGCTGGTGCTATCCCGACAAAAGACAAGAGAAAAATCTTAATCACTTTTGCAAATATGGTTTTTGAGAACGAGTATAAAGAGAAGGATTTTCATGAGATGGCATCCCTTCCAAAAATCTCTGTTCTTAAAGACGAATATGGTATTGACACAAATTGTGTTAAAGATAAGCCTACTAGACTTGCTTTATATAATAAGGCAAGAAGGGTGCGCTGGGAGGCAGATGCAGAGAACCGCAAGAAGGAAAAAGACAAAAAGCGGAATGCCTTTATGCAGGCGTTTGCTGAAAAGTATATGCAAGACGAGCACATGTGGGAATTTGAAACTCTTTCAATGTTCTTGACTAGTAATCCCATTAAGGATGCTTGCACCTATATTGATGCTGGCCTTGATACTGTAGAGGATGGCGGTAAGGCAACTGCTATTTGTGTCATCGTAGATATCCAAAAAAAGAAGGATAAACGTGGCAACCAGTTTGCGTACTTACATGTTTACACGACAGGTGGTATTGTCGAAATGATTTGTTGGGCATCTCAGTATGCACGATATTCAAGTCTGATTTCAAAGGGTAGCGATCTTGCAATCCTTTGCAAGAGAAAAGAAAATTCGTACATTGTTGAGAAGATGAAGCCCTACAAGCAGTGGCTGCATGATAGAGAGATAAAGTAATGAATAAAGCAATGAATGGTGTTTTATATACTATTGACGGAGAGGTTCTTTGTGAATTTCCTGAGTTTAAAATTGGGAATAAGCAATACAAAGATAAAACTGTAATTAAGATACATTGTACGAATTGTTGCGTCGTTAGAAAAGTTCAGAAGTGGAAGTTTGATTGCGCAGAACAATGCGAGCTTACCACAAAATGGTTTTATTGCAGAGTGTGCGGAGGACTGACAGAATTTAGATTAGGTGCATAATAAGAGGGTTATAAAGTGGCAGATAAGAAATTTAATGAAAATATGATCCGTTGCTACATCAGGATAAAACGAGTCTTTTATCCGAAAGATGGGAGGGAGGTGGAGCCCGGCGGCTTCGCCACTTTCTCTGCCGAGGTGGTAAAAGTCAAGCAGGGAAATCCTATCATGAGCCGATACAGCGACCTCCGGCTAAAAGGCAACGTTCCTAGCCTCGATATGAATAAAACTTATTCGTTCTGTGGTGAATATGTTCATCATGAAAAGTTTGGTGATCAGTATAAAATTATCTACATGAATGAGTTTCAAGAGATTACTGACCCGGAAGAACAAAAAAGCTTTCTCCGTTTTATCTTGACTGACCATCAGTTTGAGATGCTTTACGAAGCATTCAACAATCCGTATGAAATTATCAAGAATGGGGACATCAAGTCTCTTTGTACTGTTAGCGGTATTACGGAAGGTCGAGCACAAAAGATCATTGACTCTTTTGAAAACAACATTGATAACAGTGAAGCGTACACGAAACTGATTGAATACGGTTTGACTCCCAGTGCTATTGAAAAGCTTGTTCGTCAGTATCACGGTGCAGACATTCTAGTAAAAAAGATTGAAGAGAATCCTTACGTCTTGATTGATGATGTGTATGGTATCGGCTGGAAAAAAGCTGACGCTATTGCTTTGAATATGGGCTTAAAGCACAATTCGCAATTCAGAATCGAAGCTTACGTCATGCATTTTCTTGCCACTCGTGCCGAAGAAGGTAACTCTATTATCTCGGCAAACCAGACAATCAATAGCTGTATTAAGGAACTTGATTTGAACGAGGGTGATCAAGAAGTCATCAAAAGGGCACTTTTCCATCTGCATGATGTCCGTGAAACGCTTTGGTGGAGTGATGACCGTCAGGAATTTGCTTTAACTAGAGTGTGGAATCTGGAAGATAACATTGCAAAAGAAATCAAGCGTCTGGCGGATGCTCCTGTTGAGCCGATTGGTCGAAATATGGATGCAGCAATCAATGAGGCCGAGGATGAACTTTGTATCGAGTACACTGAAGAGCAGAGAGATGCTATTAAAAAGGTATGCTCTAGCAACGTCTGTATCTTAACAGGCTACGGCGGAACTGGCAAAAGTACCGTTGTCGCTGGTGTTTTAAAGGTTCTTCGTGGTAAGTCTTTTGCTCAGACTGCACTTTCTGGTCGTGCCGCAGCTCGTATGCAGGAGATTACTGGTCAGGATGGAAAGACGATTCATCGTCTCCTTGGATATGACATCGAGAACGGTGGGTTTGTTCACGATAAGGGTAATCCTCTGGATGAGGACATCATCATTCTGGATGAGACCTCTATGGTTGGAGCTCAACTATTCTATGACTTGATTCAGGCTATCGAGACCGGAAAGCGATTCATCATGATTGGTGATGACGGGCAGCTTGAGAGCATCGGTATGTGTAACATTTTCAAGGACATGCTTGCATCTAAGGTTGTTCCTGTGGCTCGTTTGACTAAGATCCATCGTCAGGCAGCTAAGTCTGCAATTATCACGGAGAGCATCAAGGTTCGTAATGCTACGCAGTTGGTGCCTTATGGCTGGGCTGGTAGTGAGATTCGTGGTGAACTTCGTGATTTGGAGCTTGATATCTATAAGGACGCAAGTGAGTCATTCAACCACATCATCAATCAGTACCGTACCTTATATAATAAGGTGGGGAATGATAGTGCGAAGATTCAGATTGTGCTTCCACAGAAGCTGCGTGGTAGTATCTGTACTTATGAAGTCAATAATGCTATTCAGGAAATTGTGAATCCGAGTCGTGGTCAAACAGAAGCAAAGGTCACAATCTATGGTGATGGCAAGGATAGAGTGTACACTCTGCGTGAGGGTGATCAGGTCATCATCAACAAAAACAACTATGAGCTTCATACATACAATCTCAAGACAAAGAAAAAAGAAGAGAAGTGTCCGGTGTTCAACGGAAACCGTGGCATTATCCGAAAGATTGAGAGTAGTTTTATCCTGGTTGATTTTGACCAGTGGGGAACGATTTTCATTCCTCATTACTTTGGTGGGAATAACATTTGGGCAACGCTTGAACTTGCTTATGCTTTAAGTTGTCATAAGTTGCAGGGCAGTGAGGCTCCGTATGTGATTGTTGGCATGGACAACTCTGCGTACCTGATGCTGACGAGAGAATGGCTCTATACGGCCATTACTCGTGCCAAGAAGTATTGTGTGATTTGTGCCGAAACTCATGCTCTTGATCGGGCTGTAAAGACTTCGAGAGTTCCATATAAGCGGACGTTCTTGAAGGAATTTTTACGGAAAGAATTTGCAGAAAAGCATTGACAATTATGTTCGTATCCTGTATAATATAGCTATAAAAAGTCTCCATCCCGGAGGCTTAAAATTCTCTCTTTAGCTATATAATGCAGGATACGGGAAAGAAATGGCTTGCTCGTAACGACAAGCCTTTCTTTATTAACTATAACTATATAACACAGGATACGCAAGGAGGCTTTATGACAGATAAAGAACTCATAGGTAAGCTTGATACGATGGTTAAGGCATTGCAGAAAGCGAAGAAGAAGACGGATAAGACCCGCATTTTGCTGGATGCACGAAAAGATTTTGGAGATGAGGCTGACGAGCTGATGGCATTCTTCCGATTCCTGCTTGACCCGGCGATTGTGACTGGCCTGTCTGATGCAAAAATCAATAAGAAGGTAACTGCAAAGCCGGATATCGAAATTCAATATCTCAGCTGTGGATACATTTATATTATGGGCGCTGGGCACAATACCGGCTCTGATGCATCCATCGCAACAATCCAGAATTATTTACATAAAAATCCTGAATACGAAGAGTTTCTGAAGCGACTGTTCACTAAGAACTTGCCGATTGGAGTTGAGGCAGCGACCATCAATAAAGTGTACGGCGAAGAGATTATTCCAGTCTGGGAGGTCCAGCAGGGATATCCGATTGATAAGGTAAAGCTGAAGGATGGCATTTGGTTCAGTTTGAGCCAGAAGATGAATGGCAATAGGGGGACTCTATATCGTGGAGATTTAATTTCTCGTCAGGCACAAAAATTTGAAGGTCTTGACCATATTAAGAATGACCTGCTCTCTTTGTATGATGGCGATGCGACGAGGCGAGATTCTTTGGTATTTGACGGAGAACTTATCTACAAGAATCCCGAAGGAATGTCGGACGGAGAGGCGTTTCGTTTCGGAACTGGTCTACTTAATTCTGACAACAAGGACAAGACTGAAATCAAATTTGTGATTTTTGATGTGATTCCTGTTGTAGAGTTCGACCGTGGGAAATGCGCGGTTCCGTATCGGACGCGCCGTGAATGGTTAAATTGTCTTCGCGCAGAGATTACTCGCAAGAACCTTGAAAACATCGAAATTGTTCCAATGGTATATGAAGGTATTGACCAGAGTGTGATCCCGAAGTGGCTTGATTATGCTGTCGAACATGATTGGGAAGGTCTTATGTTGAACACGGACGTCCCTTACCGCCGGACTCGTCACAATGGTTGTCTCAAGATTAAGCGTTTTTACACTGTTGACCTGCGAATCACCGCAATCGAGGAAGGTCAGAACCGTCTGGCTGGCACGATGGGAGCTCTCGTTGTGGATTACAAGGGTAATGTGCTTCGCATTGGCTCTGGCTTTGATGATGCTACGAGAGCTGCTGTGTGGGCAAATCCTGATAATTACATCGGTAAGATTGTGGAATGTAAGTACAAAGAGGTCACGATGGACAAAAAGACTGGCCTTGAGTCTCTGCAATTCCCGACATTTGTACGATTCAGAGATGATAAGAACGAAGTAAGCTACGGCTAAGGAGAAAGCTATGAATCTTTCTAAGAAGTCCATTAAGCACATTCTCAGGATTCTTGATAACAAATGCGTCGAGGTTCCTCCAAAGACATCCGCTTATAACAGTGGTGGACGTAGAATTTTGACTCGTGATTTTGAGCCAAGGGTGTCACATGGCATGAATGGCTGGCAACGAATCGTCTATGTACCGTCCGAAGGATATTTCTACGGAATTTATAACGGAAAATCTGAAGAAGATTGGGATATTCCAGATATCTGGTCTCCTGCACAGCTTGCTGATTTGTGAGGTGTAAAATGCTACTTTTAACGCAGGGCGGAGAAATTATAAATCTTGACCGCATGGCAATCATTGATGCCGCAAACCTTAATGTTTACGCAAGGCAAGGTATGGGCGAGCGTGGAATTGTTCTTGGTAGCTATAATACTGCGTCAAGATGCTACGAGATTATCGGAAACATTTTTGACTGCCATCGAATGAATGCCAAGGCGTATTCTATGCCGGAGGAATAAATGAACGACTTCCGAAAACTAGCCATCCAAAAGAAAGAACGATTGGAGGTTCAACTTACGGATGGCACAGAAGAACACAATATATTGTACATAATCACATCTCTAGCCACTATTAAAGGTGCTGAGATTTTTAAAAATTTTCGTTTGTATTCTGTAGGCTCCGCCGGGGAGCTCAACTTATTAGAGAAGCGAGACGGCGATCCCTACTTTGATAAGCTGAAAGGAACAGAATATGAGTAATTCGATGAATCGAGAAGACCGGCGCAGAGAGCAGCGTAAGGCACGAATCCTTGCCCGGCGAATCAAGAAGGCCGGTGGTCCCGACTTTCTGGCTGGAATGCCCGCAGAGGAATGGGAACCCAAGATTGGTGATGAGGTCACTATTAAGGTAAAGAGAATTCATGGTAAGAAAGACTTCTTTAAGATGAGTCCTCAGTATCAGGACTTTATCAATAGCCTTGAAGATGGAAAGCCTTACAAGATTACCAGCACCGGCATGAAGGGGCAGGTTTACGGCATTGACGCACATCCTTATTTCCAGATTTGGAAGGGTGATATGGAACCCTACAAGGAGTCCTAATGAGGATGTACTTCAGAACGGATTATTATGCTTGTTACTGCGTGGAGTGCTTGAATCAAGTCATTTTAATGCGAAAAGGTTATTTTTATGATGTGATAGGTGAGGCGGATACTTTTTATCTTGTATGTACAGATAAAGGTGACCCATTTCCACAACCATTTAATATCGTAAAAATTCTCAAAGAAGATCTTGAAGATGACGTATATGTCGTGACTGGCAAGAGTAAAAAACTTGAGGAAGGAGGTGGGGCGATATGATTGGTATTGACCATCGTGAGCAGGGTCGTAAGGAACGAGCCCTTGCAGAATATTACAGAACCTTGGCTCGATATCCTACCGAGTGTGGAGAACCGATTACATATCAGTTGTCCGATGAGCAACTTAAACAGGTTCTCTGTGGGAAGGTTACTGTTGATGAATTGATTGGAAGAGGTGAGGTAAGTGAGAGACAGGATTAAGATGTGGATCGCTTTTATTAAGATTTTTAAGGATTATCTTATTGCGGTCGGAATCATGATTGTGTTGTGGCTGCTGTCTTGCCTTATCAAGTATGGGATTTCAGTATCCAACTTCCCAGATTGGTTTAAGTTTGCACTTCTAAAGTAATGGAGGATTGAATGGTAACCGATATTCTTAATAGAGAGATTCATGTTGGCGACACAGTTCTTAGAGCTAGAACTCGAAATGGTCGCGGAGTTCTTTGGAGCATTCGTAAAGTTGTCTCAATTATGAACGTAATGATTAAAGTTCAAGACGGAAAGTACACAACGAATGTTGCACCTAGGAATTGTATCGTAATTGACGAGAGTGACATTCCTGAAAACTGGCAGGACGAATATTAAGGAGAGTTGAATGATTGTTGATTTGATCGCGTACACACAGCGAGTTGTTCCTACAAGTGATAAGAATCCTTTAGATATTGTGGAGGAAGCTGCGAGTATTTGTTACGATTCTTCAATGACTGACGATTATAAGATTGCCAAGGGATGTAAGGCAAGCGGTCACTATTCTGTGCTTGAACACATCAACTTTACGTTCTACGTCAAAGATGTAAGTCGAGCACTTCTGGCACAGATTAGTCGTCATCGACATATTAGCATGAGCTGCCGCAGCCAGCGTTATTGCAGCGAGGATGGATTCAAGTATGTGAACCCGTTTACCGGTGAAGATGCTGATGTTTTCGATAATATGATGTCGGACATTGATACCGATTATCAGATTCTCAAGAAGTATCACAACGCCAAAAATGAAGACGCCCGTGCAGTTCTGCCAAATGCTTGCTGTACAGAATTTTACATTACGATGAACGCTCGTGCTTTGATTGAGATGAGTCATCTTCGACTTTGTTCTAGGGCTCAAAAAGAAATCCGCGAGATGTTTACAGAAATGAAGAAGGAAGTTGCACAGGTTTGTCCTGAAGTAGCAAATTGGATGGTTCCTTCCTGTGAGGCTAATCCGAAGTATCCGTTCTGCCCAGAAGGTCGTGGCTGCTGTGGCCGTCATCCTCGGTTGGCAGATGTTTATAAGCCTATTGAAAAAAACAAGGAGGTTATTGATGCAAACACTTGACGAAATTAAGAAGAACGTCGAGCACCCGTCTTATTACGGCGGTGCAGACAATCCCTATGAGGCTATCAAAGTGCTGCGAGAGTGGCAACTGGACAAGGATGCTTATCTTTGGAATGTTGGTAAGTATTTGAGCCGGGCAGGACACAAAGATGGCAATTCTAAGCTTCAAGATTTGATGAAGGCACGTAAGTATTTGGACTATAAAATCCGGCTTTTAGAGGAACAGCAGAAGGTTGCTGAAAGTGTCGTAGATACGCTCAAGAAAGTTCCTAATGAAGTAACTGATAAGCTGACTACGATGCCGGATTGCGGAGATGTCTATATTCCTACTATTGGAAAGACAGTAAAAGAATGCGTTCAGTATGTTCCTCGTCATGCAAAGCCAGACTATACGGATGATTTGGTTTTCCGTCCAGAAATCCATACTCCAAACATTGAAACTGCCGTGATTCCTGATTGTGCCGATGAGGTCAAGTTTTAAGAGGTTTACATAAATGAGATACAACTGGGAATATCCGCTGGTAGCGTTGATGCTCCTAGCTATGATAATGACATTTTGGTTTTCTAAGGTCGTCCTTGGAATTTGAAGGAGTGATTGAATGGAATATGTGATTAAACGCGATGGAACGAAAGTTCCTTTTGATAAGAGTAAGGTCGTGAATGCGATTGAGAAGGCAATGACGAATACGACTGGGGGAGTTGATTCTCGCGTGTCTAACGCTATTGCAGACTACATCGCAGACATTCCTGATACGATGTCTGTAGAGCAGATTCAGGATGTGGTTATTGGTCAGTTGAAAAATAGCCCTCTTTCGGATGTGGCTGACGCTTATAGTCACTGGCGTATTCTTCGGCAGGAGATTCGTGAGAAGCAACGAGCGTATGGCGAAATTCTCTCCATCTGTGATGTAGATAACGAGAAGGTCAAGCAGGAGAACAGCAACAAAAATCCTGTTGTGAATAGCGTGCAGCGCGACTATATGGCTGGCGAAGTCTCCAAAGATCTGAGCTTTAATCTGCTTCTCCCGAAAGATATTGTGGATGCTCACTATGATGGCCGAATTCATTTCCACGATTCAGACTATTTTGCCCAGCACATGTTCAACTGCTCGTTAGTCAATCTGGAAGATATGCTGCAAAATGGCACTGTGATTTCTGGTACAGGAATCGACAAACCACATAGTTTCTCTACGGCGTGCAATATCGCAACACAGATCATTGCACAGGTGGCATCCAATCAGTACGGCGGCCAGAGCATTACGTTGTCTCATCTGGCTCCTTTTGTGGATGTCTCCCGAAAGAAGATTGCGGGTGAAGTCCATGAGGAGTTTTACGACATGATTCAAAACAATGAGATTGATAAAATGCCAAATCAGGAGACTATCAATCGAATTGTAGAGAAGCGTTTACATAAAGAAATCGTTGCAGGTGTTCAGACTATTCAGTATCAGGTCATTACTTTGATGACCACAAACGGGCAGGCTCCTTTTATTACCATTTTTATGTACCTAGATGAAGTTCCTGAAGGCCAGACCCGTGATGACCTTGCAATTATCATTGAAGAAGTTCTTCGTCAGCGCATTAAAGGTGTGAAAAATGAAACTGGTGCATGGATTACTCCGGCTTTCCCAAAATTGATTTATGTGCTGGAAGAAGACAACATTCGAGATAATTCTAAGTATTACTATCTGACTGAACTGGCAGCTAAATGTACTGCCAAGAGATTCGTACCTGACTACATTTCTGAGAAGAAGATGTTTGAGTACAAAGGTGCTTGCTACCCCTGTATGGGATGTCGCAGCTTCCTGACTCCTGATCGAACCACCGAGAATATTTCTGGTGCCATGAATTGGGAGAAGGGCCACAAGTATTATGGTCGCTTTAATGCCGGTGTTGTCACCATCAATCTGGTAGATGTTGCTTGTAGCTCTAAGAAGGATATTTCTGAGTTTTGGAAAATTTTTGATGAGCGTCTTGAACTGTGCCATCGAGCACTTCAGATTCGGTATAAGCGATTGATGGGTACGCCTTCTGATGTTAGTCCAATTCATTTTCAGCATGGTGCAATCGCACGTTTGAAGAAGGGCGAGAAGATTGATAAATTGCTGTTTGACGGATATACAACCATCAGTTTAGGTTACGCAGGTCTGTATGAATGTGTAAAGTATATGACCGGTAAGAGCCATACTGATGATAAGGCAAAACCTTTTGCTCTTGAGATTATGCAACATATGAACGACAAGTGCAGTGAGTGGAAGGCAGCAGAAAATATTGATTACAGTCTCTACGGCACTCCGCTGGAATCCACCACCTACAAGTTCGCCAAGTGCCTGCAAAAGCGGTTTGGCATCATTCCAGATGTAACCGACCATGATTACATCACCAATAGCTATCATGTCGTGGTTCGTGAGCATATTGATGCATTCAAGAAGCTGAAGTTTGAGTCTGAGTTCCAGCAGCTGTCTCCCGGCGGAGCCATCTCGTATATCGAGTGCCCTAATATGACCAACAACATTCCTGCTGTGATGAGTGTCATCAAATACATCTACGACACTATTATCTACGCAGAGCTGAACATCAAGTCTGATTATTGTCAGGTTTGTGGTTATGACGGCGAGATTAAGATTGTCGAGGACAATGGTAAGCTTGTTTGGGAATGCCCAAATTGTGGTAATCGAGACCAGAATAAACTGAATGTTGCACGACGTACCTGCGGATTTATTGGGACTCAGTTTTGGAATCAGGGGCGGACGCAAGAGATTCGAGATCGAGTAGTTCATCTGAGCGATAACTAAACAAAGGATGAAATATGGATACTACACAACAGATTTTAGAGCGAGATTGGGATAATGATTTTGTTAAAAAGATGCAGAATCGTATTTTGGTATCTCATTATAAATATGGTTGGATGAATCAGACATATCCAGATTTGGCTCAAGCTGTAAAGGAAATTTATCCAAGAGTCAAAAAGTATTTAGAGACAGGAAATACAGAATGGCTCATTGATGTTGCTAATTTTGCAATGATTGAATATTTGCATCCTAGCGTTGTTGGAGCGCATTTCAAAGGAACAGATAGTGAAGAGTCTCCGGGACTGACAAGTGGAATCAGCTACAAAGAACTCGAAGAGAGTATGGAGTAAAATTTGAATATAAGTGGTGGGTTGGTGGGATTACATATGAAAGAAATCATTGTTTTCTTCGTGATTGTATGGGTTATCGCCTATTACATTCTGAAAGACAACTATAAAGATTAAGGAGATATTTATGAAGAAATTTATGGCAATTTTTGTTGCATTCCTCGTTGCAGTTGGCGCAGTGCTTTGTACCGAGCGGGTACATACTGGTTATGTTGGTGTTGTTTATTCCGCGAAGGGGGTCGAGCAGCAGACTATTTCTCAGGGCTGGCACTTTATGAGTCCTCTGAAGCATGTATCTGAGTTCCCGATTACTCAGCAGCGAGTGGTATTTTCTAACGCTCCGTCTGATTATGGTGCAAAGGAACACGCAGATTGGCACATTGATGCTCCTGCTAATGGTGGTACGATTGCAATCAACTTGACTGTCAATTATAACTTCCTGCCGGAGCATGTTGTTGAACTGTATACCAAGTTTGGCGGAATGGACGGAGAGAGCCTGATGGAGAGTAAGATCCAGAATGATATTATTGCTTATGTCAAGGAAGTTACTCCTCAGTTCAGTGTTATGCAGATTTATTCCGATGACCGTGCAGGTGTTAATACTGCAATTACCAACTATCTGAATGAGAAGCTGACCGCAGAATATGGTATCAATGTTTCCTCCGCGCTGATTGTTGACGCACAGCCTGACGATACCCTGATGCAGAAGATTCGCGCAAAGGAGCAGGCAAAGCAGGATGCAGAGATTGCAGAGCTGAATAAGCAGACCGCTCTGGCTCAGGCAGAAACTGATAAGGTCAAGGCTCAGACGGAAGCTGACGTTAAGATGATTGAAGCACAGGCCGAGGCTGATGCAAATAAAGTGCTTTCCGAGTCTATTACTCCTGAGCTGATTCAGATGAAGGAAGCAGAAGCTCGTCTGAAGCATGGTTGGATCACCGTTCAGGGTGCAGATACAGTCGTTACCAAGGGTGAGTAAACGAGGCTTTATAAAATGAAAATTTTTGAAAGGATGCGATTAGTATAAAAGCATGGAATAAATTCTTTAAGGCCCTTGGTTCTTTTCTTGGAACTATTCTGTTTCTTGCCTTAACTTACTTTATTTCGTGGATTACCACGATTGGTGTTATTTGGCTGATTTTTAAGCTGTTGAATATCACGTTTACAGTAAAGGTTGCAACAGGTATTTGGCTGGCGCTTATCTTACTTGAGTGTTTTATTAAGGGCAATCGAAGCAAGTAAACTAACTAGCAGGGTGGGTGTGGTGGCATGAAAGGAGTCTTATGGATTATTGGTCTGTTGAAGTAATGTATTACGATGACGGGCATCAGGCGTTCAATACATATATGGTAAAAGCACAGGATCAAAATGACGCCATGAACAAAGCACATCATCGTTTTGAAAAATCTCATCCCGGTACGAGCTGCATGATTCAGAATGCAGAAAAGGCAGGTGGCTGAGATGGAAGACGAAAATATCGTTTATGAAAACATCAATTCAAAAGACGATGATGAAAAATTTGTTCTAGCGCCTTGGGGTTGCCTTAATTGTGCATTCAAGGATTTCGGTTTAGAACTTCCTAAAATCTCTAGAAAGATGGCAGAAGCTTTAATGGATGATTTCTTTGAAATTATGGAAATGGCTGGCATTATAGAGAGGGAAAATGAATCTTGATAAAAGTGCCGTTCTAGCGAGGTAAATATATGAAGAAATGGACAAAAGAGCAGCTTGAGGCTAATGGATATGAGCTGAGAAACGCATACATTAAAAATGTATCTTTTGGAATAAAAGATTACGGATTTCTTTTTCTTGCACTCACTTTAGAAGGTGATGGATGGGGAGTAAATTACATGGGTCCTTCTGTCGGTAGAAAATACTACATCAACGGAGAGTCTATTAAAGATGGTAATGCCGCAAATTTTGAAGGTTATGAAGGCGGAGCTGAAGCTATCGTAAGGATTTTAGATGTTGTTGATTGTTCTGAACTTGAATCACTAAAAGGAAAATATATCCGTACAGCTATCAAAAGAGGAGAGTCTGTGAAAATCATCGGTAATATCATCAAAGATCAGTGGTTTGATTACGGATCTTTTTTTGATGACAAAGTTTTTGATGACAAAGAGAAGGCTTGTACCAGTGAGTAACATGGAGTCAGATATGATTATTATCAATGTGGTCGCGAAGAAAAGTAGCAATACAATTGAACTTTCAGTTCCAGACGACGTATTTAATCAGGCTGAACGTATTCTTTTGAAAAACGAACAAGGCGTATTCTGCAAGACTTTCCCAGCGGAAGCCTTTGGCAGTGATTCGTGGATTAGCGTAAAAGATCACAATCCAGATGTAAACCCGAAGTCTGGTTGGAGCGATGACGTTTTGGCGATTGATAAAGATCCTGACGGTTGCAGATATAAAACAATTGCTTCATATTACAAGGAACAGGACTTTTGGACAGATTCAGATGGTAATGTTCTTTTTAATGTGACACATTGGCAACAGTGGCCGGATTACCCGCAGGAGGTAAACGATGATTAACAATCCTTTTGTAGAAGATGGTATCATTTCATGCCAGTGCTGTGGCAGTGGTGAATATCTCTTTAATGAAGATGGTAACCGTAATGGTTACTGTGGTAACTGCGGAGCTAGAATCGACTGGCCAGAAGAAAACGACGATTGGAAGAGTACAAATACTGATCTGCCAAAATATGGAGTGCTGTACAAGATTAAATATAAAGATGGTCGAGAAGATACGGCTGTTTTAAGTTCTTATGTCGGATGGCATACCGAAGGCGTATTTAATACTCTCAAGGAGCCTGATTATTGGCGTTATTTTACGGAGAATAACAATGAAGAAAGTAACACTTGAACTTCTGGTTGATGAAAACGGAGACGAAGATATCAACCCTATTAAAAGTGAGATTGAGAGAGCTCTTCAGCGCTGTTACCACGATATGAAGTTGGTTTCATATGAAGAAGAGAAGCTCGATGTACGGTGGTTTTGCGCAAAAGACGTAACACCTCCTGTCCCAGAATATGGTATGTGTTCTGAAGATGTCATCGTAAAATACAAGGATGGCACAGAAAGCGTTGCGTGCATCACATTTAATGGAGTGTGGTACGATACTGATTACAATGAAGTTGCAGATGTGATAGTGTATTGGCGACACATGACGGATGACGAAAGGCCAGATTAACAAATAAAATTCCGCTTTTAACAGAAAGGAAAGGCATGTTTAAGACTTTTAAAAATACTGCTGTATGCGTCCTTCTGGCAGCGATTATGCTGACTGGATGCAGTGCAAGTGTGAAAGACTCAGTAGGAAATGTAGTTGTAGAGAATGGCTGGTTCTATCGTATCAGTGATACTCCTATGGTATACGACAAAGATACACACATTATGTATTACTTATTCTCTAAATGTACAGGCAATCAAGGCTACGGTTATATGTCTCCTTATTATAATGAGCACGGTCAGATGTGCTACTACGTTGATGGTCAGGTTATTCCAATCGAGGAGGTGCTAATCGATGCTGACTAAGATTGTTTGGATGCTTGTTAAATCGTATATCGTTTTGATTCTTACAGCCGCAATTATCCGCTCTGAAGAAATTCTATACGATTTCTTACGTAATACTGTAATGTATGACATCAAACTTAAATATGTAAAGTGGACTGTCGTTGCACTGAATATTCTTATTATCGTATGTGTGAGTCTATGGACAAAGGTGATTTAAAATGGATACTAGCTTTAATTTAAAGCACGTTCCCGGAAGCTTTGCATGGATTATTGAGCGAGAGAATGCCGACAAAAACTGTAATAAATGTGATACCAACGGAAATGTGAATATAACATTCTTTGACGGTACTCAGAAAAAGTGGCGTTGCCCAATTTGCCTTGGATACAAAAAGGTTGTAAAAGACGTATATCGAATCAAAAAATGTAAAATCAAGAGAGTAAACATCGGAGCAAGGATTAACGAAGATGGCAATTTAACGGTAGAAGAAGAATCTATTCAACTAGAAGGAACTAACATAAGGGACAATATCGATCCTGATTTTGAGTATTACATTCGTAATATTTATGACACAGAAAGTGATGCGAAAATTGCGGCAAACGAAATCAATAAAGCACGAGGGAACACTGATGAATTATATGAAGATTGTCCCATGTGATATAGCGAATGGTCCGGGCGTAAGAGTCACGTTATTCTGTGCTGGTTGCAATCACCATTGCCCCGGTTGCCAGAATCCTACTACATGGGACCCGAATGGTGGTCAGCCATTCACAGATGAAACGCTTGATAAAATTGTAGATTTACTTCGACCTGATTATATTCAGGGGCTTACGCTTACTGGTGGAGACCCACTGTATCCAGAGAACAGGGAGATGATTTGCAAAATTCTAATAAGAGTCAGACACGAGTTTGAAGGAAGCAAAGACATTTGGATGTGGACTGGATATACATGGGAAGAATTGATTCAACAAGCGGCAGAAGAATTGAAATATCAAACTATTCCGACAACGGTAACAATTATTCGAAATATAAACGTGCTAGTCGATGGCCCATATATCGAATCCAAACGAGATATCTCTTTGCCGTACATGGGGAGTTCCAATCAACGTGTAATCGGCTGTAATAAGAGTTTTGCTTTACGAAGACCAGTCCTTTGGTGGACTCCAGAAGATAAGAAAGGAAAATAATATGGATTTAGGAAACGCAACTAAGTATTTTGGACGTAACGGAACTATTGAGGCTTGTTCTCGTGCTTATCGCCCTAACATTAAAATCAATAAACTGTACGAAGATGCTCATCTGCCGACTTATGGCTCAAGAAACGCAGCTTGTGCAGACCTGTATGCCTATATCGGTTTTGATGATGCAACGATGGTAAACAAGAATGGTGATCGCTGCATTATGATTCAGCCGCATGAGACCGTTAAGGTACATACTGGTTTACGGATGGCTCCGCCTGAAGGTTGGTACATTCAGGGCTTTGCCCGCAGCGGTCTTTCCACAAAGCAGGGACTTGCACCTGTAAACGCTGTGCCGATCATCGATCAGGATTACCGTGGAGAAATCATTATTCCTCTTCACAACTATTCCAATATCCCTCAAATGATTACTCATGGCGACCGTATTGCTCAGATGGCAGTTGTTCCGTTCTGGCAGGCTGATTTTGAAGAAGTTTCCGAATTGGACGAAACTGAGCGTGGAGTTGGAGGATTTGGTTCTACTGGAAAACAGTAATCGAGGTGTTTATGGGAAAGACGATTGATACGTCCGAACTTCTGTATCGGATGGGAAAGTACGCAGAAATCGATGTTGAAGAAGAAAAACATGATGCGTTTATGCATTTCATGCTTCTTTTGACACGCACAATTGAAAAGATGCCGAATGCTGCATTGATTCATAAAAATCCGATTGATGATGAGATTATGGAAAATCAGTACAAGTTGACGAACGCAATCTCACTGGTAACTGGCCGCACTCGAAACGACGGCTGGTATTCTACTTGGATTGGCATGACTATGAAGATTGTGCGTCTGAAGAGTGGAGAATCAGCTGGTTTCCGGTACATTAAAGATAATGAGGGACATGATTATCCGGGCACAATGCATACATCTTGTGTTGTTGATTATTACATCTCAAGTGACAAGAAAAATGTTATTGTCCAGACTGAGAACACAATTTATAAGTTTGAAAAGGTTAAGGAGGACTAAATTATGGCTAAGTATTTTTATGTTTACAATATCGCCGGTGTCGAGGATTCTATTGTAAAGATGTTCAACACTGATACTGGTGCAATGGGCGAGAAAAGCGTCAAGAAGGATCGCATGGATGGCTTTATTGATGGTATTAAGACGAGCGGCTTTGTTTTGAATAAAGAACTGGCGGAGGCTGACGTTGCAGAGGCCGAAGCAAAGCGTGTTCTTGCAGAGAAGATGACCGCTTATCAGGCAGCTCGCGATGACTATCACAACAAAAGTGAAACTCTGAAGAAGGTCAAGGCCAAGTACGGTATCAAGTAAGGAGAATACATAATGAAGTATTACGCTATCGAATCTCATTACGAGAAAGAAGCTCCATTTGGAATTGCATGGCAAGTAAAGCTGTTTGACGAGCATACTCTTCTGGATGAATACGACCATATCTTTTATAACGAGATTGCTGGCTACTGCAAGTGTCTTGAAGATATAGGATTCGTGGATGAGCAATGGACTTTTAAAAGGCCACAGGACGAAGAAATCCATGACTTTGTTAAAATGTGCATAAAGGAAAAGGAGAATGCACTTCAGACGGAATGGTATGAAATGACCGGTAACTGGCCGAATGGCGCAGTGACTCTCGATTAAAAGGTAAATTTTAAGGGTGGGTGGGTGGAATAAATAATATGAAACGGAACATCACAATAAATCAGACTTGCAATTGTAATGGTGATAACTGTACTCAAATTGGAATCATTCGCAACGATGAAGTATATGTCATGCAAACAAGTTCTCCGAAAAGAAAAAGCCCAGCGGAATTTACATGCAGTATGCCTAAACAGAAACATTATTTAAAAAATATCCTTTATAAGATTATAGAAAAACTAAATAGTCTTATTGGATGGACCATAGATGCGTTTAACGATATTTGATCAAGGAGATTGTATGAAAGCACATATTCGAGAAGAAAAGAAAACAACTCCATTAAAACTTGGTGAGGGAACATTACTTCAAGAGAAAGACGGCAAAATTTACAAGGTTTGCGACACAGTAGAATATGATGAGATACATACCGACGATGAAGTTATCAAGGTTGCTCTATCAGAAGAAAATATGATTCATGCGACGAACTTTTTTAACACACAGTTTGTATTTGCAGATTGAGGTGAAATGCTATGATTATGGTTGTTCAACACAAAGGAACTCCAAAGAAAAAGAGATACGCTGCAAAATTTTCGTGCCAATGTGGATGTATATTTTGGGCTGATGACAAAGATATTAAATTTCCGAGTTATTCCGTTATACGAGAATATGCACCGGGCGTAAAACTAGCAGAATGCCCAGAGTGTGGAGAACAAGTCGTTTCTTGCTTTCCAGCAGTTCCAAGAGAAAAGATTTTTGTGGATTGAGGTGTAGATATGCACAAGACTGATAGTTTAAAAAATCCGGTAATTGTATTTCCATGTAAGAACTGCGGCTGCACAACTAAGATTAGAGTAGCTTCTTTTGAAAATCCTGATTTGGATATTCCTGAGAATAATGTGATTGCGTGCTATAGATGTAGAGCGGAAGTTGCTGGATCTGAGTTTATTTCTTGGAAAGAAGCAACAAAAACTATTTTTGCCGTGGAGGTGCCAGATGGCAATTAAAATTATTCAGCATAAACAGACCCAAAAAGAACTTGCATATCATTTTAAATGCAACTGTGGTTGTGAATTTTGGTCTGATTCGGAAGGTGTTTTGAGTGCGAGGTCATTGAATGTGATCTTATTTTATCAAACACAATGTCCAGAATGCGGCAGTCGTGTAGAGAGCCACGATGAGCCTGTTTTGAGAGAAGAAATCTTTGGAGAATAAAGAATGGCTGTACGAATTGAAGTTCATGGTAAAGAAAGAGTAAAAATAAAATACGCAGTAGAATTTAGGTGCTCTAGCTGCAGTTGCGAGTTTTGGGTGGATGCGGATTCTCTTGGAGAGTTCAAACCAGCTAATTGTTGTGATTTGAAATACAACTGCCCTGAATGTAATTCTAGTTCTTATCCGGTTGATATTATGGAGAACAGCCGTATCTTTAATGAACACAAGTGGGAACCTATATTTTGGCAGATTATCGAATCTCCGTTTCATCGGTATTGCAGAATTTGCGATAAAGAAAAATAATATGCCAAAGCAAGCTTGTTTTTAAGAATGTATGTTTTAAGGAGGGCAGTATGTGGATAAAAATTGAAGACGAACCAATTCCTACTTATGGAAAAAATGGAGTGTTATTCAAATTGTTTCTCAGTTTTCATGTATATTATGGATACGAACCATACGAAACTGATGATCCTCTTATAGAAGCTGCATGGGACAGTCTCAACGAATGTTTCTTTGAAAAGCGTACTGGACTTCAAGTTCGAAATGACGACATCAGTATGTGGTGGAAAGAAGATTAAGAACTAGACTTTTATGAGGTGACTTATGGGTGACTTTGCATTTTGTAGTACATTCACAGAAGATTATAAACTTTTCAGAAAAAAACTTGAAGCTGGTACGCTTACGGAAAAAGAACTAATAGAGTTTGATAAAAAATATGGCTGCAGATTAGAATACACTTATTATGCAGATCAAACGCCTGAATATCTCAGACATCTTTTTAAACCAAAGAAATGTGTCTATAACAATCCAATCATTAAAATGCGGTGAAAATCATGGCACTTGTTTACAAAGATGACTGTACAAATCTCGTAACGAAAGAAAGGTCATATGCGATACATTTATTGAAGCAACGACATGAAATATCTGTTTATCGTGATTCTGTATTGGATGAAAATTATATTGAATATTGGTTTCAATATCTACCAAAATACAATAATTTCAATTCGCGTGGCTCATCTCCTCTAATATCTGCACCAGACGCAAATATGATTTTTGGAAGTTTTAGAGATAAACATCGTGGAAAATATTGGTTTAACGGATGTATGCCAGCCACAAAGGAAATAAAGTATCTTAAAAATTATGAGGTGGTGAGAGTTTGACTAAGCAAATAGGCTATTATAAATCCGACTGGTACATTATGGGCATCGACGGAAAATATAACAACTCCTGTATCTCGCATACAGAATCGCAGCTTCGATATACAGTCCCAAGGTCGCCAGAATGGACCATCAATGGATTGGGTTTTGCTTACCTTAGAGAACATGGATTTGAAGATTATCCTGAACTCTATGGTATTGTATTCTATGATATGGAGTGGTGGCGAAAAAAACGCTATCCGGGTGACTTTTATGTAGAAATACCAATTTGTGATTTGTGTGCAGATGCCTTTCATTTAAAATGGCGTTGTAAGGAATTTCGTGTACATCAATGGTCTTGCTTGCGTAAAGAAACAAAGTGGGTGAAAGGCAGAAGTAACTACACTATTTGTGAGCTTGCCGATAAGTTGCCACACGAAGAATTTATAGAATATCTAAAAGACAACGATATCTATATTGTAAACGAAGGTGGTGTTGAACTTGGATGATAATAACGAAAAACTCACTCTTGGAGAAAAGATCTTGTTTTTGACAGTCGGTGTGCTCATTACTCTTATTGTTGGATATTTTGTATGGGCGATTGGCGACGGTATCTATCGTCATTATAATCCGATTGAGTGGACTGCCACTATTGAAGAACTGGAACCGGGCATCTACGGATATACATCTACTATGGTATCTAATGTCCCAGCAGAAAATTATGAGATGCTTACAGTTCTTTGTAATGGCACATACATGAATATCAAAGGCCATGTACAGATTGTGTACGATAGCAATACTCCGTATATCGAATATAAGTCAACCAATACTGTTAATGCTGACTCTGTGATTATCCATGCACAGAAATGGCAGATTAAGAATAACGGAGTTAGCACAGTAACGAGGTGATTTTTATGGAAGAATTGTATGTTTTAATGAGGGTAAATAATATGACTTATACACTTATGTCTGTTCCAGAAGATAAAGAAGTCTGGTGCACTGGATTTCGATTTGATGATACGAAGGCTGGCATCAATTGCAAGCCGGTACAAGGAACTATTCATAACAAGAATTATTGGGAGTCGAAGTTTAAAACAAAAAATCGCACAATCAGCGTGAATACAAATCAATCGTATTATGCATTTGCTGATACTTACGAAGAGGCCGCACATATTTATAATGAGATGATAAACACATTTCTTGTTGAGCTTGATAAAAGATACCATAAAATCGCAAGTTCATTAGAAGGCTGCTATCTATCAAATGATCGCGGCGTGATGTATTAAGAACTAGATTTTTATGAGGTAGTGAATTATGATTGAACGCGGAGAATTTTATGTGGTAAACAATCTCATGGTTGTTGCGCACGACTACGAACGTATCGATGGATATTGCCGTATGTGGAGCAGGCTGCCTGTAGATAAGAATTGCCTTGAAACTTATTGCCAAGCTCTAAAAGACTGTGGGTATAAGGATACTACGGAGAATTTCAAAAATGCTTGAAGAATATGTCAAAATTATATGTGATCGGTGCGGCGAATATACGCTTATTAAAAAGAATGGATTCCCAGACAGTGTCGCAAGTTATTACGTTCCTGATGATAAAAAATGGAGCTTAAAAGGCGAAGATGCTATCTCGGATTTATGCCCACAGTGCAGATGTGAATACGAAAAAATGCTTCATAAATTCTATTGTGGAGGAATAAAACGCAATGACTGAAGAATTAGGGTTTTATAAAGACCAAACAGAATATTACAAAAGATCAATCGAAGATCTACTGCACCATTATACTGATAGCTGTGGCATGTGTACGGTTAATTTAGATTGCAGTGAATGCGTTGTGGATGGTTTTATCAATCAGCTACGAAATATTCTATATAGTAGTAGTGAGTATAAAGGAGAACATCGATGAAAGAGCTTGGATATTATATTATCTCTGCTGACTTATGTGGCATTGCTCCATACCGTAGAGAAATCTTTTATAAAAAAACTTTGCTACGATACGTTGAGGAAAATTCAATTGAAGAATATTCAGTAAAATTTTATAACAGAGATGGAACTGGACGTCCAAGTTGGATAGGGGAGACAATTAAAAATCATTTTTATGTTGCCATCCCGAATATCGGTGAGCACTCAGAAACAGTAAAAATCAAAAGAAATAGTGACAGTTATATCGAACTGAAGAAGCAATTTCGGTACGTCTCTCCGAATAAAGTATCTACTGCGGAAGTTATGCACGACTTGTCTTTTGAGGAATTTTTAGAGCTTGCACGAGATATGGGTTACGATATTACTAAGCGACCTTGATAAAACTTGGATTCTTATAAAGGAGATTCACAATGATTATTGATTGCAAATCTATTGCACAAGATATCAAAAATAAAATCAAGAATATTATCGCAGAAGATGACTACGCTCCTATTTTACATATTTATCAAGTAGGAGACAACCCTGCATCCAACGCTTATATTCGCGGCAAGCTGCGTGACTGTGAAGAGGTTGGAATCGAAGCGGAGCTTATCAAATTACCAGAAAATATCACTGAAGACGAATTAAACAATAAAATACTGGAAGATTATAATTGGGAAGATGTGGACGGTATCATCGTTCAGCTACCTCTGCCCAAACATATCAATCCCAAAAATATCATTATTCCAGACGAACTTGACGTTGATGGTTTTAATTCTACATCGCAATTTCAGCCTTGTACTCCGCTTGGCGTTATGAAGATTTTTGACGCGATTGGTTACGATCTGGGTGGTAAGAATGTGCTTGTGTGCGGCCAATCTGATATTGTAGGTCGTCCACTTGTCGATATGCTGATCGGGAGACACTGTAATGTGATCTCTGTTAATAGTACAGGGAGCTACATGAAGAATACTGCTTACGTTACAAAACTAGCAAATGTTGTCATCTCTGCGGTTGGAAAACGCAATTTTATTTCTCATATAGATCTATTCAACACAGACGTCTGCATTGATGTTGGTATTAACTACGACGAGAATGGCAAGCAACATGGAGACTGCGCTGATGAGGTTTACAACATGAAAGATATTATGGTGACCCCTCGTATCGGCGGTGTCGGCCTGATGACCAGGGCGATGCTGCTTTATAATGTATGTGTGGCTAAATATGGTGAGTATAAGATGGAAAACATCCTATAATATAGATAATAAGAAGTGGAGAACATTATGGAAAGTAAAGAAGCAAAGTTGGTGTACACACCAAAAGACATTCAGAAGATGCTGTCACTCAGCAAGAGTGCGGTATACAATCTCATTCGAGATGGCTCTATTCCGTCTGTTAAAATCGGACATTCCTATAGAGTCGGTGTAACCCAGTTTAATCAATGGTGTAAAGACAACGCAATCGACAAAATTTGCTGA